GAGATCCTGAGATGTCTCGTGGGCTCGGAGATGTGTATAAGAGACAGGATTTTATCAAAAATTATAGAGTGTTTAAAACAACATTAAATACGGCAAGCATTCCCTTAGTACTTACTGGGGTACATTTTAGTAAATATTATAAGGAATGCATTTCATAGTCTAAATACTTATAGGTATTAGTCCCATTAGTTAATACTTCTGAAGATTTAACAAAATTTGGAATGAAATTGTATGGGCAAAATGCTGTATTTGATTCCATGTTAACTATAGCAGGAGGATGGCACGATGCTAACATGTTTCATAAAGATGATATGAAGATTCATGTTGGTAAATACACCTCTAGGGAATCGGGAACATTCTCAGGCTCGCCAGGATTTAGCGGAACTTGGTCTAAAAATTACTATGATAGTAGTAAAGGATATGCGATTACCAAAAATTCTAATGGAAAGACTAAAATGTGGGACAATTAGGTAAACGGCACTTATATTAGAGACTTATTAACATCCGATATCGGAATAATACTATATTCTCACGGAGACGAACTTGACAAAACTGTATATTTCGTATATGATTCTGATACTACAACTGCACCAAATCCTAGTTATATGTATAAATATAAATTCGGTTCTATTTCTGGAGAAAAAAAAGCTCCTCCATATAACAACATATATGAAGACAGTTCTCGCCAATTTGTACTAGGATTAGTTATGAAAGATACAGATGGATAGATACACCTATTAAATAATCTTTGTCCTATGCAAACTTCTTCTGGTTCTTTAACACAAAAAATAAAGATAAGGGGAGGAACTAGATATCTAGGTAATATTATTCTATCTATTTTAAGTAACCTATTTGTTAAACTTCCAGAGAAATAGGATATAGAAGTTTAGACTATTAGCAATATAGTTTATCTATAGGACAATAAATCACAATTTACAAAGGATGTAGTTTATTAGGTATAGGCGGATTATGAAAACCACAATGATCTTATATTAATGTAGGGAATCTAGCTATCTGACTATATTAATAAAATTAAGTAGCATATAAATGATGTGGTAGACGACTCTAATGTTAACTTTATAATACAAAGTGTTTAGAAGAACATTCCTATACAGGTTGCCTTTGATTACATATAGCCTTCAAAGATTATTTCTAATTCATAGTCTAGTGTTATGGCTATTAGACTTGGGGAAAATGATTACTATACTATAATTCCAGAAATAAACGATTCTAACAAGTTGTATACTATAGATAGAAGATATTCGAATATTACAGTAAGAGCCGCTACTACAGTTAATAGCTGTGAAGTAACCTCTATAACTAATTCTACTACCTCTGGTAGATTAATTTATACTTATAGTGATTAGATATATCATAGTAACAGCAAGTTTTACTAGATATTCACATTATAGAATGACCATTTGGTACTATCTAAAACACAGCACAATTCATCTGATATGCTAGCATATTTCAATGGTGCTCATAATGTTACTATTGGAGGTATAGTTAATGACGAATATTTAACGGATTATTTAAAATATGTGGACTAAGTTAATTAAAAGCAGTATAAATTTGGAAACCTAGACTTAGGTATATCCAACTCAGGGATCTTTAGTATATGAGTATAATCCTCTTAGAAATTTTAGACTGTCGAAGAATATGTATTTATATAAAGGAGATTATTATTCTTTGGAAGAATTAAAAGATAAATTTAACATATATATAGAGGACAATTCCTGGGTAGGAGCAGATGAAAATCCAGAATTGTATGAAAAAGGATAGTTGGTAGATTTCATAACAGATTAGCTGTCTATTAGGCTAGATCATCCAGTACATATTATTCCTTAGTATAGTTACGACGGGTCAGTAAACCTTATATTGAATGACGGAATTAATATACCTAGATTAATAAATAGTAGGTTTAGTTCTACTGGCAAGAATACTTACGAAGTAGTCAACAGGAAGGGGGATAATGACACTAACATATATGATTAGGGAGAACAGTTTGATATAGATACTTCTCTATATAAAAGAATAACTAAAATACCTAAAGTTTAGTATATGGGAACATCTTCTGGAGGCAATATGAAGATTGGAAATTATCATTTTTATTTCAAATTGTCCGATGCAGATGGGAACGAGACAGATTTTGTGGCCGAGTCTGGATTAGTAAGTGTGTTTATAGGCTTTGGATCTCCTTCTAGTATTCATACTGGTTAGAAAAACGAAAGTAGCTACAAAAATGTCATGTTTTCTGTATCTAATATAGATGCTTCTTATAATTATATTACTGTATATTATTCAAGATATACAGCAGAAGCTAATGAAAACTTCGTAACCGAATATATAAAAATCAATAAGAAATATTTAGTAAATAATGCCGGGATAGCATCTATTATAGTAACAGGTTTTGAAGAAACTACATAGATATCAGGTTCTGATATTAATTTAAACTATAATGTAGTAGACGCTTCTAAAGCTTCTGCAGTTTGTCAAAATATGTTGTTTATGGCAAATGTCCATAAACCAAATATTCCCTACAAAGAGTTATCTGATTTGTCTTTAAGATTTTTACCATATCTAATCTAGACTCCGTATAAGTTAGACATAGATGAAGAGTATAATCCAACAACATCAGATTTAGGATACTATGATAGTAAATTTATATATGACTACACTGGATATTGGGGAGAGGAGATATACAGATTTGGAATAGTATATATAATGCCGAATAATGAATTAAGTCCTGTATTTAACATTAGAGGAGGTGCTGCTATTAAAGAATTCATAGATGGATAGTATAGCAATGATGGGCAGTTTTCAAATATTCCGGTATTTAAAACAAACGAGCTAAATGAAAGGGAGAGACAATATATTAACTATAACGAAGAAACCAATTATTTAATAGGGCTTGATGATATGTCTTCTGGGGATAACAGAACGAAAGGTACCGTTTTATTTGAAAATGTTAAGGGAGTAGTTACCTTCTCTCCTACCAAGGACACTAATACTATATATGGGATAGATATTAGAACTGATCAAGATACTATTAAGGAACTAGAGAAGTATGTTAAAGGGTACTTTTTTGTAAGATAGACAAGAATACCTACTATTCTAGCCCAGGGTATCACCATAGGGATAGACCAGAATTCTTATACCCCCTGTATCCCAACAGCTGGCGGGTTTTTGGAATAGTTATCAGAATCATTAGAAAAAACCCATGTTACTACAGAAGATATAAATGATATTAATTACATATCAGAAGGATTTCTAAGTAGATATTAGTTCAAATTTCAGAAGAAGTCCAGTAATCTGTGGGGGAAAATCGCTAAAGTGGCTGGTATAGCGGTAGGAGTAGTAGCATTAGCTGCCGCAACCGTTTTTACAGCAGGTGCTGCAGCTGCTGTAGTAGCAGGTACTGCTGTTACAGTAAGTGGAGCAGCAGCTGCTGGAGCAACTGCTTTAGGAACAGTTGCAGGGACAATAGCAGCTGCAACTGGTCTAGGTTCTTTAGGAGCTGCTTTAGGAACTACTGTTCTAGTTGGAGGAGCTGTTGCCCTACCAACAGCTGCGTTAGCAGTAGCTGGAACTATTCAGGAAACTAGGTATGCGTTATCCTCTATTTTTGTAAAGAAAAAGTTGGATGGGAGAAATACACAAGTTCCTTCTGGATATAAATTGGTAGAAACAGAAGAATCCAGAAAATTAAGTACAGATTTTCTTACACGTTTTATTCCTAAGGACTCCTCTAAGGTAAAAGTCTAGGGGATTCTGTGTCCAGATTATGAAGTAAATTAGTCTTACTATAATCAAATATTTACTGGCAATTTACATACTATTTCTCTTACAAGTTCTTAGAGTATAAACGGATTAGCTGGAAGAACTGGAAATTATTTTTCAAATAACGTGAATCATTTCTATATTCCAGACTATTATGATACCAATATACGAAATTTTTATGATTTTAAGGTTGTAGGAGTTCCCGACAATGTAAAATTGGTTGGAATTGATAACCTAAAATTCAGGAGTAGAGCAGGGGAGGCAGAAGAAGCTTGGAGATATGAATGTGTAGGGGACGATTATAAATCTGAATACTCAAAAAAGAATAACGAAGAGGATTCTGAAACATAGTCTAATAAGAAGATAAATACTGATATAATTAGAGGAAGTTTTGGGCCTTACTTGGCATTTAATGATGTAGAAAACAAATTCTCTTCAGCTGAAACTGTTAACATATATATACCAGAATACTCTATAGGTTAGCTTGAAAACTACTTTTCAATTAGAATGTAGGATTCTTCTGTTTTTTAGGCCATATCTGATAGATATAGTATCTCAGAAGTAGATTCTTAGTTAGTAAAATAGTTAAGTAATATAATTGGTGATGATGATAGAACTAAAGGGTATAAATGGGAGCTTTATAGAGGAGATTGTTATCTATGTCAATTTACTCATAGGGTAAATAGAAACTTTAACGATCCTTCAGCGCCCTATAATGATGAGATAGTTGACGAAAAAACATGGAGAGATAATTATGACACTGATAATGTAGAAAAATATGAAAGTATAAATTTGGGAGATGTTAATGCAGTATAGTTAGGAATGTGGGTAACATTTAAAATACGCTCCTCTAATAATTTAAATATAAGAACCTTAGATGGATCTAATGTAGATGAAACGGCTATGTGTGGACATCCGAGAGGATACTATCCATACCTTCCTATGAGTACTGAGGGAACATATAAACACCCAGAATCATAGGTATACAACAAAGGTTTTACTAAATCCTTAAGTGAAAGATGGAACTTTGAACTTCCTGATGTTCCCTATATAAAGAACTGGTTTGGAACTCGTATTATGTATTCTGATATTCACGTTAATGATGCCTATAAGAACGGATTTAGAGTTTTCCAAGGTACTCATTATAGAGATTATACTCGCGAATACGGAGAAATAGTAAAATTAATTTCTCTTGAGTCTAATCTTTTATGTGTATTTGAACATGGTATAGCATTGATACCTGTCAATGAAAGAGCAGTCGCAGGTGAGGGAACAGGTGGAAATGTCTATATAAACACATCTAATGTGCTTCCAGAGAACCCAAAAATTATCTCTGATATGTTTGGTAGTCAGTGGCCCGAAAGTGTCCTCAAAGTTCCAGGAAAGACTGGAGATTCTGCGCAATATGTTTATGGAGTTGATACTGTTGCCAAGAAGATTTGGCGCACTGACGGTAATACTCTTACTTGTATTTCTGACTTTAGAGTACAAGAATTTCTGAATAAGAATATTACTCTAGGGGAAAGAGAGCTTACTCCCAAAATAGGTATTAGAAATGTAAAGACAGTATATAACGCTTTCAAGAGAGATGTGTTATTTACCTTCTATGATAATACATATGGATTTGAAGAGAAGGTTTGGAACCTATGTTGGAATGAGTTACTTCAGAAATTTATCACTTTCTACAGCTGGGTTCCTAGCTATATGGAAAACATAAATAATATGCCATTTTCGTTTGATAGAAATACATCTAAATGGATAGCGAAACTCGGCACAAGTCATACAGAAAGCTCATTTGCTGATGGTATCACTTTATCAAATGTTATCATAGAAAACCTTGAAAATGAAAACGGGGAAGTAGTAACTAATTTTAGAGTTCCAGTCTCATATATAAATAAGAAGGGGGAATGGGTAACTGCTAACTATAGTATTGCCGATGATAATAAGAGCAGAAAGAAGTACATAGGAGTATTATCCTTAAGTAATAGAATACTTCCAGATTCTTAGTTACATTACTAGATATCTTATTCATTATAGAGGGATTAGTATGGAAATTATAAAAAATTTGAAATAGTACCATTGAACTGTGGAGATAGTGTAGGTGGTATATATCTTCCAGACGATGCTATGTTCGCTGGAGCCTTTATGCCTCTTTACTGCCTTAAATTTAAAGAGGGAGGAGATGAATATACTCCAGTATTCTATAAAGATGGTCAGGAGCTTACTTAGGTATCTGATGGCGCTGGTGATACATTCTATACTTATTAGCACTTGTATACATCAAAGGCTTTATTGTCAGAGCTTTATTATCGAAATAAGGCTAAACACGTATATGCTGATTATGATACTAATAAGATAAAGCTTGGAGACACAGTTGATGACTAGACATTAGAGATACAAGATATGTTAGAATATCCAATATTCAAGGATATAACAGGAAAGCGTCCTACTCTTCCGAGAGAAGAGATGCTTAATGCGGATAAAATTGTAACACTATTGAATATTAAAGCAACTATATCTATTGTCGATGATTATAATGCTTCTAAATTAAGTGATGCATATTATAATATGAAGGCAGGATTTTAGTCTGGAACATCTCTAATTGATGGTGGTTACTATGAGTCTGTTGTTGGTATAGCTCCTAGATGGAATTTACAATTCTTGTCTACGGATTTTTGGAAGCATGGACAGGCCGGATTAATTGACATAGCTGATGATATATATCCTACATATTGGTATGGAAAGCAACATCCATTTGAGTTTGAGTGTGTAGTAGTTAATGACCCTTCAATACATAAGATATTTACAAATCTGGAGATTGTTGCTAATAAGGCTAAACCTGAGTCTTTTCATTATGAAATAATTGGAGAGACTTACGATTTTGCAAAGGACAAGGTAAATATGTATTTTAGACAGGAAGCTATGAAGGCATTATGGCAATACAATGGTGTGGATATTTCTTATGATAGAAACTTCTTAAAGGTTTAGCCTAGACAATAGCCTAAATCTGCGGACTTCCCTCATAAATATTATACCAGATAGGACACAATTAATGAGATAGAGGATTATTATATTCACGTAACATATCCAGAATCTCATGATTATCGCCATTTGTCAGGAGCAGAGGTCGTATACTATCCAAATAGATAGGAATATAGAATATGGAATCATGCAATGGCCGTAAGCTTAGATGATTTAAGTCAAGACGATTCTAGGTCTATTATTGCTGCTAACTGTCAGTACTTAGAAGACAGATGGAAAGTTACAATTAATCCTATCCTAGTATGCTACAAGAATGAGTATTAGAGAAAATTCTCTGGAGCTTTAATATAGCCACAAAATTCTACTTGGGCTAAGGCTAAGGATAGTTCACAAATGCTTCCAACATTACCTATCTATAATTCTCCAATCCCAGATTAGGTACTGTCTGCTGGTGGTATAGATTTCCCAGGAAATGATGTAAATCATCCATAGTGGGGAGAAGATAATGCTCTATATAATCTATACGATTTATCTGGATATAATTCCGAAGGAAATTGGAAACCGTTGGATTTAACTAACTGGTTAGACGATGTTAGTATTTATAGATATAACTTTGGAGAAGCATAGAATAGAAAAGAGTTAGATGTTAAGGATAAATTCTTAAAGATAAGAATTAGATATTCTGGAGAAGAATTAGCTGTTATAGATTTCTTAAATACTGTATATAGAATTAGTTATGCTTAATAAGAATATAAATAAAGTCAGAAGAATAGCGAAAGCCTATTATGGGCTTTCCATTCCTTCTGGGAATCCATATATGACTACGAATGGATTAGCCATACCTGGTAATGCTATTACTTAGTAGAATTTGCTGGGAACTGATTATAGCGCTGATTTCAGAAACAGATCTGAATAGATAATGGCTCCTACTAATAGTCTTATAGATTTTAATGCTAGAATGGGAGACTTATTTAGCTTAAAGCTAAAAAACGATAGAGATTCCTCTAAAGCTATTACATAGATAAAGAGTATGTCTGTAGGTACTGCACCTTAGAAATCATAGGGAACTTTCTAGAAACTAGGAGGATGGAATACGGTAGGACAAGCCTCAGACTTCCTAAGCGGACTAATTGGAGGTGATAAAGATGGATACCTTGGTAAATATGGTTCATTATAGCAAGCAGGAGACTAGGCGTTTGACCAGGCTTCAAATGTAGTAATGGGCATAAATCCTCTAGTCGGAGGAATAATGAAGGCAGGAGGTTTAGTTAGTGACGTATTAACCAAATGGGGTGGAATGGGTACGGATTCTATGACTAAAACCGATGCTGTACTAGGTAGCAAATTATTATCTCTTACTCCAGTTGGTATGGTTAATGGTTTCTTCGGTAAGAAAACTAGGGATTTTTCTGCTAATAGAGATACTATAGAATAGGTAGGAGGTTCTTACGGCGGAACTGTTAGAAATATAGCATCAGCAGAAGAAAAAGCTGGAAAGAAATATGGATTATTCAGTGGAGGGGCAAGAAGGTCAGCCAACAGATTCATAAATAGAACAGAGTCCCAATAGGCGACTATGACTAATATAGCTAACTAGGCTTCTGATTTATCTTCTATAGCTACTAATATGTCGGATTTGAACCATATTTAGTATGGCTTCAACCTAAATGGCGGCTATGATTAGAGATATATGAGAGCTGCTAGACTTGGAACTAAATTACAGAGAATTAAAAAACTTAATATATAGTCTCATAAATTAGGAGGTTAGATATAGGGAGCGATAGATTTGAATGAGTGGCAACCCGTTATAACCGAAGCTGTAGAGTAGTTTGAATCTGGAGGAGAATTAGAATGGACTCCTATTATAACTCTATAGGAAGGAGGAAAAACTGAGAAAGTAGATGGAATAACAGGAGCAGCTCCGAAGATTACTTTCTAGTCTTGGTACGATACTGTTCCAAAAGATAGGTTGTCGAATAATTACGACCTTAAGAAAGCTTTTGAAGTACTACCATTTGAGGAGTTAGAAGCATGGAGAAAATCTTCTGATGAAGATTTAAGAATTGGAAAGAATCACCTACGAAGCATCTATCAGTTACCCAATGGAGATTATGAATTTTTAAAGCTAGGAAATGAATAGAGTAATCCAGAAGTTCATTTCGAAACTGATACTTATCATTCTGGGGAAAATGGATTAAAAGATTCTCATGATTTAGTCTTTGAGAAAGATAGATACTTCTATAGAAAGAAGCCTAAACAATTTAAAAATGGTGGTAAACCCGAACCTATAGACGCTCCAGAAATAGAAGAAACTAATTAGAAAAATATAATTCCAGAAGGCGCTCTTCATGCTCGCAAACATAACATGGAAAATGCTGATAACTTGACTAAGAAAGGTATTCCAGTTATAGATAATGAAGGGGAGCAATAGGCAGAGATAGAAAAAAATGAAATAATATTTACACTAGAAGTTACTAAAAAGCTAGAGGAGTTATACTCTAAATATACAGACTATGAATACTCTCAGAAAGAAAAGGATGAAGTAGCAATAGAAGCTGGAAAACTGTTAGTAAAAGAAATATTATTTAACACAGATGATAGAACAGGTTTAATTAACACATTAAAACAAGGAGGAATAATAGATGGACTTAAATGATTTGTTAGTATCTTACAAACGTATTGAAACTCCCTCTAGAGTCGTTCCCACCTTCTAGCTTATTTAGCCTGATATTCCTTATCGAGATGCTCCTTCCTAGGATTCTCCTAGACCATAGTAGGTTGTTACTGAGCCAGCAACCACTAGCTATTCTATCTCTTTATCATAGGTAAAAGCTCCTGGATTCCAGATGAAATGGAATAGTCCATATAAAAACAGAAATACTTGGGTAACTGACTTGGCGGCTGCTTACAGAAAAGCAGGAGTAACTAATGATAATGCAATAAAGATGTTAATTGCCCAAGATGCTCAGGAAAGCAGTTGGGGACGTTCTGCACAAGGTAAATTCAATTTTGGAAACCTAACTACTGGAGCTAAATGGAAAGGCGACTATGTTAGGGGAAATGACCATGATGCTAAAGGCAATCCCATCAAATAGAAATTCCGCTCTTATAATTCTATGGATGAATATGCAGCTGATAAGTTATAGTTCTTGAAACATTTATATGATTTTGATGAAAATGATGACATTAATACGTTTACCGCCAAACTTACTGGTAAGAACAAAGGTAAGAGAAGGTATGCAGAAGCTACTGACTATGCTAATAGAGTTACAGCGGTATTCAGAAGTTTCAAGGACGGTGGTATTATAAAGTATTAGTAGGCAGGAAAAGTACTTAGTCCTCCAGAAAAGGCAAGATAGAATTTATCTAGTAAATTTCCGGTTAATTGGGAAAATTCTAATTGGCTACATAACTACTTCTCTAAGAACTTAGGTTATAATACTTCTTTGAGTATATTATCTTCTATTCTTCCTGAAAGCGGGGCAGACCCTCACAAAAAGTAGCTTAGAGGAGGGCCAGGAAGAGGGTTAGTCTAGTGGGGATTTGGTACCGACAGATATAACCATATGAAATCATATAAGATGAGAGGACCAGTACAAAAGGGAATAGACCCAGAACTTCAGCGACAAGCAGAATATATAGTTAACACTGTTAAGAACGAACAAAAAACTGGAGAAGGATTATGGCATCATGGAGGAACGGGGTCTGGATACAAAAATGCCGAAGGTGCTAGAAAGGTATTTATCAATGCAAGGACTCCAGCATCCAGTAAGGCAAGAGCTTTTAGTCTCGGCTATGTAAGACCTAAAGGAGGAATAGAAGAAGCCACTAGAAGAGCTTCTTACGTAAGTTCTCTAGATTCAGTTTATAATTCTAAATATAAATAATGGATAGAGTAAAGGTAAATGTAGGTGATAAGACATATAATTGTCAAGTTGCCAAGACAGAAGAAGATAGAAAGAAAGGTCTAATGGGAGTAGAAAATCTTCCTCCCGATGAAGGTATGCTATTTGTATGGGAGGATGAAGATACTAGAGAAATGTGGATGAAAGATACTAAAATACCTTTAGACTAGATAGCCATTAACGATAATGATGAAGTAGTCTTAGTATATAAGGCTTAGCCAGAAGATGAAACTTTAGTTCCGTTCATGAACGCTAAGTATATTCTAGAAGTTAATTAGGATTCTGGTATTGTAGAAGGAGATGATTTTGAAATAGACGACTCTGAAGATTATGACAGATATGTTATGAAGGTGCTTGCTCCAGATGGTACTACTTAGATGTATCTCTAGGGAGGCGAAAGAATCGTAAGTAGAAAAGAAACAAGAACTCTCATTAAGAAAGCTAAAAAGGCTTACGAAAATAAAGACAAAGATTATGATAAATATTGCAAATCTTTGGGCAAATATATATTTAAGGTATTAAAGGGTCAAAATACTCGTCCGCCAGAATATGTGGAAGTTCCAGAAGGAAAAGACAAAAATTCTAACGACGAAAATTAACAATATACACATCGTATCAAAAATTCTTGGTTATGAAGATCTTAATATGTAGTATTGAAGTACATAAGATAGATAGATAATTAGTGCATTAATTACATTTTAAATTTTTAATTTATGAAGTTAGGAAATAAGTTTTAGGCAGGAGGACCGATGCCTGCAGGAGCACCTGCTCCAGCGCCTCAAGGTGGTGAAGACCCAACAGCTATGTTACTTCAAGGAGCACTGCAAGCTGTTCAAGGACAAGATTGTGAAATGGCTATGCAAGTATGCCAAATGTTAATCGAAGCATTGGGAGGTGGAGGTAGTCCACAAGAAACTGCCCCACAGGAAGCTGCCCCAGCTCCAGCAGAAGGGGAACCTGTTTACCGCAGAGGTGGTCGTTTAGTGAGACGTATAAACGCTTGACAAATTTAACACGTAGGGGTATATCTAAAATTGAATTAGGTGTACCCCTTCTTTTTTAATATATAAGTTATGGCAAATAATACAGAAACTTAGAAACCAAAGGAAAGAGTTAAGTATAAATTTGGGCAAAGTGATATTGATTTAACTAATTATATCCATAACTTAGGAACTAATGTATAGTCATACCTCAATTCTAAAAACTGGAATGACGGATAGAAGCAGGAGTTCATGAATGCCTATAATAGATACTTAACAGGCTTGCAAGATTAGCTTGCAAACAATACTAACAGATTTACTACTGACGACTTTGGTTCAATTATTGATTCCACAGGGGCGTTAAGTAATACTGACAATGATGATATAGACCCAGTTGGTTCAGAATATTACTATGATGATAAAGGAAATAGAATCACTACTGACGATTTTAATGCATTAAAAAAGAGAAAACAGAAAAATTATAACACATTCTCTGCTAATAGAGAAGTTGCTACATATTTTAATGCTATTGGTAACGCACTAAGAAGTAAATAGCCTACTAAGGAGTAGACCTCTAATGCGTTTGATTTATCTAAGCATGGATTTCTAGCTGATTGGACAAGAATAAATAACCCTGCAGGAGGGAATTTAAATTTAGATCCTTATCTTGAAAAGGATGCAGTTGACGAAGCTACTGGTAAGAGAGGCACAACAAATAGAGCTGCCTATTTGAAGGAGCAGATAGAGAACTATATTAATAATATAGGAGATTACGATTTTTCTTCTACTCCATTCAAAGACAGGGATACTTATGTATCTAGATTACGTGCTGCTGCAGAAAATCTGGGTAATGGATATAATTCCGAAGATGTTATAGCCTTAAACCAGGCTGGAATTGGAAATGAATTTCTTAGCAAATTTTTCTCTACTGGTACGGAAGAACCTCAAGCTAAACAATCAGAATTAGAGAGATAGGCTGAACAATCAGCTTAGGAATTAGCTTAGAGAAGAAGGGATGATAAACTTAGAGCTGTCATTGAAGAGGAAAAGTAGGATTAGTATAATCGACAAAGAGATGCTTTCTTTGCAGATTACTAGAAATAGAATCCATTCAATAGTACAATAAAGAGTTAGGCAATTGCTTTATCATATAACCCTAATACTATGTATGATAGAGCTGCTACAAAATATGGCGTAGACAGAAGTAATACGGAAGCGCTATAGTCTGCAGTTAAAGAATATATAAATTTCCCACAACTAGCTGCGGCAATAAGGGGGAAAGAGCATATACTATAGGGATAGAAAGACGTTACTGCAGCTCACATTGCTAACAATTTAGATTGGGCTGCTCAAAGCAATCTGCTAACTGATAAGATAGGAGACACAGGCTACTATATAGTTCCTGGCTCTGAAAATTATGATAATTGGTCATATATTGCATACAACCCAATTACAAGACATTATGAGGAACAATCTATGCTTCTCAATGAAGAGCTTAAGAAGAAGATGGCATACGCGGAATATGATAGACGAAATAAGGATGTACAAAAACATTAGCTTGGAGGACTCCTAAAATATACAGAAGAATATCAGAAGAAGGCTTAGAAAGAAGCTGAAAAATAGCAACGTATAGACTAGAAGGTAGAAGAAACCGGAAAGACTAGAGAATAGGTAGAAGCTGCAGAGAGAAGACCTATAGAGGAAGGATTTTCTACTATAGATAAGGTAAGACTTGGAACTGCAGCAGCAGATGCTATTTCAGCGGCAGCAGCTTTTATTCCTGGGTATGGAACTGTAGCATCTGGAGTTCTTGGAATTGGAAGTACCCTAACTAATATAGGGGCTGACATCGCAGATGAAAGTATGTCTGGATTGGGTGTTGCCGGAAATGCTCTCTATGGTTTGGTAATGGACGTAGCTGGTTTAATTCCTGGTATGGGAGCCACAGGAAAAGCTGCCAAAATCGTCAGAGTATTAAAACCAGTTTCCAAATTAGCTATGAGAACTTTGTAGGCTTACGGAATGGTGCACTCCGCTGATGCTTTTAACAAATTAATGTCTAATCCTTCCGATATGTCTGCGGATGATTGGAGGAATTTAGTAACTGGTTTATAGGCAATAAGTGGTGAAGCTAGGTATAAGGGTGGAAAGCGTGCTGTTAGTAGAGCAACTACTCAAAGAGACGTTGCAGATGTGAAAACATCTACAGGTAGAATGGCAACTATTTCTAAGGAAGATTTAGATAAATTAAGAGAAACTAAAGGATTAAAAGCATAGAATAAACTGTTCTCAGAATTAACTGGAGGTCAGAAATTATAGAGAGAATTTAAGGGAAGAGAATTTAATTGGAAACAACCTTGGAAATCTAGACTACACTCTGATAATCCAGAATTTTCAACTAGAACAAAATCTACATTCCTTCCTGAAGATACTAGCTGGGATGCTAGACTATTTAGAGGAATGTAGAAAAAAGAGGGTAACAGTAAGAAGAAACCTTCTCAATAGACAACTGCTAGTAATTTCGACAGACTAAGAAATCTAAGTTCTCAGACAGGTAAGTTAACTCCTTAGGAAATAGCTACTATCAATAGACAGAGAGTTAAATCAGGAAAAGGAAAACTTACTTAGCAAGAAATAGAGGCCCTAAATTAGAGACGTTCTAATAGAGCAGGTAGTGCTGAGGATAATTCATTCTAGGCTAGATTGGCTAGATATAAATAGGATAAGAAAGACGGAAAGTTTAACTCAGTTGAGGATGATATAAAAAGAGCTAAAGACGAACTCGCGGAGGCTACTAGATAGCAAAGATTAGCAGTTCCTACTGGATAGGGGTCTATAGTGTCTCCAGATGCTAAAGAAGCTAGGTTTATAATGGGGTTATCTAAAGCTATTCCCACTGTTAACCCATCTAGACCGCCGATAACTAATCCTCCAGCTATAATACCAAGGTAGTAGATAGAGATTCCTAAACCTTAGACTACTCCATTTAATAGCTAGAGAATAAGAGAAGGTCTTGAACGAGCATAGAGAGAGCGCTTAGGACGAGATATTGGAGACACTCGAATCTAGAGAGCTATAGAAAGCAATCCAGAAAGAACAGCAAGACTATAGGCTTAGGAAGCTTACAGAAATGTTAGACAATACTTTAATATGTATGGAGTTCCATAGTATAAAAAACCTCTTACTGGAGCAGCTAGAAGAAACAAACAAAATACTTATAACTAGTTATTTGGAGAAGGGTATTATGCTATGCAAGATGCATTAAGAAATAGACCTCATAAGTAGTCTAATAAGAAAAAGAAAACTTCTAGAGACGATAGAAGAACTGTTAAGAGAGAGGAAGGTGGTATTCTCGATAGAGTGAGAAAGTTCGATGGCGGAGGGATAACAGAAACCGCTAGAAAAGCAACTCAATATGCATTAAATAATAATTGGTTTACCAATCTGTATAACTAGAAAAGTCTGACAGGCTGGGACTCTTCTAAAGATGCTTCTAAGGCAGGAGTAAGTATAACTAATTAGAATGCGTCCCATGGGAATGCAGGAGATTTGTCAATTCCGTTCTATAAAAACCTGATGTATACATCATAGTCTAATCTAGTGGGACAAGATTTATAGTCCTATTACAATTCTGCATTTTAGGGAAAATCTCTTGAAGACTATGTAAATGGATATAATGCCAATGCTGCAAAAATTAGAGGATATTGGGATTAGGAAAGAGCCTACAGATAGGCAGGTGCTTCCGAACACAATAGGTTGTTTAGAAATATGTTTGGAAACAGAAGTAATAATTCTAATGATGTTTGGAACATAGGATATGATCCTAAACTCGATGATGTAGTCGGTTCATCTACATGGCTAAGAAGAATGGATAGATACGAAAAGGAGTTTGACTCACTATCTGACGAAGAAAAGAAAGCTAGAGTACATAAGATAGATTTAGGAGGAGGAAATGTAGGATATGTATACAAAAAGGCAAATGGCGATATTGCTATATGGAATGAACCTGTTGCTCCGGAATAGCCTACAGAACCCACCAAACCTGCAAGTACTACAACTGTCATTGGGCCTGAACAACCTAAAAAAGAAGGCGATACGAGAGAGATGTTTTCTTTTTTAAGAAATATTAATCCTACTATTGCATACGGGCTTCCTAGGGCAGTATATGCCGACAGAATGAATAGAAGAATGACAGACTTAGCTAAAGCATCAGTAACTCCGCTGCTAAAAGATCCATTCTAGGTACATCGTTATACTAGAAGTGACCTAGATGCAGAAATGTAGGGAGAGAGAAATTACGCTAATCTTAGAAGGTTGGCTAGTAGACCTATTACTTCTGATGGAAGTCTGTAGACTGCTACACAATTACAAGCGGAAGTTTAGGGACAAGAAGCTAGAACAGCCGGAAAAGAAAAGAGTAATCAGACTTAGCGACAATATGATGAATTAGCTTGGCAACAAGAAAAAGAAAATGCTGCTAACCGACATGAAACGGCTATGTTTAATAGAGCATAGTAGTGGGGAGCTGACCAAGATAAGAGTAAATTTGAATAGGCTTACCTATCTAAAAAGTTTAATATCTGGGATACCTTTGGATAGTAGTTGGAATATGATGCTAGAACTAAGCAATAGGAAAATAAAGCATTAGCTGATAATTTTGCAAGGTCAGATATTCATAATGCAGTTAATTATGCTCCTAACGATTATGGTGCTAATTTAACTCCTGAAGAGCTTACAGTATGGAACAAAGTACTATCTGGAACTAATCCTTCTAGCTTATCTACTTAGGAGTTTAACTCTTATAGGCTAGCAGCTTAGAAGGTTTCTAGAGTAGAAACTGATTAGCTAAGACAGCATTATAATATTCCTAATACAAGATGGTCTGGAAAAGCCGGAGTACCAAACACTCCATGGTCTGCCTCTATCTCATTTGTAAAGAAAGGAGGAATCATTTCGGCCAAGAATGGTTCTAAAATAGCTGTTGCAGGAATAGAAGCTAAAACTGCAGATGCTGAGAGATTTTAGAAACAAATCAAGGATTGTATTGACAGAAACGAAAAAACTCTAGATAGATTATCTAAAAGTTTATATGGACTTATAAAAGCTTCAATGATAAAATGATACTGAAACTATAGCAAGGGGGGAATGCCCTTCCCCCTCTTGTTTCTTATCAACCAGTAACGGTTACTGGTGGGGCAACCGCTGGAGCTTCTGTAGCTCCTAGCGATAATAATCAAGAGAGTGCCGACTTAACTGACAAGGATTTGCTAAAGATGTTAGAAAAATTAGATGGACTTCCAAGCGATATGGCCGTACTTACTTAGACTCTATAGAACTTCTATATAGACCAACAATATAGTCCATTCCCAAGTACTTCCAATATTGCGTCAAGATACCTCTAGGCACTGAATTAGATGAAAATAGCTAATTTCAATAGAAAAGAATATGATGACGCCTTCTCTACAGTGAACAAAAATGGAGGCATTAATGAATATGCTGTAACAGATAGAGGACAGCTATTCTGTATGAATAATGAAGGAGATTTTCAATTATTATCTTTAGAATAGTTAAAGGAAAATCCTGACTATTAGCCATTAACTAACTCAGAACTGCTCTATTATAGAGCGCAATCTCCTTAGTTAGCTAATAATAACGAATTGCTTAAAGTAGTAAAAAATGGTATAGGTATAGAATCAGTAACCAAAATGATTCAGGATAGTATAGGAAACCTTGGAACTACTTCAGAATCTAATGAAGGATTTGTTAGAACATAGGCGTCTCAACTAATTAACGGTCTACAAGAGTTTATGAATGCTCAGCAATAGTCTGGAAATTATACTGCTACTGTAGACAATTTGTATAAAGGAAAACTCTTAACTAAGAGTTAGGCTATGCAAGCATAGGCAGCTCTTAATTATATATATACAACTTTACCAGCAAATGCCAAAACATTATTGAAAACTAAGACAAGAAATGGAACTGATGCAGAAGCTGTAGAACTGGTGCAAACACTAATTAATTCGAAACTAAGTTCAACTGCTGACTTTTCACTAGACCTTGATGAACCGACTTCTGGCTCTAAGGGAAAAGGAGGAACTGGGGACAATTTAGACGCAGACCTAGTTACTATGATATAGGCTAGTCATGGAGGACATGATACTATTTACTAGCTAGATAATAAGTCTGGAATCGGAATGACTGTACAAGGGACTGCATACGAACAAGTCAAAGATACTAAAGGAAACCATATAGGCAGAACTTCTATGGAAAATCTTCTTAATGATTCAGGTTTACGCTCTATCATTAATGCAGATAGTGGAGTGTATTTTGGAGACTAGAAAGTAGATTTAGACTCTCTATTAAATATAACTTACGATGGCAAGGGATTGCTTAGAGTTAATCTTCCTGTGCGCTCTGATGGTTCTCCTAATTTTTCTTTATTAGAGGAGTATTCAAAAGCATAGGCAGAATTTCTACTTAGTTCCCAGACTAATGAAGACAGATTAAAGATTTTTGGTGATACTGAAAAGTATCCTAACTTAAACTCTTTAATTACACCTACTGGTGAATTAGACTAGTCTAAATTTGCTCCATTTATAGTAGCTTCTGGTATGACTACAGACGGAATGGTAGAGATTGATAAGAAAAATAAATTCCTTACTGAAGTTAAATAGTCTCCAGAATTGGTTTAGCAATTGAAGACTAGCTTAGCAGTTGGCACTGGAGATAAAACACAATATCCAGATATTGATGAATATGATTGGACAGAATGGTTAATGCCAGAATTTATAAATGGTTATGACCACATCTTTAAGGGAAATATATACATCCCATTAAATATGAATAAGATGGCAGCAGCTTTGGGAGGAAATCAAAATATTGATACAACTACTGGACAGATATTAGAGAAAGAATACCAAAGAAGAGACGTGACTTTCTAGAAAGCCGACCCTTCATTACTATTAAATAATTAAGTATGTTTGAAAACGATTGGATATTATCAAGCTTAAGTAATCCTACCTTAGATATAGATGATTTAGTTTCAATTGGAGGTTTAAATACTAAAAATACTCAATTTCTAAGCAAGGATTAGTATTTAAAATCAAACTTTATTAAGGATAATTCAGCATTTAAGGATGCTAATGGACAATTCTCTAAAGAAAAGTTTGACAGATTTTATGAAATGCAAGCATCCAGATGGAGAGATTTTTAGAATAATGAATTTCCAACTGGAATAGAATTAGATGCCTTTGATACTGCTAGCAATAGAGCTAATGCTAAGGTCAAAGAAAATAACTTTACATTAGGACCAAACTATAACCCTGATAGAGTTTAGATTGGTGTAGAAGGTTGGAGAACTACAAGTAAAAGAACTAAGTCTGAATAGGAAATAGCTCAATCTTAGAGAATATTCAATCCAGAGACAGGAAAATTTGAAGATTCTACTCCAGAGGATTATGCTTTATTTAGTAGTCCAGCAAAGTGGATAAAGAACCTATTCTCAGAACCTTTGGTACTTGCTCAATACGAAAAGGATGAAGTAGATGAGCAAGGAAATAAACATAAAAAGGGTGAATATAAATTAAATCCGGAAGGAACCTATTATTACGAGAAACTAAATGGTCGTTCTCCAATAGGCAAAACTGTTTTGTCCGCAGCTGATATTCTAACTAAAGAAGATTCAGCTCTTAACAAAATAGACTTCATGGATTCTGACGATTTGGAAAAAAGTGCGACTGGAGTAATTGCTAAAAACATCGCATTAATAGCGCCTATGTTTACTCCAGCAGCCCCTTACTATTATAAAGCTATAGTTGCTAAAGAACTTACTAAGACTCTTCCTATGCTTCATAGCGTTGCAACTAACCTATTTGGGTCTGGAGACCACGAAACTCCAGGATGGATGAACAAGCTGGCTGCAAAAGGAGAGACATTATCTACTTCTACCTCTACGTGGAGTAAAGAGCACACATTTTCTTTTGAGAATTTAGCAAATTTAATTTCTGATGTTGCACTACAATGGGGATAGCAGAAATAGATAGCTAAAGCTGTAAATTGGTTCGGAGATAAGAAAGCTCTGAAGAAAGCTGAAGATTAGGCATTCCAATTTTACAAGTCTAAAGTAGGAGGAAGTTTAAAAGGTTTAGAGGCTCCTACTGATGAACTATGGAAATAGTCTACTCTAGGATAGCTATGCATGAAAAAGTATTACGACCCAGTATTGGAAACAATGAAAAAGAAATAGAGGCTTGGAGCTGATTTAGCGCTAGCATATATGGCTTTAATCTCTAATACTGATGTTTATGCAGATATGCTTGAAAGAGGTGCTACTAAAAAAGAAGCTGCTTGGGTAGCTTTAGGAAGTACTGCGGCTATGTTTAGTGTAGACAAATTCGCACACTTAGGAGAAGTGTTCTATGATGACCTTACGGCAGAATCTATTAAACAAGGACGTTAGGCTGTTAAGAAAGAGCTTAAAGAAGCTTTTGATGAAATATATAAAGCTGGAACTAAAGAAAGTCCAGGTAATTGGTTTAGAAAAGGTGCTACATTTGGAAAGCGAGCTGCTGAGACATTCGTTGAAAATTTAAAAGACCACAATTTGGGAGGAGTTGGTAAAGCTCTTGGAGAGGGTCTTGAAGAAGTTAGTGAGGAATTAGTAACTGACCTTACTAAGGCTACCTATTCTCTACTTGGAGACTTAGGTCTATATGATAAGAGCGTTAAAGATACTGGAGCATTTGAGAATATGCTTGAAAGATACTCTATGTCTCTTATTGGAGGTGCTATCGGTGGAGGTTTGTTTTACGGAGTTGAGAAGTACAAGGGCTTCAATAAAACTAGAGACAAAGATTTAGTGGCTCTTATTAATGATGGCAGAGCTTAGGAATTAAGAAATCTTGTTAAGAGTTATGTGTCTAAAGGTCGCGCAGGAAATACTAAGATTTCTGGATTACAGTATTCTTAGGATGAAGCTGGAAACATAACATGGTTGAGCACTGATAAAAGTGAAGAATCTCAAAACCAATAGGTAGGTAACAGAGTTCTAGAAAAAATTAATTCTCTGGAAGCTGCTATAGTAGGAAGTGGAACTAAGCTTAACTAGGACTAGCTATTTGACAAAATGGTTTTATAGGAAGCTAGATATTAGGGATACAAAAATGCTTCTCATGTAACTGGATACTATTAGGAGTTTTCTAAACTTCAGAACTAGTTATTACAAGCTAAGGAAGCATACAATAAAGCGGCTGACACGGCTGATGGAACCCTAGAAGGTAGAATAACTGACTCTCCTACGGATGCAGAGAAGTAGGCTAAGGTTACAAACCTACAGAATTTCTAGAATGCTGTAGATAATGCCTAGAAGAGAATAAATGACTTTTTATCAGGAGATACCTCGTTAGATTATACTAGAAAGTTAAATTTTGCGTTAGACCCTGTTCTTAACTCAGCATTTCTTGGATTAAATAGGACTTAGTGGTTACTTAATAAGATAGACCCCAATAAGGAGTTCACCATTAAGGAATAGATGGAATTAAACGATTAGTGGAATGACCATGTTAAGGATGTTATGCTTAAAGACTTAGACAAAGCATTCTTAGCATATAAGGCTTTAGAGAAGGCAGTATCTCCTCAGATGCTAGCTTAGTAGGATTATGCTAACTAGTATAAAGGAATATTTAACTCTTTAAAATAGCTTTATGACAAGGAGGATTTATCTCTAGACAAATACTTAAACGCTAAGCCCTTCTACACTATGGATTCTAGACTTATGGACTAGAATGGAATAGAAGAATCTGAAGAAGAGTATAACGCTAGAAATAATACAACTACTCCAGACGAGGTTTAGAAATATTACTAGAGGCAACAAAGAGTATTTGATTTAAATAATTAGATACTAGCTGATTATATACAACAATTCGACGATATACTTAGACCTATCAATTATTCTATAGATAGCTCTACTAACAGAACTATAATGTAGAATATTCGCTATAGACTTAAGGATATTATTAGAAGGGAGATGTAGTATCCATTTATTGATTAGGGCAGTAAATTTGATTCCTCTCCTTATAGAACAATATTACAGGATTTAAAAGAGGACCTATCTAACATTGATGATATACAAGAGAGACTACAAGATAAGCATTATTCTCTAGTTAAAGAGTAGGCAAATAGTTTAGTTACTCTGTTGAGTGATACTATTCCGAGTCTACAAACTTTAATGTCTGTAGATTCTGCTGTTTCTTCCAAATCTATAAAGGAAATAGTTAATAAAATTAATGCTACTAATCTAGAAAATAAAGAGGACTTGGTAAATAATATACTGAGTGCCAAAGAAAAATATGATAATGCTGAAACCGATGAAGAAACCGAAGCAGCTAAGCTAGAACTGTATAATATTATTCCATTAGAATTTAAAACTAAATCTCAGACAATTAAAGATATTTTAAATAATTTTAGTGGTTATGCTGGATAGGAATTTGCGTTAAAGGAGGGACAGGCTGTAGGTGATATATTAACTATAGACGATTTAACTAAAGGTCTTAGTGATCCAGAATCTGCAATCTATTAGTACTTTGCTGCAAAATCTTCTGCTCTACCAGAAGTATTGAGTGCGGCATTGTAGGCAACTCCTATAAAATTTGGAAGAGATTCTAAACTTAAATTACTTACTAATAACGCTAGTGATCCAAGAGAAACTTCTGGAGAAGTAGTAAAGAGGTAGATAGCTACCCTGACTAGATATACTAATACTCTAGCTAGTAGGATATAGAAAAATCCAGTCTATTCCTTCTATAATAAACTGAAAGTCAATTCTCATAGTCCTTTAGAAACTATCTTATCTTCTATAACAAAAGAAATGTCTGATAGTCAGGAAGAAATATTTAACATGAATTATATACTAGATTAGGTATATAAGGATTATGTGTCAGCTGACAAGGTAGATGCATTTGAGTTAAATGATACCTAGGCTAAATAGTTAAAGAATGCGCAAAAGGCTTTGGAATTACTTCAAGCATATATTTATTCTGCCTCTACTTCTCCAACTGGGGTTAATTATTTTGGACAGAATAAATAGATAAACGAATTTGCAAATTCCCATAGAGCAGAATTGACTAGGGAATGGGAACCTCTTCCAGAGATAAGTTAGGAGTATGCTTAGGTATTATAGGATGAAGTTAATAATCTTAATACTGAAATAGAGTTATGGAAACGAATCTCTGAAAATAACAGTATGAACAAACTTAGAAGGTTGGTTGATACTGAGAGTATTGTGAATAATCTACGATATGACATAGGAAAAGGTCTTTCATTTCAATTTACTGTAGGAGATAAACAATACGATTTAACTGAGGGTATAGATGCGCTCCCTCCATTTGATAATGACCCTGAAAATTAGTTAAGCCAGCTATTTAGTTTTGAACAAACTCTTCATAATAACTTTAGCAAGATATTAAAGGATACTGGTTGGACTCCAGAGCAATTTTTCCAGAACTCAGACTTTTGGAAGAAATATTTAGGAAATTATACAGACTTAGAAAAGCAATCAACGAGTAAATTAAATGAATCTTTATCTGGATTTACTAAGTATGATTAGGCTTTATATATACTATCCGTATTATCTGATAATCCTTCCAACTATTATAGATCTGTTTAGAATTCTGTTAAAGATAATGAAGATATAGCTCCACTTACTGTATAGCAAAACATTTCCAGACTAGGAGAAGCTGCACACACTAAGGCTTATAAAGCAGGATTTAAAGCGTTAGCTAGCTTAGTTAATCCCGACAGAACCATAACTCCTAACGTTGTATATATTAATGGAGTAGCAGGTGCCGGTAAAACGGAGGTAGTACTAAAAAACATAAGACAAAGATTCTATGAATAGGCTGCATTAGTGATTGGTCCTACTACTTCTTAGGCTGTTAAATTACAGAACTCTCTGAATGAAGGAACTTCTTATACTATTGAAGGAGATTCTAATATCTTTGATAAGATACTTCCCAACTGGGACAAAATAAACGAAGCCTTTGAGAAAGCTACGTCAGAAATAAATAAGTCTGAGAATCCTGACCACTCTGTAGAGACCGACTACTTTATTATGAAACGGTATAAAAAACCTGGATTCTCTGGGGTGAAAATTGATTTAAAGCCCGACAAAATAAAGTTTAATCCTGATATAAAAGCTCCTTTAGTGTTTGTAGATGAGGCAGCTCATATGAATACCTTGTAGATAGCTTTACTTGATGAGTACGCTGATAGAGTTGGGGGAACAGTATTCTTAGCTAGTGACTCTAATCAATCTGGTTATTAGAATGGATAGGTTGGAAATCTTGCACCTACTGATATTTTTGCCACTAGAACTTCTAAGTTATAGGAATCTTTAAGAACTGCTAATATATAGAAACAAAGTAATAATAACAAGGTATCATCATTATTAGATACTATAAATGATATTTAGGAATCTGGAGATAATCAGCTCTGGCATGATTTAGAAGCTAAGCTTCCTAATCTCATTAGAAAGCTAAATCTCAGAGTATATAATAAAGAAGATGATATAAATGGAGACTTACTAGGAGCTAGACTAGAAGATATTATCAAGCCATTATCGAATCATAAAGATGCTAGTATTGGATTCATAGGAGACGTTAATTCTCCAGTTTATTAGAGATTAAAGTCTGAAGGATTTACTAACTTGGGAGAACCTCTTACTGAAAAGATTATTCCTGGAAAGAAATTTATGCAGGGACAAGAATTTGACTATGTTATAATAGATAATATGGACTTGTCTGTCGATTTAAATAATCCTAGGGAATCTATTCCATTCTTGAAGAGATTTTATACCTTAATGTCTAGAGGTAAAACTGCTTCTATCTTTTTAGACCCAGAGCTTCCAAGGATAATTGGAGCAAATGTCTAGGATGATATGAAATCTGCCGGATTTAGTTTAGCAGGACAAGTAGAGTTATTCAGAAATAATTATGCTAAGGCTCTAGACAAATTAGACCTATCTTAGACAACTTCGGAAGAAGTACCTTAGGTAAAAGAAGAACCCAAAGTTAAAGAAGAAGGAGAGGAATTGGTTATATCTCCAGTAGTAGAGAAAACTCCTGAGTTCAACCCAGAAGCTACAGAATAGCAGGTTGAACAATAGTTAGAAGATGCTAAATAGGAAGTCTATAAGGATTTTGTGGAGTAGAACTCTGCAGAAAGATAGGATATAGAAGTATCAGAACTATCTGACCTTCTAATAGAAGCTAACACGGTAGTACCTATTACAGGATTACGTGAGACAATGACTGATCCAGATGGTTCTTAGAGAGTATATCCTGCGTGGCTTCCAGGAGAAAGAACTTCAGTGAGAAGAAATATCAACGCCATATATGATGGTACTGAGCCTATTACTAAAAGAGTAGATAAACAAAGATACTAGGATATTATAACTAAAATACAAAGTTCAGTTATATTCGGAGGTAATGTAACTGACCCAGCATTAACCTCCTTACTAGGATTTAGTGAAGCTTGGAAAAATAGAAAACTTCAATTAGAGGTAAGAAAAGCTACAGATGCAGACAACTTCGGAATAGGTACTGACCTTAAGCCTACTTATATAGACATAGATGGAACTCCATATATAGTTTCTGTTACTTGTAGACTAGACGGACTAAGTAAGACTATTTAGGATAACCCTTTCTCTGCTGTATTTGATATATGTCTACTTTCTGATTTTAATAATTTAAGAAAGCCTAACGTATAGTAGGCAATTAAGGATAAGATAAATTAGAAAATAAAGAACGGGAAAATAACTGGTGCTGATAAGATTAAGGCAGAGAGATTTAGAGATAACCTTAGCGAATCAGTAAAACAGTATGAACAATTTATAAGAAGGATAGTACAAGAACATCCAGAGGGACATTCTATAGAACTTACTTCGGATATGTATGAATCTCACTAGACTACTAGATTAGTTAAAAGAAAAACTCCAAGACGACTTGGAGGAACTTTAAGTATAGCTACTGTTGAAAATAATAGAGTAGACTAGGATGGTAACTATATTTCAGACTATAATAATTTCTTAGATACTGATAAACGTAAAGTGGTGTCTCCAGTATATATATTAGGAAATAAATCAGATATATTGAAAGGAAAAGTTTCTGAATCTATCTTCGGCAAGGCTGTAGTGTTTGTATCGGCTAATACAAATCTTACACCAGAAGAACTTCCTGATAGATATATAGAATAGAAGAGAAATCCTGATACTCATACTCCAGAAGTTAGAATGGTAGTCTTAAATAATCATGGACTAAGCTTCACTGAGCTTATAACTCATAGAATACAAAGTTAGCTAACTGGAGAAGGGGAGAAATCTAAGAAACCTTGGAGAATGGATACACTAGGAGTAAGAATGTTTACTGCCATGTGGAATTTCAGAGCAGGGTTGGAAAACTTTATATCTTAGCTAGATAAGTGGAAGTCTGAAAATGGATATGATAGTAGTAAAGTATTAGATATAAGCAAGGTAGAATCTGAACTCTTTAATCTGTTTGGAAAGAATTGGGAAACTAAACTAAGTGCTAAAAGTCCTTAGGTGGAACAGCTCTTAAATAGATATAAGGTTACTGCTGCGGACTTAGAAAACTTAATAAAGTTTAACTAGGAATATTGTAAGGATATACCTACTTTTAGGCTAGGAATTGACTTAACTAGTAAAAACGTCGGAGGATATGTAAGGTCATTTGATGTTAGCAATTCTAGTGTATACGGAAAGAGAGAAGCTAATATGTTAGCTATCGAAGAAGAATATGCGCATAAATATCATGCCATATTATCTTCTATACTAGAATAGTTAACTGCTAACGAGCCTCCTGAATTATTCAAGAGAGCTGGATTGGAATTTAAACCTATGGCTACAAGATTAGCTAAGGCTGACGGTTCTAATTATGCAACTAATGAATATATCGGAAAAAGTGAATAGAGAAGAAACTTATCTGGGCTTATTCATACTAATAACAAGAATATAGTTATTGGAGAAACAGATGAAAGTGGTAATATAATCTCTACTTCTACTATCCCTGCAGAGTCTATGTTTAGCTTCTTCCCTAAAGCTATTTCTGCTATAGCTTCTAAATCTAGAATATATTAGACTAACAATAGAGCTAGCGGATTAATCAGCATTAGCACTATTGATACCAAAAATAACACCGATAAATTTGATTTTGATGTTGCGTCTTTATTCAAAGACGGTATGTTGGAAAAGAGAGGAAATGATAATACATTATTTAATATGTTCAATCTAATTTTCCATGGTACTGTAGAGAGTATAGAAAAACCTCATGCTTATACAGAAGAAGCTCCATTCAAATATGGAATCTTTGTAGACCCAGATTTGGAAACTAGTTAGGACTACAAACAAATTAACGTAAGAGGTCAGAATGGAAAAGATTACGCGTTCTTAAGATGCGGAACTAATCCTGTGTATTTCGATGTTGATGTTGATGTAATTTCTGGCGGTATTGCTCTAAATTTATCTAAGCTATTAGATGGAGGAAAGAGACAATTGAAAGAGGAAACTAAAGTGGAGAATCCTATACAGGAGCAATTAGGCTACTCTTCATAGATAATAGACGAAGAGGATAGAATGAGATTCCAAAACTGGGTAATGAATAACGGTAAGGAAGATAATGAACAAAGTTACTCGGAGTACGTTACTATATAGAACAACAGAAAGCTTATAAACTTCTTTAAGAATGGGGCTTCTGTAGATAATATAGTAGAACTTGTGAATATGTAGATTGGAGAATCTACTATTAAAGATGTTAAATACGAGAGTGGAAAAGTAACATATACTGATGTTAATGGTAATACAGGAGAATTAAGTTTAGACACTGGAGATATGTATATTACTATGACTCCTAATAAGACTAATTCTATAGAGGAATTAACTAGATAGTCATTTAATTCTATGGTAGTAGACCCAATGGGAAATGATATAATGACTCACTCAGACTTCTTGAACTAGCTAGAAGAAACCTTCTAGGAGGATATGGAAGTGCAAACATTAGCAAATTCTTCTAATGTCGAAAGTTACCTTGAACTATTAGTAAGTATGAAAGATACTCTTAACGATAAGATAGAACAGCTAGAAGATTCAGATTTAAAATGGAGTTTATCTGACTATCTATTATATGTAGATACTACTTGTTTTTAATAAATAAATGACTATGGCAGCTTGTAATGTTAAATATGACAAAAAGAGTTATTAGCAATTAGCCTCAGATTTAAAGTTATTATACAGTCAAATTAATAGACCTGGGATAGAAGACAGAATCATAAAAACTTTGGAATTTAAATATAAATCTAAGGATGGAGAGGATAAGAGATTACTCTTGACTGATTCAGAAAATCTTGACGAGACTTCTAGAGATTTCATTGACGATGTTAATAACATAGTTTGTGGTTTAGCTAACGCTTCTTTAGACAGACTACCAGAGAAAGCCATGAAGTTTAGAAACATTGTGTTGTCAACCTTCTTCGACATGAATAGTGTCGGAGAGGTGACAACTCAGGTTTCTGAGACTGAAAAGGAAATGGAAACTGATGAAAATAAGGAAGCGAGAAAATTACAGAAAGTAGAAGACGCTCTACTTGAGATATATGGACCAATTAATACAGGTCTCATTTAGGAAGTAACTGATAGCTTTGGAAGAGAATTAAAACAAAAGTTAATCTATAATAACTACCTAAAAACTAAATATGAGTTAACTTCCGAAGAAGTTAATAAAAGAATTGTGGATTATAAGGAGAGTAAATTTGAGAGTATTCTTAGTCATCTAAAAGAACAATTTCCAAATGATTCTACTTTGCAGTCTATTACTAGTATGTATAGTAACGGAATGTTAAATTCCAGCTAGTACTATTATGTCATAGATACTTTTAGGAAGTATGTATTACAAGACCCGAATAGAAACACAAAGTTTAATCAACAACTAGAAGATAAAATCTTATAGAAGAATAAGGTACAATAGGAATATTTATATAGATAGCTAATTAAGACTATACTAAATAATCCTAAACTCAATACATGGTTTAATAATAAGTATAGCACTAACTATACTAATTCGGAAGCCAAAACTCAACTATTTCTAGCAAATAGATTCTCTAACTATTATCTTGAAATTAAAGATAAGTTGTTAAAGGAGATAGAAAGAGGGGCTGATTTCAAAGATGAAGTCCTTCCGATTATCCAAGAAATAGAAAATCCAAAGGATGACTTATTAAACTATGTAAATGATTATATTACTTTAACTCAGTTTGATGATTTATTAGCATAGAAACTAGGAGGTAGTATAGGGATAGAACGAGGATTTCTGAACAATGTAGAGCCTCAAAGATAGGCTGCTTAGAAGTACAAATTAAGAGAATCTCACTCGCATTAGAAGGCTGGATGGGAAACCGCAAACAATGAAGGAAGTGAAGCTCATACTAGTACTAACGTAAAAGATATGCTGGACACTATTTTCATTTATAAATATAATGAATCACATTAGCCACTTCCGCAAACTTTAGATATGACCTCTCTTATGTAGGCATGGCAGTCTTTATTATCAGATATATTAAATAATAATATTAACTTCGAAACTAGCAACAGTGAAGCAGTTATAGGAGTGTTAAAAGACCTCATAAACACTCAAAATGTTAATGTGTTAGATAATATTATTGATATATTAGAGATTTTATTTAAGCCTTAGGCCATATAGAACTCTAGAGGTAGAATGATAGACTTTATGAGAAATGAAAATCTACTATCAGAACAACATAAAAATATTCTCTATTCATTCTATAATGAGGTACTAAATAAAGACAATCCTAACTCTAACATTTCTATAGAATTAGGAAGAGTAAACGATAGCTTGAAATTTGGAACCAAGTTCCTAGAAACAGTTTCAGATCTATGTGCTATTATTTATAGAAATGTTAATAATAATTATATAGATTGCAATTTACAATACTCTAAAGCAGCTTTTTAGGTAAAGCAAAAATTCAATTGGGATTCTGACTTATTTGACTCTGTAGAAAGAATTACATTCAAGAGTAAAATGAGACAGATAAATAAACTCGGAGAAGATAGACTTACTAAGTATAACTATACCTCCGTTCCTGATTAGTCAGGCAAGTTTATTTCTAAAGTAGAACTTCCAGGAAAGGAAGGAGCTATGTATACCTTTGGTTTTAAATATAATCAAGGTGCTTCTAATATAGAGGGTTTATTTTCTACTATAGATAACCTAGAGTTAGAGAACTCAACCGTTACTATAAATGGTAAAGAAGTTCCTATCTTAGATGTTTTAGCAGATATTAATATCAGAGAGTTTAGCAACAAAGTTCTTACTAACAAGGCTTTATTAAACGAATACGAAACAGTATTTAACAATCTGTTGGAAATGTTTGACTATTATCTGGATACTAACTTCTTATCCGACAAGGGGCTAGAAACTCTGTAGGGGTATAAAGATAAATACAAATACGACCCAAAGAATAATTTATTCTCTAAAAATTATCTGAATCATTTTCTTAAGCTAGCAATTAGAACTGCTGACATTGATAATCAAATCAAACTTGCCGGAGATCAGGATATGAAGGAGTATTTGATGGAGAACTCTAAGTATACTAGCTTATTCAATAGAGAATCTAAGAAGCCATCCTCAGATATATTTGATATACAAGCAAATAGAGTTTACTTTAAACCAGCTACAACTAGAGATAAGGCTCTGAGCGATTTAGCTAGAAGTAGTGTAGAAGCTTCTGGTAGGTCAGTAAGGTCAACCTCTCTCAATAAGGCAGGAGCTAGTGTATCAAATTATAGTATATCGAGATTGGGATCTGAATTAAATAGACGTCTTCATAAACAACGTCAACAAGGAGGTGCAGCGTCTTCTCTACTATTCGTTTAGAATATAGATGCTATAGATATAGACCCAGTAATTGATGGTGAAATAACTACACCCATAGGTGATGTTAAATCGGTTAGGGATATGTCTTCTTCTGAGCTATTCTAGCACGCTATCTTGGATAAATTCTATAATTCCTTCTTAAGAACTGGCAAGATATGCTTCTAGCCTACAGTATATTCTGATAAGACTAACTTCCTAAATTATATGTCTACCTTATCAATGTTTAGCGATAATATTATGAATCTGATGTCAGACAATTCTTAGGAGTTTGTTGATTTATACAAAAATACCTTCTTCTCTGCACACAATTAGATTCAGGCAAACGTAGTAGCTAAAATGGAGAAGCTAATAAATTTCTTATCTACTCAGTAGGGAGCGAAATTCAAGAAAGCAGAAGACATATTTTAGTCTAATAGATTAGATAATGTTAGAACTTTCTTAAGAAATAGAACTGAATCAGAATTAACTAATTTAGCATATTGGTATAACTAGTATAATCTTGATAAGATAGAGCTAGAGAAAGATAAAGATTACAGGTCTAGAAAGAAATTCTGTGACCTTAACGAGGTTACTGATTTTTATGCAAAACTATATAATGACTCAGTTAGACTAAGAAAGTTCCTAAGACAACAATAGGAATTGTTTTTAGACAATCTTAGAGAATATGGAGTAAACTTCCGACTATTTGACTCTACTTCTGAGTTAAATTCTTGGATTTCTAATACTCTCCAAGAAAAGAATGCTACTTAGACAGTAAGGCTATTATCAGATAGCAAAATACTTTAGGTTAAAGATAGAAAGGAGTTTGCTGATAAATGGATTAATAAAGATACTGGAGAGCTTTTACTAGAGAGAGATGGAATATTGAATCCATTCCTATAGAAATTCTTTTATATAGAAGGATTGTTTAGTAATAATCTAAGACTTAGTTTATCTGGAACAGAAATCAATCATCCTGACAAAGCAAAAGGAACATTATTTAATAGAATTGTTTCGGCTATAGGCAATATTAAATAGGCTGATAATCCTATAAAACTTAATGTTGCTAACAAGGAATTAGAAAATTTACTTGTTGGAAATAAAATAAAGTTTGAATCCTTAGACCGCTTCATAGAGGAGTTTTCTAAAGCTAGAGCTATAAATGACTTAGATGGTAATCCAAATATGTAGGATATTTACGACAAGACTATCATTGAAATCATTAATACGGCGCAAGGAACTTAGTTCAAACGTAACGTTATTATTCCTGCTACATTGTAGCATCCACTTACGGGATTAATTAATGGAGTTGCAACTAAAGTTAATGCTGCTGTTGTATACGATATGGCAGCTCCGGTAAATAATCTTAGAGAATCTGATTCTATAGATTCTTAGGATGGAAGTGCTTAGATGTCTCCTATTCAAGTTATCCTAGAAAATAACTCACTTGGAGACTAGAGAGTAGGTACTAACAGAAAGCCTATTTGGGATGATTAGACAGAAGACCTAACATCATTCTTAGCTAAATTTGCAGCATTTGGACAAACTAATGCTATGATGCTATAGTCATTACAATCTAATTCTGCATAGTACAATATGTTTAAGAAGATGCATAATATTCGTTGGAATGGTACTATCGACCTAACTAAGAATATTAATCAGTTTCAACAAACTATGTACGACCAAGAAGAGGTCTCTAGATGGTTTAGAGAAGCTATTTTAGGAGGAGAAAAATTATTCTATAAGAATCAATTTGGGGAAGTAGTACAGATAACTGATTTCGGAAAAGATGGGTCTGGGTATTTTACAGTAGAAACTGTATTAGGGAAAGGTTCTAATAAAGTATATCACTACTTTAATGATTAGTCAGAACATTTCACTGAATACGCAGAAGGACTGCATACAATAGACAGCTTGTATGAATTATTTGTTTCATTAGGAGGAATTAACTGTACTAATGCTAAGGGAGTAACATCCGAATTTAGCAACTAGGTATTAACTAATTTTGTGATTAATGTAGGTCATAAGGTTAATGCTAAGGTTACATCTGTTAAAGATGTGGTCCAGCCTCTCAAAGATAAGTTTATTGGATATGTATTTAATAACTCCGCTGTAAAGAACGGAGCAAAAAACATAAACAGCTCGGATGCGTGGTTGGATAATAATCCTTTAAATACATTCTAGGTTAACATCTAGGGATTGGGCATTTAGCTAAATGCCGACCACGATGTAGTAGATTCTGAATTAACTGAGTTCTCTCAGGTAGTAGCTGCCTGTGCAGCTTATGGTAAAGACTTCAAGTCAGTAAATGAGATTTACTATGGTCTTGCAGAATCTGCATTCTAGGCTTCAGAATAGGAATTAACTAATATCCAAAGATACTTTAAAGATTACGCAGTAGACCCAAGTAAAGCTAAGTATTAGCTTTATAAGATAGTAGGAAAGTTGATAGTCCAATCTAAGAGTAATAGTGATATGGACTTAACTGAGAAGCTTAAGCAAGAAATAAACAAAGAGTTTAAGATTAATAAGGATAACTCATCTATGGGATTAAAGATTCCATTTAGTGATCCTAGTATCTATACTTAGTTTATTACTAACATCACTTCTGTAATCAATTCTAAGTCTATTAAGCGTAAACATCCAGGTTCTGGTTATGTTATGGCACCAGGATATAATGTTGTCCAATACTTTCAAATGTTTGACCCTAAAACGAAAACCTATAGAAAATATCTTTTTGAGGACGTATTAAAGAGAGCCAGAAACGATTTCAAGGGAAAACTGAGAAATGGATTAGAAGCATGGTGTGCCTAGAACGGAGTAGACCCTAATAAGTACGGAGAGCGTAAAAGAAGAATTGCTAGCTTCGATTTAGCTACTTTGATAAGAGAATCTGCTGATAAGATAGATACTTCTGCTATTCCATATATGAACATTACTTCTTAGGATACTACTGAGTACAATAGACAACTTGTTAACCTATTTCTAGATGCTAAGTAGTAGGCAGAATAGGTACGAGATAAGTCTTGGTTTATGCCCACAGATATAGTCCAAGTAATTAATCCTACAGGAGAACCAGGGTAGATTATTGATTTAAGTGATATGGAAACATATTACAATTTCAAGAATAGGACTGAACTAGAAGGAACTCAATTTAAGTTATGTGTCACTAGGCCTAATAACCTAAAACCTTCTTTGATTAGATGGTAGTATACAGACCCAGTTGATAATACTCCTAAGTTTATGACTATATATGACCATCCGATTATTAGAGGTTCTTGGAATTTACCGAAATCTGAGAGACCTAAACAAACTGAGATTTAGGCAGTTCTTGACTTATTAGACCAAGGAAAGTTTGAATTGAACGGACAGGTTATAGACATTATTCCTGGAAGTTTGGAAAATACAGAAGCTGAGATAGTATTAGGTAATATGTATAAGGATATATTCCAGACTGGCGATGCTTCTCTTGCTGATATTATGGACCAAGGGGAAAACTTCTTCAGAAGACAAACTGAAGTTCCTAAAATACCGGCGGGATTCTATAATTTAGCTTTTGTAAAGAATAATGGTCAACATACCTTGGTGTCTTTCAGTAATCTTGTTGAAACTCTAAACATTTATGAAGACCCATTCGATTATACTTAGGAATATATAAACGATAATAACGAGATATATACTCACCAAGATGGAATAAAGATTGGTAAATATATACAATCTTCTTGGAAGTATGTAGATGGAAAAGTCTTAGATTAGAGTAATCAAGAGATTGATAAGTCTAGATATAGACTTGTTTAGGATAAGAATGGAAACGTAGAGAATATTCTTCAGAGAATAGACTATGTTAAAAGATACAAGTATACTAAGGCAGAACTAGTTAATGGAGAACATTAGCTGATTAACTACACCTTATATAAAATAGCCCCGATTTAGGATATAAGAAGAGCATTAGACAAGAAAAGTAGCGATTAGGATGTCCTTAATTCAGATGCATACCATTAGATTTCTTCAATATTAAATAATATATACTCTCAAGATAAGTTTATTGATATATAGGTAAATACAGGAGTGGAATTAAATCCTGGACTATAGAGAACCATAGCAAACAGTCTAGTAGATTTTGGTAACGATACGAGATATGATGAAGAGTCTAAGAAACGAGTATTAATGACTCCAGAAGAAATTAGAAAGCTTCCTAGATTCTAGCAACACATGATAGAATTAAGAAATGCTTTGATAGGAAATAATTTCTCTGAGCAATATAAACAAATACGGGATAGATATTACGAGTATCTACAATAGTATAGAAAATAGTATTCGTCATTCTTAACCTCCTTACACTTTATTTCTTCTCGTATTCCAGCCCAGTCACTTCAGTCATTTATGCCTATGGTTTGTGTAGGTTGGACTGCTGATACTTCTAACACAGCTTATGTAAGCTATATTTAGACCTATCTGCAAGGTTCTGACTATGATATTGATAAAGCATACGTAATGGGACAATCATTTAGTGATGATGGTATGTACATAGGATGGAGTCCATTGTTTGATTATTCATCTGAATAGATGGTAGATGCAAGTAAAACTTTACCACTTCCTAGAGGAAATAAATTGATTGTTGTTGAGGGAGAGTAGTACTCTATAGAGAACGAACTAAATAGTATATTGGCATCATCTGGACCAGAAAGATTAAGAAAAGTTGCTAATCTAATTTATAAAATAGATAATAACAACGGTAGATATAACTATATTGCTGGAACTAATGCGGATGAAAAAAGAAGACTAATTAGACAAATCTAGAAGCATGAGGATTATAAGGTAAGTTATAGATAGAGAGAGTAGGCATATAAGAATGTAGCTAGTGCTAATATTAGAAACGTAGTTCATAATATACGTAATCGAGATTAGGCATATTCTCCTATCACAATGAGAGATTTACAAAAAGAAGCTGATAAATCACCTAAGGGTGCAAAGACTAAATAGCTAAATATGATGAATCCTCTTACCAAATATGTAATGCAGAATCAAAACTTGGTTGGTAAGAATGTTATTGGTATTGCGGCTAATGGTGAAAAGGACTGGTTCAATTTAACATATTATTATCATAATGTATTAAGAAACGGAAATCAAAAAGATAAATTCTTCTTGAAGATGAATCATTCTTATAGTAGACTATCTGGAAGAGCAACTGATTAGCTGATGAATGTAGTGGTTAAACACATTCCCGATTTATGGAATGCCTCTCCAGAACTTTCTTAGAAAATTAAAGAGGAGTTCTACTCTACTTACGACGGACAAATAGATATGGATGATAAGTACGTCGACTAGCTAATTTCTCAGATTCTTTCTGCGGCAACAGATAATGCTAAGGAATTAATTCTTGCTAAGATTAACGCTGGGACCAACTTAGCTAAATATCACTTACATCTTGTTATGATGGGCTTCAATCTTAAGGATATTGTGGCGTTTATGACAAGTCCAGTAGTAGAGCTAATTGACAAGTATAGTAGAAATGATTTATATAAAAATCAATCTAGTTCGGTAACTAATGCTATTAAGATACTAAATGGAGATATAGACCTCTCTAAACTAATTGTAAAGCCCCAAGATAATTTATCTCCAGAGGAAAGATTAGAAGCTATGGAATCTTAGTTTGAAGCTATGGAAGCTGAAGCTGAGATGATGTCTGAGATGATGGCGGAAGGTCGTACTCCAAGAAGGACTAATAATGAATATATGTGGATAATTAGTAAGCTAGGAAACATATATAAAGATTCAGAGTCTAAATCCTTGAAAGATTTTGTTCAAAAATTCATTAAGGCTAAAACTGAACCACTAACTGCAAATAGTCCTAAATATATGGAAGCATTATCACAGTATGAACTTCCTAAGACTGATAATATGAACACTAATTATGTATTTGAATACATTAATTAGATTATTAGCGATATTAAATCCCAGATAGCAGACTATAATAGATTACATCCTAATAGCAATTACTCAATGCTAGATTTTAAACTAGACTTGAATGAGTTTTAGAGAATTACTGATGAAGCCAATGAAACTTCTACTTTAGCTTCAGTATGGCTGAAATTAAATCAAGGTATTCCTCAGACTGATATGGATTTAATTAAACTTATTAAGAGAATGTATGCTACTGTTTCTACCAGAGAGCGCAGAATGGGAATAAAGAAACCTTCTGATTCTTACAAGACTAAGTTTGTTAATCTATCTGATGAAGAGGATTCTGCTACAAGTAGTTCTGGAAAGAAGGCTGAATTGCTTTAGTATTTAGAAGAGTTTCAATCTATAGCTCCAGAGATATTTGCTACGATGCAAACCAAGACAAAAACTGAAAAGGATTTAGTAAAGGTTATCAAGAATATTCAAGGAAATAATCCAGAACTATCGCTTGTAGAAATAGTATCTATCTTATAGGATGCAGTGAATACAGATTTGTACGGAAATTTTGATTTGTACAAGTTCTTAAATGATGAAAAGGTTATAGTACCTCAAAGCTCTAGAACTATATACAATACCAGACAAGGTGACTTAGTATCTTATAGGGAATTAGCTGCGACATATTACAATTTAATTAAATCAAGTTGGAATATACTAGACTTAGTTAATAGAATACCACACTATAAGATGAATCTAGATTTGCTAAACTATACATTATAGTAGAGACATTTATTTGCGAATAAATCAAAGATAGTAGACTAGTTAATTTCTTTAGGAGAATTGTCCTATAGTGCATTATCAGATAAAGATTACAAGAACATAATATCTTATGCAGACAAGATATTAATTACTTCATATTTCTTATCTAAGGATGAGCCTATAGATATATCTAAAGTAGATAATACTAAGGTATATGATTCTAATTATAATTTAGTAAGGTCTGATGAATTGTATATAAATTCTCTTAACGGCATAGATTCTCTTAAGAACTTCGTAGAAAATGATTTCTATGAATGGCTTAAAAATACTTACCCAGATAACTTCTTAGTTAAAGAGCTTGTTTAGAGTTCTAATAGAGGAAAGAGTATGCTGAGAACAGCTCTTAACCTATTTGAAATAGACTAGAGTCTTCCAAACAAGTAGACCTATAATAGATACCTAATAGGTATACAGGAGTTAGCTACTGAATCCTTCGACAAAAATCATACTGTTGCAGATATATTAATGCTTTATAACTTAGCTGTCAATGGAACTAGATTAGGAGGTAAGTATATGACTGGTATATTTAGAGACTAGGTTCGTGAGGGTAATGTTTTGTACGATTACTATAAATTCATGTCAGAGTAGGATTACAATGATGATTTTAAGTATATCATGCCAACTAAGAGAGACTTTTTAATAGCTATGGCTCCAACTGTGTATTCTACATATGCGTTGAATTATAGAACGGAACCATACGTAAAAGTTCTAAATCCAGCTCACGGTTATGATGTCTATAAAAGATACTATGATAGGTCTGATTATACTTGGAAATATGATATGAGTAAGCCAGAATCCCTACTACAATTAGACCACTTGGGTCTTACTTAGGGAGAAATAGATGAAAGAATATATAACTATTCACAGAACTCATTAGTAATGTTCCCAGAACTTCATAAGAGACTTAGAGAAAATTCTATATTCTCTGGAACCGGAGAAGCTAATATGAAAGATAGAGTATTGTAGTTAGCACAATATATAAGATAGAACAGGTTGCTTATTTACAAATTATGTTAATATGGAATGTGATGTAATTCTTGAGATAGGAGGGAAAAATAATTTCAAAATTGATAGAGAGTCTAGTGAAAAGGAGCTAGACTCTCTTCAAGATATTGTAGAATATCTAGACACCCTTCCTGAACATAAAATAAAGTAGTTGATTTACGACTTGCAGACTTCATCTACAAGAGTAAAAAACTCTCAAAAATACTTCTTGGATAAACAGCTAATAGGGAACTGTTCTTTCGAGAATTTAAAACTTCGTTACCCAGAGGAAACGGAATTAATTAAAGATATTGATAAACCCTACATAATCACTCTTGTAGACAAAGCATACTCCAACGGAGATATGTTAAAGGGAAGAGTAGTAGTGAATGGAGTAGTAAGTTATGTATTTAGAAACAAATTCGATGTATAGAACTTCGCCGAAACCGAACACAAAAAATATTTAACCGAATAGGTTATAAATGATAATGAAATTCTTGATGAATACTTATCTGAGAAGTATAAGGATAAGTTAGACATTATTAGAAATAATTACAAAAAGAATTTAGAGCGTATTACTAAAGAGGTAGATTCTACCCCTTCAGAATCTTTTACAATTAAACATCTTATTTTAGATTACCTAAATAACAGTAGTGACTATACTAAGCTTATTAAGAGCGGTGACCAGATTATAGATTCTGGTTCTGTGCTAAATGATTTCTGCCGAGAACTTAATAAGTAGTAGGTAATTAATGAAGACTCAGAGTCTGACCTAGCCCGATATTTAAGGAGATTACATTGGAAAAGAGAATAGTTTGGTAAGTCTGAGTTATACAAGGGGCTTGCCACCTATATCCCCCAATTTTCTTAGGAAGTCAGCGAATAGCAATTTATAAATCTTAACTCTGAGGAGATGGAAGAATTACTATAGAAATACTTCAAAAACGACATAATACTATCCAACTACCACGTTGAATCTGTAGGTAGATCTGTACCATAGAGCATAAGACTTACTAAACCTCAGGTTAAGAAATTATTTGATAATGTTCTATCTAGGAAGAACGAAGAAAGAAGAGCTTTAGGAGAACTAGAATTATCTAGTAGTTATGATGATAATATAGCAACATTAGAAGATGCTTAGCAATTCTTTTCTGGATATTAGAATGTGGAGATTGATGGCTAGTTATATGCTTTAGATATATCTCAAGATAAAGACTAGATAGTTTACAGCTATATGGGAAAGAAGCTTACTAACGATGATAAGATTAAATTAAGGAGAATAGGTAGAGTATTAAAGGATGAGTTTAACTTTGGGTATGATACTATGAACATTTTTACTCCAGTAAACGAAGATGGTGTTGATAATGGACAATATTAGGGTTACTATATATACAATCATCTTAATGAAAGTGGAGAGAATATCTTCATTGTTAGTAATAGCGTTATTAGTCCTAACTTATATGACCCTCCTAAATTTAGATCTCTCAAAGATGCTAAATTAGCAGTTGAAGGTTTTAACCGTTCTGCCAACGTTAGTAAATAGACCAAGATAGAATTGAAGCAGATGTTAGGAAGTTCTGACGGAAAGAGATATGTTCATTTAGAGTTTCCAACAAATCCTGGATAGACTATTAGTTCTATAGCTTATCCCATAGGTCCTAAAACTAAGCTGCTTGCTTAGGAACATAACCTTATTACTAATAAGAAGCCGTCAGAAATATAGGCATTTTATAAACAAAAGGGAATCGATATTTCCTCCCTAGACTTGCCAGAGAAAATTGGAATATTTTTATATGCAATGACAGAAAACGGCTACTCTATTAATGCCATGTAGGGAAGAACTATGGAGGATGCAGATTATGAGGCTATAAGGAAAATTATTTTTGATATTAATAATGCTCCAGTTAAGCAATATTTGATAGAAAGAAGTACTAAAAACAACGATGGCAATTATACTGCCTACATAAAATCTCTAACAGATTCTGGAATAACTATTAATTCTACTGGAGTAGATGTGTAGGGCAATCCTCCAACCCAAAGTTTAACTAGTACATTATTCAATCTTAAAGAATCATTAGAGAATACCTTATTCAAGGACACTCCTATTAAAATCAACATTACAGATAATAACCAACTATCGCAATTGTAGGACCAAAACGGTAACAGAATATTTCCAAATGGTACAGATGATGTCAAAGCCTTTATTTATGATAACTAGCTTTACATAAATTAGAGCAATGCTAGTGTTAACGACCTTTTGCATGAAACATTCCATATAGTATTAGGAGCTATTAAGGCTTAGGATATGAAGGATGGAACTAAAAATTATGAAGACATTTTGAATTTCTATGATAAGAAAGTATCTTAGATGACTAAGAGTAGAGTCAATGACCTCTACAAAAACTTAGCATATATAGATAGAATAGAAGAAGGTGTCGTAAGATACTTAGCTAGATAGATTGAGAATGGCGATGTATTCTATTATAGCGACAGAACTAATGAAGCTATAGATTTGTTCAGACAGCAATTCCTAAACATAAGACAAAATATTAGAAAAAATATTAAACTGGATTTAGACACAGACTTAGGCTTTTAGTCTAGTGTAAATGCTTTAGTTTCGTCTTAGATAGGATAGATGTAGAAAAATCGTATCATTTCTAATCTTATAGAGAAGGGGATTGAAAAAGGATTAATATTAGAAAACTGTAAATGAAAGATTGTAAGTACACGTTAGTAGGTAAAAGACAATACAACCACTCTTACGATGAATTAATAAAAATATTGAAAAAGAGTCCATAGCTTGCTTATGATATTCTTTATTCAAAGGATTATAATCGTCAGACTAGAGTGGTTGATAAGTTGTCTGAATTAAAGGAAGCAGGGAAACGAAAATTTAAAAAAGAGTTCTCTGATAGAGTAGATGTATTGAATGGATGTGCAGAAGTTAATGCTTCTGGATACACAACACAGTCATTTATTGACTCAGGTCTGTATATAGACCAATTAGGAAAATAGATAATGCCAGTTCTGTAGGTAGAAGACTATATTGATAGAATGGCATCACTATATGAATAGAAGGGACTGTCAAAGGATGAAATAGAGAAGCATATTTCTATATTAAGAAATAGTTGGAAGAGAATAGCAGAAGATGGTAGGGATTTACATAAAATTATTCTTAAGCAAGGTAAGGAAACTTCTTATTCTCAGACCGAAGATAATACTAAAGGTACGTCTTTTGAACATCTTAGCGATGCTATACATGATTAGGTTTACGACGATATATTTCGCTAGGTGTACTTAGGCAACGGTAAAGAATCTAAGGAATTTGGTGATGATTCCTCTCCAGTTATAATGAAGAATCTAAATCTATCAGCAAAACTAATAGGAAGAGACGATACAATTACTGGACATATTGACTATATTGTAGTGAAACCTAACGGTTCAGTAGAGGTCTTTAATATCAAAAGTTCGCACGAATCTCCAGCATTTTGGGATTAGGCAAAGAAGGAAAAATATAGAAATGAATTTGCCTTATTATCTAGAATATTATAGTATAATGGAATAAATACTAATGATATTAGATTTAATATTATTCCAGTTACATTAGAATATGATGATTAGTTTCAAAATATTAAGGATATAGTAGTAAATAGAGCAGAATGCTATAGTCATAATAGAGGTGCATTTGTGATGCAAGAATCTATGAAACTAGCACAGAGATTTATAACATCTAATGCTGAAACAATAACTATAAACGACTCTTCTATTGACAAGGTAAACCAGCAATTAAAAGCTGTGTTTCCCAAAAAGGACATTAAAGCAGATGGAATTACTTCTACTATAGAAGAATTTATTGATAAGAATTGGACATACTGGACGTAGGGGGAATAGCCTGATACAGGATGGAACCTTACTATAGATGGAGTTGTCTATAATGTAAAGAGTTCCGAACTTAAGAGTAAGAATAAGGAAGTAGTAGATATAATTAAACAGAATCAAGACAAGCTTCTAAACGTAGATAATGGTAAACTCAGCGCTAGGGGTATAGTTAATCAGATTGGAGAATTTAGACGATTCGGATTTCCTAAATTTGACAATGATTACCTAGATTAGCTATTTAGTCCATATTTTGAACATTCTGTAGTAAAAGTTAATGGAAAAGATAAGTACAATTATTTGTGGGAAGTTGTTAAGAATGATACCTTAGATAATTGCAATATTATTATGTTTAAAAATACCTTAACTGGATAGATAAATCTAGTAACTCTATCTGGTCTAAACCTAGATTAGATACATTCCTTCGAGGGAAGAACGAATATATTAGGATTTCATTTAAATGACCTTTAGGGAACAGACAACTAGGGTAGAGAATTAATGAAAGCTACCTATGGAAACATAGAAACTATGAGGACTATGTTTCTATTAAATGAAATAATTCCATAGTTGGGAAGCGATATAAAACTTGGAGACCTTACAGTAGTTGGAGGACTTGGTGGAAGAATACAAAGTCAATAGTATCCTATTTAGTTAATTGTTTCTAATTTCGTCAAGGCTTAGGAAGTACTAAATTAGAAAGACCCAGGATTGAAGATAAGTAATAACTTTGCTACAGTAGAACATATCTCGCCTGTGCAACTTTTGATAAATGAATTTTGGGATATCCTACATGAATCCCCAAATCTTGGTAAGACGGATTTCAACTCTTTAAAAGAATTGATATCTGGTTCAGATATTGACGGTTTGCAACATATGCTAAATGGAACTACAATAGATTCCTTATCTTCTGCAGAAACTAATGAAGTTTAGATACAGAGATTAGAAGAACTTATTTCGAAACTAAATAAAATACTGGTAGGACAGCATATGTCCTTGTCTCCAGATACGATTATAAAGTATGCAACTGGAAAAGCTACTCTAGCTAATCCTGAGAGAAATGAATTAGTAACTGGATGCTGTAAACTATTACTAAACGCGTCGATAACTTTAGATAGACTCTCTGGAATTATAAGAATATCAGAAGATGATTTATCAGAAGTAGAGCGCCTGTTAGCAAGACCTCAGAACATTTCTAACACATAGATAAGAATTATAAGTAAATTACTTTAGGACGCAATTCACGGAATTTCCAATAAACTAGAGCCTTAGATTTCAGACTTTAATTTAGCCTGCTTGGACTATTACGAAGCAAAAGGATATGGCAAGGCTAGAAATGCTATAATTGGGGATTAGGCTAGAGTATTTAAGCATCTATATTAGGAAAAGGATGGAGAATTATTCTTTAAGAATCCATACGATTCAACCTCGGACTTAGATGCTGACGATAGAAAATTTTTGAAAAAAGCCTTGTTTGAAATAAATAAGTTGAGATTTAAAGATAATAACTTTTCCTATAAGTCAGAAGATGATAAGGGCATACTAACCTTTATTAAGAATAATCCATAGTATCTCTGGGTGCCTTTAGAAAAGGCTTCATCATCTACTAGATGGAGTAATCCAGGTAAATACTTTGAGGATTTCTAGAGAAGAGTTAAAGGATACTGTAAGAATCCTACTATGTTCTTTAAAGAAATGTATGAAGATATTCTAACCGATTAGGAAGAGTCTTAGATTAATTCCGATATCGAAAATATGCAAGCATACAATAGATTTAGAGCCTCTGAGACTACTAAAGGTAGACAAAGATTGCTATCAAAGTATGGTAAGGACTATTTTGAGACTAATCTACAGAACTTAGTTATAGATTACTCTTACAAAAATCTTTAGGAAGAGGAAATGAATAAGATGCTGACTAGGGCTAAGGGTATTCTTCTTTAGTTAAAATTAACTGGAGTTAGAGAAGATAACTCAGAAAAATTTGCTAAGACCATCAAGCATATTGACGATTATTTAAAGACTGCTGTTTTTAACAGAAGTATTATGGAGGAAAGCTCTAAACAAATAATCGCAAGATTGCAGCCCTTAAGAAAAGCGGTTTCTACGGCTTACATTGCGGCAAGTCCTGTAGCAGCTATTAGAGATACGTTCGGAGGATTCCTATCCAATGTAGTCAGAACTATGACTAAATATAGAACTGACGTAGATGCTAAGGATGTAATGTGGGCATATCAGTTTGTACTTAGACAGGGAGTACATTCGGCAATGAGCATTGATTTATTAGATAAGTTGAATAGTAAATATTTGATTTCTAATATCAATATAGAATAGCAATAGGAGGGTTATAAAACTAACAGAGGAGGTATAACCAATGCAGGCAACTGGGCATATGCTACGTTAAGAAAGCCAGACTTTCTTAATAGAATGGTACTATTTATGGGGAAATTAAAGCATGATGGCTCCCATAAAGCATATTCGATTGTAGATGGAAAGCTGGTATACAATTGGAGAATGGACGAAAGATTTAAACTTCTGGCATCTAATGATAAAAGCAACATGGAAGCTTATAATAAGCAAAAATCATTGTATCTAAGTTAGATTATGAAGTTTAATGAAGAAAATCCAGATGCTAACTTACCTGTAAGTTTGGACACTAATCTTCCAGACGGATATATACAAAATCAGATTGATGAAATCAAAAACTTAGGGGATACTATATATGGTTCATATAGCCGAAGCACAAAAGCTATGTATGAAAACTTAGCTATTGGTTCATAGTTTGGAGTATTTTCTACTTGGATGAACGGTATATATGATGTATACTTAGGTGAGAGGAGGGAATCCTCTTACGAAACCTAGAAAGTTTAGAAGGAGGACGAAAACGGAAACAAGCTCTGGATAGATGATAATGGTAACATTACTACTGAAGACACGGGAGTACCTTATTTGACTGATATTCCTCTAGTAGTTCAAGGAGTTTTCAGAACTTTACAAGATACTGTTGCTGAATTATATCATGGTAGGGGATGGGAAGGAATAAAGCAAAACATTCTTAGTAGTCCTATGCAAATGAGAAATTGGAGAAGACTGATATCTGATGCCTTAGTAGCACTACTTCTATATTGGCTATTTGAAGAGCTAGTAAATCCTGCATATAAAGAGCATAAAAAATCTGGAGATGGCTAGGCTGTACTAACTAATGCTGCTATAGAATTATTATACAAAGGTAGTTTGAGTAGCTTTGAAGAATTTAAAGGACCTCTCCCTATATTTGATTATGTTATGAATAATACAAGTCCTGCCGCCGTGAAATGGGGAGCAAAAACTTGGCGTGATATTGGAGGATTCTTATTCGGAGATACTACGATGGGTGAATTAATTACTAAATCTCAAGCATTACCACGTTCTCTGCAAGACACATATAAAATGTATAAGAGAGATACTATAAATGGTATTGGAGAAGAATAAAAAAAAATAGGGAGAAACATAGACTTTATTGTCTACGCTTCTCCCTTTATTATTTACCAAGTATTGTAATCAGTTATGTTCTTACTCTCTTTACATACATTACATTTAACAGATTTACCTATACCTATTCCACTATGTGTAAATGTTACTGAACATCCACACGCCTTTATTCCCTTATGTAGTTCATAATGTTGTTTTTGAAATTCGGCATATGCATTCGCCTCATTCAAACTATAAGAGATAGCACTAGGTTTAAATATATTAGATATACAAGCAGTACCATCAGTACTAATAACAAATCCAGAGGAAGTTCCTTCTTCCTTTTTGTCCTCGTTAATCTGCCGAATCCTTTCTTTGCAAATATGGATAATCTTCTCGTAATCCATTATTCTAGCATCCTCTTTAGACTTACCAGGTTCTTCCTTAGTTCTCAGTATCCTCTTTACGATATCTGCATCCCATGGATTCAAATTATATTCTCTCCAAATATCCCAAGGTTGTATTTTATGCTTGCTGTAATTAGAATTCCCTACATTATAGCTTCTAATGTTTTCATTCGTCTCCATCAACTATTTCGATTTTATATTCAAGTTCCATAGAATCTCTCAAAGTGTCTAAATCATCTACGAACATAATTACGTCTCCAGAATCCACAAAGTCTCTTAAGACCTCTATAAAATCAAACTCATCGAGTTCGTCATCACATTCCTTAGCATAGGCTACTCCTGTTCTGCTCAATAATACTCTATACATATTAATTACCGTTTATAATTGATATAATAGTGCCTAAAGAAATAGCACCTACTGTTCTCTTAACTTCCTCATCTTGCTCGTTATAGTATATCAAAACTGGAACATTTCGTATACCTCTTGCATTCGCAAGTTCTTCCTCTTCGTCTACATCATGCTTGACAATTTCTATTCCAGTAAGCTGTTCTAACGTCCTGTCTAGTACTTTGCATGGTCCACACCATGATGCTCCAAACTTTTCAATTCTTGTAATCATTTTAATCAAATAGGCTTAGTTCTTGACTTATCTGTACTCTGTTATTTACGTACTTAATTGGTTCCGTTATTTCTCCAGAAATAAGTTCAGAGTTAGGATTTTCTGGTATTCTTTTAGCCAGATTATGATCTATAGTAGCATAACAATATTTACATCCCATCTTACAAGTATCGTATTCTCCTATTCCGTAGGTCTGAACGCTACAAGTACATCCACTAGTAATAGAAGCTTTAGTCGGCTTTATGTTAAGCCCAAATATCTTAGGACTCATACATCCTTCAACATATACCCCAGGATATTCCTTTCCTAATCTACATATCTGTAAATGTAGATTATTCTCGGATATAGCAATAACTCCCATTCTCATAGTAATCCAGTCCTTTTCCTCTTCAGTGAAAGGAATTATTTCTGGCATATTAGCTAATGTGTGGGAATATGGAGTAATAAAACTAAATATACATCTACTTACATACTTGGACAATTCTTTAGCCATTTTCTCGAAAGAATCTACTAACCATTCGCAAGATATTTTGTTAGTCTTAAGTAAAGGGTCAAACCTCCACAAAACATTTTCTTTGCCTACTATCTTACTCAACTCTTTTAAAGTCTTTATACTTTCATCTACCGATGGAACATTTGGCTCTATGTCAGTTCCATATGGAGTAATAGTATAATAGTATATACACTTATACTTGGAATTGATTTCTTGAATGTATGGTAATATTTTAGAATAGTCCTTAGAACAGAAGGCTATACAGTCTACATCCTTTAAGGAGTATGCTGTAGTAACCTTAGTTCTAGGATTCTGGGAATAAATAAAGTCCTTATGTAACAATTTGTCTACCAGCCAATCAGTATAACAAGCTACTATGTCAGTTCTTAAGCTGATGTTTAGAATCATTTATTTTTTCATTATCCTCGCTTAAAATAACTAATCTGTCTGCTAGTAAATTAGCTACCTGATGGCGTACAGAGTCTGTAGTCCAATATCTCATTTGCGTTTCGATATGTCTACGTACAAAAGTATCCATATCGAAGTCGTCAAAAGTTTTCTTTAACATAAGCTCGGCTTGAGACTGTACTGCCTCTTTAAGCCAAGCTCTTATATCATCCTTGGTGATGCCCAATTCGTTATGAATGTAATTCTTGAACATCGTCCATTTATCATTCTTTTCTGACATTAGATATGAAAGTCTATTACTGAAATTTCAACATCATCTCCTACACTGTCTAGATACTCTTTAAACTCCTTGTTCCAAACATCTTCTTCTTTGTCGTCAGAAGTCATACCCCACCAGCCCATAGAAGCTGACTCGTGCCACTCACCATCTTCGGTGACAAAACAGAATGGGACTCTATTAGGAAACATACGATCCCAGTCTACTTCAGATTTGGTAGCAAAGATTGCTGTCAGAGGTACTCCATTTTCATCCTTCTCTTTTAGAATCAACCAAGCTCCCCATCTACCTCCTTCTGAATACCAGTCCCATTTAGATTCTGGATTATAGGTAGAGAGTAGATTTTCATTATCATCCATGTCATATCCCCACTTCTTCGCCTCTTCCCAGGCGTCCTCATAGGATATTCCAATACCACCTTCTATAATTTTATTTGCACGCTCTACCTGCTCCTTTTCCCAATCAGACTTAGGGTCTTGATATTTATCTAGTACTTTAAGAGCATATTCGTAATTATCGGCGTGTCTTCTTTTAACTTCGTCTACAGCTTCGTCTTTAGTGTATCTTACATATGCATCTACTACCATATTTTCATCATATGGTTCAAGCAATTCATCAACATTACTACCGAATACAAATCCTACAAAATGGCTCATATTATCCTAAATTATAACATACATTATCAAATTTCTTGTACGCATCTAAGTACCACTGTTTCTTATCTCCGTTATATGTAAGTTCATAATACATTCCATCTGGAAGTGTGCTAGATAGCAAGTATTTCCAGTTCTGCAAAATTTTACATTTCCACACTGTATATACTTCAAAATACGGAATTGCGTCTGATTTATCTAGATGATTGAGAATATATTTCTCTACTAAGTCGATAGCTATATTGTCCATTATTCCAAGTAAGTTTTTACAATATCAGATAATTCTTTTCCATCTACATTGCTTAATTTTTCTTTCGCAGCCTTAATAGCTTCTCCCATACACTTTTTTGGAATTTGAGGTCCTGATTTAATGCTAGCCCATCCTTTCTCAAGCATTACTTCAAAGAGAGCATTTTCTATATCTTCCACTGTAGCTTTTCTAGGCAGAAAAGTACTAATGAAACTGATTTCATATATCTCATTGGATTCCAAGTCTAATCTTCCTGCTTGTTTATACTGCTCGGCGCTATCCTTTCTTTGCTTCATCATTTTATTCAAAATAGCAATTTCAGCGGCATCATCTAGAGGCTTAGCATTTTTTGCTGTTTGATATACAAGGAATTCGTTCTTAATAGCTCTCAAAACTTCTGTTCTCGGCTGGTCTTTATCAAGCATAGCTTGCTTGATTAAGTTGTCAATTTTCTCCCTAATCATTTTAAAGTATTTTTTATTCCATCTTCTAAAACTTCATCTAAATAAGTACCACCATTGTAGAATTGGGCAATATATTCGTAAGTTCCATCTCCATTGCTTCTAACATCAACCAAGTAAGAAGTGTCTTCTGGATATTGAGTATCATCACACCTATATAACTCCCCATTTAATACCTTGTAGGTATCATCTACATCCCTTAAGGTTTCAGCATATGTATCTCCTTCATAAGCGATTTCATAGCCGTGTTTCTTACAAAGAAGTTCACAATATTCCTCTACTGTAAGTCCTTTTGTGTTAACTTTAACTAAAGTTCCTCGATGTAATTCGACGCAACTCATTATTAACAGATTTATTAATATATTTTCCTAATCTATAATAGTTATATCCGTAAGGTCGTGAAAGTATTTTTGTACCATTTCAAAACGGGGAAACTTCCATTTGTCTTCCACTCCCTAATATAAATTTGAGGCGGAAAGACAATTATCCATAGGATCTGGATAGCTTATTAATACTTTCAATTAGCACTTAATTCTTTTATTAAGACATTAACAATACTATCTCGTTCTTGCTTACATTTCTTGCAAGTTCCGGAATGAGCCATCCCATAACCTTTCTTAATATAGTCATGTCCGTCTATAGTATACTCAAATATATAGTCGGTATCGGAAGTACCTATATGACGACCTTCTGATACATTAGATGTTCTTTCACAGCTCATTAGAAAGAACATAACTAGCAGCAATAAATAATACAATTTCATATTAACTCCTATATTCCAATGATTTAATTAAATAATTAATAGCTTCTAATTGTCCCCAGGTTAACGAAATTATTCTTTCGTTGATGGCAATATCCCAACCTTCTCCATTATGCCATTCAGTGATTTCTATAAAGTCGGAATCTTTAGCCAAGTGGTCATATATCTTTAAATCGTCGGATATCGATTTCTTATTATATTGTTCCATGTCAAAGTATTTTAAAATATACAGAGGTTATAAATGTTCTCCAACCTAAAAAATGGAGTGGAACCCAATCTGGCTTACTTAATAAGTCTCTAAACTCTAGTGGAGTCAGATTAAATTCCCTGCCTATCATTAGGCTTTAGCCCTATCCAGACTTTCATTTTTCTGTGCTTCTATTTTATTCTTGACTTCTCTATAAGAGATAGGAGTAAAATTGTTATTATCTACCCCTACATCGTATTGGGTTGGAAGTAATACCCTGAGTCTTGAAATGTCTAGTCCGTCCGCTCCTGGTCCAGAATGAACATGACCAAACAACTGCCACACTCCTCTATACGAACCACCATAACAAAGAAATGGATAATGATTCAAATAGATGGAGGTATCTTCTATTTCTATTTGTAGTTGCGGAACTACCATGTCAAAAAATGACATATATCCTTGTCTAAGATTTTTCCTATCATGATTTCCTATAATGAGGTTTATATGACCTTTTAGACGAGGAATAATCTCTTTCCATACATTACTTCCACCAAAGGCGAAATCTCCCAAATGGAAGACCGTATCATCGTCAGAGACCACTTTATTCCAATTTTCTATCAAGGCTTCGTTCATTTCCTCGACATTTTCGAATGGACGTTTACAAAACCTTATAATATTTGCATGACCAAAATGCGTGTCTGATGTAAAAAACGTATGGTCAGGGCTGTACTTAAACTTCTTCTCGCTCATTATAATCATTAATTTTTATACTATATCCAGTCTCTAGTGCTACATAAGTAGACGGACTGAGCATTATTCTGTATTTGAAAGCATATACCTTATCCTCTAATAGCATTGGAATTAAAGTATGAGATACTGCTAGAATCTTTACTCCATGCATAACTGGAAGATTAGTAAGCATATTATGCAATCCAACTTGATACCTTAAATCGAAACCCTTATCTACTTCGTCAAATACTAGTAGGCATTTCTCGTTCCAATCAGCTTTGTTTTCATGTATCCACTTACTTAGACTTTGTAACTGCCGCTCCCCGTTCGACTTATTCTTTAGATAGAATCCACCGTTCTTAACGAGAGCACTTGACTCATAAGTGATGTCAAAGTCTTCAATTTTCTTTAACTTGTCTACAAGTTCTTTAGCAAGTACCATATTCAGTCTCTTTATAAAAGTCAATCTTATAACCGTATAATCTATATAGTTCCTGGTTAAGCTCAGTAAACACACTATATGGCATTTTCTTGTTCTGTCTAGCAAAATAAGCTGGATGATAGACCTCAATAATTTTTGGACTATTCACAATATATTTCTTAAATGAAGATGCTTGATTACCAAACAATACGTATATTATACCTCCATCTCTGGTGCTAAGATTATGAATTAGCTTAGCTGTAAATGGCCTCCATATATCATAATGCGAACCTACTCTTCCGACTTCACAAGTAAAAGCAGTATTAATCATTAATATACCTTGTTTGGCCCAAGATTCTAAAGTATTATCGAACTCTATGAGATTATGCGGGATTTCATAATTGATTGCAGCTTCTTTGACTATCTGAAGTGAAGGCGATAGTTTCTCTTCTGGAGTATCCTTCGAGTTTCCGAATAATATTCCAGTAGCTACTCCCTGCTGCGGATAAGGGTCTTGACCTAAGAAGACAACCTTACAATCTTTAAGAGAACAAGCTTGAAATGCTTTAAATACATTCTGTGATGAAGGACATAAGATGGATTTGTCTAGCTTACTCATCCACGTTACTACTCTACGTAGCTCAGGACCATCTATTACTTCCATCCAATCTCCGAAATATTCACCTGCTGTCATTTTCTTCTTCAAATTCAGAAATTTTATCCAACATTATCTGCCTTAGGTTCTCAGCTTTTGACCTAAGAATTTTATTAGTCCCATACTCCCCATCGAAATAAGGGCTATCAATGTAGGGAACGCTGAGAGTATAACTATATTGTGGTTTGAGTGTCCATCCTAAGAAACTTCTGGAAGTCTTGTAAATCCTTCCAGAAATTGTCAAAGAAATGTACTTTAATCCAACAAATAAGTTATCTATAGTTATATCTTTAGAATATACTAATTGTTTAGTCATAGTTTAGAAACACTCTTCAAACTCTACTGATAACATCTCAAATATCTTATCTGTTACTTCGCTTTCTTCTATAATAGTAAGATTATCTGGATAGCAAATATAGAAATCCCTTGGATAGTCCTTACTAACAACAGTCAGCTCCTTAGTTTGTTCGTTATATACTACCCCATACCCATAAAAATATACATCATCGTCATTTATGGTAACTCCAAGAACGTAGACGCACGACCACCCACTTTCGTATGCATCATGGAAGACCCATTTACCTTTATATTCTTGATAGTTTGGGTTGTTAACAGCATCAGATATATGAAGCTCCTCTCTTAACTCTCTTAACTTCCATTCTAAGCGAGTTATTTCCAGTTGTATTTCATCTGGAGTTCTAACTTTTTTCATACGTAACCTTTTTTAATAAATTCAGCATGGAGAGGTTCTGCTAATTCTCTAGCTTGTGGGTGAGCGCTTGGAGCATCCCTTAATACAAAGAATCCTTTCCATTGCTCAATAGTACCAGTCATAATTAACTCGGTCTTTAGACTATTAGGAAGAACTGCTCTAGCCTGTTGAGGTTTCCATCCCTGATTAAGTAATTCTAGATAAAGTTTTTCTGATACTTGTAGAGATGCCACAAAATTACTCTCTGGAGTAATTTCCCAGGGTTTAAAATATGGTTCTTCTTTACCTGTTAAACTGTAATAATATTCTCCAATTAACTCTCCAAAATCGTCATGGTTTATAACAGTACCACTAGTAGCCTCCTGCAAAGCTAGTCCGTCAACCCAACAAGGGATAATAAAAGTAAGCTCGTTGCCAAACTTATCTTTACTATAATTACAATAACGGGTAGATTCTTGGGCAAAACTAAATACTCTATGTCTCACAAATTCATGTGATACTCCTCTATCACAGACGAACTTAACAGTAATTCTCTTCTCGTGTTCTTTTCCAGGCTCACAGATATATTGCAAATCATCTAGCCAGTTGTTTTCCACAAGAACTCTATAATTGGTGGTAACAAATCCTAACCAAGTCCCTTTTTCAGCCTCTCCAGTACTATTAGCTACAGAGTACGGATTACTACAATATTTAAAATACTGTTGTCTAGAAGCCATATTCAGCAACAAGTAAACAGTACCATGTTCAAGCATAGCTCCATGACCAGACTTTACCATTCTTTCTACAAACTCTTTAGCAGACGTATCTGTAATTTTATCTTCAGACTTGTAACAAGTTCTTCCAGCTATTTCTATTTGTCTATACACAGAACTTAGAAGTTCTTCTCTTACCATACGTGGGCCTATTTCCATATCGGCAGGAATAACAATAGCTCTTGGTTTCTGTTCTAAAATTTCAAATGAAGGTCTGATTAATTTCATAGTTCTACTGTGATAGTTTTAGTAAGTGGTTTAATAATATCTCGGAATTTTCTAATTTCGGTTACTTCATAGTCTTTAAAATGACTCTTAAACACGTCTAGGGCTTCTATGAAGTCGTTGGCTTCAACTAATATCCAGCCTTCAACTCCTTGGTTCTTCGTGCGATAGGCAACTTGAAATACCTTCTGTGCTACTGTTCTCATGCGTCCTTATATTCATTAGTTAATGTGTCATCATCTAGGTCGTCTTCATTATACTCAGTTAGAGCTTCATCATACCATGTCCAATTATCAACTCCTTCAGCTTCTAGATAACTGAGTTTAATACTATCTCGTATTAAGTCAGCTAGCTCCTCCTTACTAATTAGTTTCATTACTGCCATAATCCTATTTCCTTACCTACCAATTCATCAATAAAGCAAAATCTGGTTCCGTCCTTTAAAGAACGTATATATTCCTTACAATGTAAAACTAAGGGAGAATCATCTTTTATTCCAACAATTTGTCCAGTCCTATAAGGTTCTTTATCAGAAGATTTCTTTAGATTAATTCCAATAAAGAATACCGCTGTGTCTTTGTACTCTGAACACTTTTTACAAGCATGGTCAGAAAATCCTATAGCTTTCCCATGCAATTTCTCTACTTCAGAAGCAGCTTTCTCTGAAAGAAGGGAATTCATTATGATTCCCTCCTCTGCTACTTCTCCACAAATTGGGCATATATATTTAACTATAGAAGCTTTGAACTTATCCATGTTTACACCTTTTACAAGGTTTGTAACCTTTCTTCCTTGCTTCAGAAAGCGGTATTTCTTCCACTTTCGGATTTCGAGCTTTCAAAGATGCGCAACCTCTATCCGTATGATAAACACTGCCAGTTTTTGTTATATAGACGTACTCTTCATCATCTATACATCCACCAGTAGGATTTCCGTCTTCATCACAATAAGCACCACTATTAGCTAATATAAGTCTGCCATTATCGGCTTCTATTACTTCGTCACCATTTTCTAAATACATATCCTCTACCTTTATTAAAGTTAAACTTTTGATTGAATGATAATCATGTCTAATTTCCTGCTCTGCTTCATACTGATTTTCTGCGGAAGTCCAGACATTTTGGTCCATACCGTTAGTATGTTCTATGTGATATATAAACTTCTTCATTTAATCCTCCTTAATAAGCTCCACTAAAGTCAGATTTCTAAAAGTCTCTCTGAGAGATTTTCTTGCTTCTTCTTCACTTGGAGCTTCTATTGTAATCGTTTCAGCACATCTAGTCTTAAATTCTATATAGTATGTATAGGTTTTCATCTTAATATTTATTTCTGGTTATAGTATAAAAGTGTAGGATTATTGTCATGTATATCTATTGGGTCTAACTGATACAAGGCTAGTTTCTGAGAAAACTGTTGCCTGTCAAACCCATTAGAAATAAGGTGATATCCATTTACAGTCGGAATGATGTGTCTAATTCTCTCTCCTTCAGAACCTCTACACTCTTTGATTAGAGAAATTATTTTCTGTTGATATTCATCATCTTTGGAATCTATATCAACTATCCATAATTTCTTATAGTTTGTGCTTCTGCTAGCACCAGTAGCTCTGTCATATACAGCAATACCTTGTCTAGTATTTTTATTCTTTATTAAGTCAGTAAACTGCTTAATAGATTCGCAAGCTATATCGAAAGTATTTCTTGGATTTATCCAGAAATAAGCACGAGCGTTATTACTATTACATAGGTCTTTTATGTAAGGTTCTTGTCTTAGAAATTCTTCCTTGGTAAAGAAATAGAAACTTCTAATAGTTCTAGCGCCCGAAGTATATGACGGGAGTTCTACTCCATCCTTCTTACGTTGAATTATTTGTACGAAATAGAAATCATCCTTGTCTATTAATTCGTCAAACAATTTAGATAAATATTCAAAATTATCTACTATCATTAAAACATTCCTCCAAATATTCCGTTAAACAATCTATCATTAAAATACTCTGGTACACATTTAGTTATAATAAGTTGTCTAAATGCATCTCCATGTTTTCTTCTTAAATAATCCTCAAGAGAACATTTTGCCATCAATTCATTATCTTTGTTCTTAACCTTTATTTCTTTATCGTAAAGGATTTCGTTAAATAAAACTACATTGTAGTTAATCCTATATAGGTAGTTACGTTTAAAGTAATTCTTCTAGGACGATTATGTTCTCTCCATGGGCCTCTAGTGATAAATCTAGGAATAGATATATCCAATCCAGCATCATCAGAGATTATCTCTGGGTAATCCCTTCTGTCCCAACAATGTTCTACTGCTTTATTCAAATCCATTTAAAACTTTCCGTCATTAGGTTGTAAACAAGTAATGCCTAAGTCTCTCCACATTCTTACACATTTTGTACTATCTTCGAGTACGATGGGGACATAATACTTGTCCTTTACATATTTCTCGTATAACTTTTTCTTACAGTCTGGTCCTGCTGAGTAATCTCCTTTAGGTCGCATAAGAACCATGTCTGGACATAGTAGATGCGCATCAAGCCATTTCTCAGTAGCCGCGCGAGATTCCGGAGTATCTTCTCTACCAGTAAGAATGATTAACTCTACATTATGAAAATTACAATAAGCTCTTACTAAGTCAACTATTTCATTAATTGGTTCATCTTTTTCCATACCCTCGGCAGCACCTTCTCCATAGAAGGGACGACCACTAGTATTTAAGCACAACGTAGCATCCATATCACATATAATAGCTACTGGCAAATCAGGATTCTGTTGACTTGCCTTAGCCTTCATTGCCATAATATCCTCGTGAATGATAAAGTTTCTATAGCGTCTCCATGTGTCTTTAATAACCTTTGCTCCTATAGGATTTGGTCGAGACGCATCTCGACGGATACATTCTTCAACAGGAGTCCAGAAATCTTTAAACTCTACTTCATACTTCCATCCATACTCACCTCGTACTCCTCTATTAAATAGATCAACCTCAGATTCTATTTCGGCAACAGTCTTGGGATTTAGGTTCATATTGTCTATTACAATATCATACTTACAGGCCATAGAATCAAGTAAGAATCTATCATAAAGACATTTAACTAATTTCTCTCTGCTAGGAATCCAATAATCTCCTAGCATATTACGAATATCGTCATTATTGAATCTCACTCTATGTTCTGGGTCTTCGTGACACCACTGTTTAGCCCATGTACTCTTTCCAGAGCCTTGTATTCCTCTACATATAATTATTTTTCTTGTTTCCATCAATATAACATATTTAAAATACCCAACCGTATTTAGTTTCTAAACTATAAAACTTATTCTATGGAAAAACTATAGTAGGTACTCTCGTCTACTCCATCCCAGTCACTTTCTTCCATTTCATCTGGGTCATAGCCTTCTTCCTCAGCTATATCGTTCTCACAGCTGTAGCTTTGAAAGTTATCATAAGCTAGTTGTTCGGCTAAATCCCATAACTCCATCTCTGATTCAGCGACTGCTCTAAATGTATCATCCATTCCACACCAATATGTAGAAACATGAATTAAAAACCTTTTCATAATTTCTTAACAGTTATTTGGTCGTAAGTTATACCTTCTATAACTCCATCTAGATAATTATATACCACGTCCATCAGAGTATCTTCTGGTACATCTTCTAAACTAGTATATTCTTCAGATCTACCATCGTTAGCGTCTATCAATAACGAGCTATCGGAGATATCAAATGTAAATTCTAATTTAAATTTCATGTTAACCTACGTTACAACAAATTTGACTGAAGTCAGAAAAGCCTAAAGATGTCCACGATATGATATACCGTAGAAACTCACAATAATTTTTACTAGTAGTAAGCTCCTCTAGATACTCCTTTAAGAGTATAATCTCCTCAATATAATCTGGATTATTGGCAGCATATTTTTCATATAGAGTTAATCTCTCAGCAGAAGATTTTATATCCTCTTCAATACTATGAATAACTCCATCTAAGTCTGAAGTATTCAAGTTGGTATATACCTCACTTTCTCCAGCCCATGCCACATTAACTTCATCGCAAATTACACTATATATACAGTGGGACCGACTAAAGCTAACAATATCTATAGGCTTACCTTCATTTTTAGGAACACCATATATAGTTAAGTAACTACTCATATTTATTCAATTTATTAATTAACATTTTATTATTTTTAATCAACTCGCTATTACGGGCGCGAAGTTTTCTATTTTCTCCTTTTAAAGTCTGATTTTGAATGATTAATTCAACATTCTTAACATCATAAAAATCCGTTAATTCTTTAATGTCTTTCCGAGCTAAAGATGCTTTAAGTCTCCTATTTTCATCTTTCATAGCTATATAGCTCTTAGAATATTTATTTATTCCTCTAAGCTCTTCAATTTCATCCTTTAATTTTCCAAGCTCCACTAGAGCATTACTATAGTATTTCTTACGCTCAATATCATACTCTTGAAACTCTTTTATAGCTAATTTTAACTTAGCAATTATAATATCTTTGGAATCCATCAAATTCTCATTCAGCATACTATGTCTAATTAAAACAATACTTACAACTCGCTTACTAATTTAATTACTAATTCTTTAAGGTGTTGTAACAATTCTTTCTTAGATTTCTCAGTAATACAAAGACCCATTACGTCAGCTCCGTCTTCTAAGCAATCAATAAAAGAATCTATCTTAAACTTCCCTTCGTCAAATCGGATGGATTCTCCAAATGCGCTTAGAATCTCTTCATCTGTAATTAATTTTGTTGTTGTAAATTCTACATTCATAATTACTTGACGTTTGGTTCAACAAAAGATACTGGCTCATATAATTCCCACCCAGTTAGCCATATTGGAATGACCATAGTTTCTACAGCAATAACATCCCAAACAATGTTACCAATACACGCTTCATAGGTTACTCCCTCAATCTTCTTAGTTTGATAGTTTGCCCAACCATAAGGTTCAGCTACAAACTTAGTTCCATCAGCTCTCTCAAAAGTCTTGCTGTCTGCACAAGAACTTAAAGCAATAATTGCTATTAACAATAAACCAAATAATTTTTTCATACACTACTATATTTAATTAAAAATGATGCCCTAACTGCGCTCTCAGCATTACGCCTTGGACTGTAGGCACTGTTAGTAGGCCAAGGGGGCTCAGGTTTGGCATCACTACTATAGCCCCTTATTCGTTAATGAATCCAATGATCTGATACAGTAACATCTGCACCTAAAAATACATTAGGACAGAATGGTTTCCCTCCATCTATCATACATTTAACTAATACCTTAGATACTTCATCGGCAATAGATTCTGGGCATTCTAGATTAAACTCGTCATGGACTGGAACACACATCTTAACAATGTTAAGAAGCTTATGCTCCTTAATCCAATTAAATAGTTTAATAGAGGAAAGTTTAAAACACATTGCTCCCCTGTTCTGAATACGATAATTGATAGACTGCTTTTCAGATGCTGCTTTTCTCTGAAAATATCTCTTAACGTCTTGGACGGTATCACAGCCAGGAGAATCTCTCTTCATTTCTCTGTAATAATTCCAGAACTCTGGGTCATTGAACTTCTTAGAAATCCGCCAGAGGTCATCAATATCATATATATGTGCTCTATGCTTAGTTATGGGATTTAACAGAATATAACCATCCCTCATTACCGTCATTCTACAATAATCTTGATACTGTTTTACTCCAGGGAAACCCTTCATAAAGTTATCATAGATTTCTTGAGCTTCTGACAACGGTAGCCCCTTGTTATTAGCTATAGTATTTGCATCGCCTCCATAATTGATGGCAAATTCAATACCTTTAGCATCCTGTCTTTGGGCATGATATAATTTAGCTATATCCTCTATAGGGCAGTCTCTAGGGATAATATTCGGATAAGACATTTTAGCTACTAGACTATGAACATCCCCACAGCCATGTTCAAATAGTTCAATCATAGCCTCGTCCTTAGATACAGAAGCAATGATTCTACTTTCTTGAGACTGATAATCCGCAGAAATCCACTTATTACCTTTCTCTGCAGTAAAACATGCTCTAGTTTCCTTGTCATGAGGTAAATTCTGTAGATTAAGTTTATATACTCCTCCTCCAGAACTTACTCTAGCTGTATCAGTTCCTAGTGAGTGAAAATCTACATGGATTCTTCCAGTCTTAGGGTTAATTGCCTTCAACCAGTTCTCCCCATAAGTAGAAACCACTTTTGCAGCTTCCTGATATTTTAGATAGATAGGAATAATCGGGAAATCTTTAGCCTGTGGAGCTAGAAGCTTAGCTTCAACAGATTTCTTTTCCTTCTTAGTTTGCTTATCAAATGTCTCGACTTTAATTCCTAGTAATTCAAATAATTTAATAACTTGTTGAGAGCTACTCCAGTTAATTGTACACTTAGGCTTGGTATCAAAGCCATTAAATAAATCACCTTGATTATCTACCTTAGTAAATTGACTTATTACTCTTTTTCTATAAGCTTTAACCTTTCCGTCTGGTGTTTCAAGGTCTTCTTGAGGGCATCGGACATATTTCTCTTTTAGTAGTCTAGCTACTTCATCCTCTATTTCCATAAGGTTATAAAATTCCAATTCTGGATATTTAATATCCCATCCGTCATGCTCATGTCTCTTTTCAGAATCCCATTGAACTACCCAATCGTTTAGTTCTTGCTCAGCATTCTTCAGTTTAACAAGGTCTTTAGCCATCTTATTTCTCCATTTTACGACATCTAAATGAACGCCGCAATGCTTGAAATAAGCAAGACTCTTGATAAACTCACACTCAAGTTTCATAGCAAGATTTAATTCTTGCTTAGCAAGCTCTATTTCTTGTTTTTCTTTAATGTCTTCTAGCCACATTACGTCTCCTGCAGCATAGACTACTACATCTTCAGTAAGACCATCATTTATAATCTTGCCTCGAACAGATTTATCTAAGTCATAGTTTAGATAATTCCATGCAGCTGCTTTCAAACTCATTTCTCTTATATTAGCTGGATAGCCTAACCAAAGTAATTTCTCGGCAATCATACCATCCCAGATATAATTTGGCCAAATATCCTGCACATATAAAAACCCTAAGTCAAACATTAAATTCCATCCAAGAAATACTCTATCAGACTCAAAATAATTCTTTACCTCAGCTTTCTCTTCTGCTGACATAGTTGTCCAGTCAAAGACAACTTGATTTTCTTTGCAACCTAGTTGCACAGTTAGTAACTCCTTAGTATGCGCATCTAACCCCTTAGTTTCAGTATCAAATTGAACTAAAGAAAGAGGCAACAATATTTTCATTGCCTCTTCGAAACTTACTTCTTTGTATTTTGTAGACCCAAATAAAGTTTTATTCCGACTTACTAAATAAATCATGTTGATAGATTTCGATGTTATTTATTTCAACATCTTTGGATTTGAACCTATTATAAATAGCTTCTTCAACTGCACCTTTAATATCATCTTCATCTATTACTTCTACATCTACAAATAACCCTAATTCAACTCCTACTTCTACCTTAACCTTAGTAGGTGGTGGTTCATTGTAAGGTGCTCTAGGGTCATTAGCTGCACCCATTGGATAATTATCTAAAGTCGTCATATGGGTCATAAGTTAAAGGATCAACTACTTCCCAATCATCTGCGTTTATATCTTCACCATCAAAAGGATAGTAAGTACAAGTCCTATCAGAAAAGTCATACATGATAAACTGGTCATGGTATGTAATACCTACACCGTAACTACACATAAGAGCTTTCATATCATCAGGGATAGAACGCATGGCAGGTATTCCATCTCCAGAAATCATTGCAGGTATCTGCATAAATATCACCAGATTGCTCTGAAATACTTTCCTTCTTACTACTTTTCCCTCTTGTAACTTAGACAATATTTCTCCGAATTTCATTACATTAAATTTTTAAGTTGATTAGAAAATCTACGTCTTAATTTAGCTAAAGCTCCCTCCTTTATCTGTCTTATTCTTTCTCCTCCAACACCGTACATATCAGCTATAATTTTAGGATTGACCGGAGCCATTCCTATACCAAATAGCATACAGATTAAATCATGCTCTCTAATTGTTAATTTAGAAAGTAGATTCTCTAGCTCTTTAGTTACATAGCTTTTATTTACTTGTTCGTCAAGGGGATCTTCACCATCTGGAATAATATCACAGACTTGACTGTTTTCTTCATCTCCTCCTATGAAATCGTCCACAGAAACTAACTTATTAGAAAACTGTGCTAGATAGTCAATTTGCTCCCTAGGAATATCAGTCATTTCTGATATTTCTTCGGAACTTGGATTTCTATCATGCGATTGCAAGAATTTATTAGTTGCATCGAGTATACTTATTACCAATAATTGCTGAGACATTGGAAGACGAATTTCTCGTGCTTGCCAATATATAGAATTATAGATACTTTGTCTAATCCACCATACAGCATATGACAAGAATGTAACTCCTCTTTCTGGGTCAAACTTATCAATAGCTTTCATTAATCCTTCATTTCCACTAGAGATTAAATCCATTAAAGGAATACCTCTATTCTGAAATTGCTTGGCGATAGTCACAACAAACCTAAGATTTGATTTTATGACTTGTTCTCTAGCAACATCATCTCCTTTTTGAGCCTCACAAATGAGACGAGTTACCTCAGTACTATCTAAAATCTTATATTTAGATATATCCCTGAGATAACTCGTCAACAGTGAGTCAAAACGGTCTGTGAAAATGATTTTTTTACTCACCTTCTTTTACAACCTGGGCTTCTGAAATTTCATCTTTAGGAGCATTAAGACCAATACGAATAGATAGTACTGATATATATGCTTCCATTGCTTTTAGTTGGGCGACTAGTAAGTCTTTATTAAGGTTGTTAACCTCCTTGAACTTATCCCCTAGGATAAAATCTCTGAGCTTAACAGCACGTTCATTAACTTCGTTAAATTCTCCCAACATTCTTTGAAATACAGCTTGTTCCATTTGATTAATTTTTAATATTTACAAATGAATCTAGACCCGTAGGTTTCAAGGAAGTCCTTTTCTTCCTGTATTATCTCATAAATTCCAACTATTACTAATGACAATACTAATCCTCCAAATATATAGACCAGAATAGTATTAAATATCCAAATATAAAGGTTCATAATTAATATCGTAAGAGTCATCGAGAATAGATACATTGGCGGTCTTTGTCTCGCCTGCATCTAGTAGCCAATGATTTCCTTCGTGGATATGTCCACAAAAAGCATACTTCGGTTTCTTATCTATAATAGCCTTAGCCAAGACCTCATTTCCTGCATTTATGGGAGTAGAACTCCACCTACCAGGTGGAATCATACCACAATCATTTAATGCGGGAGCATCATGACTAATCAATATATCGCAATTTCCTGGGATATGTGAATAGATTTCTTCCAGTTTCTCATCAGAATACATGAAAGCCCAATTACCAAATTCATGGCAGGCCGGAGTTCCATAAATTCTATATACCTTTCCTTCATCACTTAGATAGTCTAGATGAGAATTATCAAGAAATTCAGCTTTTCCTTCTGTAGGAAATTTAATCACAGAGTTATTCCAAAGAAAATCCCTATTTTCAAAAACAAAATCATGGTTTCCAGCTGTAAATACTACCTTCTTACACGGCAATGATTTAATCCAATCTGCAAATACAGTCTTCAACCACTTCTCACACTGTGGCTTGTTTCTCTGCATATAAAGAGGAACAATATCTCCACATATTAAAACAAGTTCACATGGCTCTATATAATCAATTAGAAATCCATGTAAATCACTTATTGCACATATTTTCATATCTTATGAGCTAATCCGTAAACATTTTTAGTCCATCCATTCATATGCCCTTTGTTATTTCCAATAAGGCATCCTTTGTTTGAGTCTATCGCGTATACTTTATGAGTAACGCAAGCGCCTCTAACTTTACAAAATACTACATCTCCAACATTACATTCTTGCCACCTTATAGGAGTGACAAGATGCTTTTCATTGCTCTTATACAGAGGGAGCATTGAATTTCCCGGCTCGCTTGTTATAAACGATTCACCAGCCTCCAATCTCTGTATCTTTCTCAGTGTGTTTGGATTCATCAGAATATTTATTTAGTCCTTCTCTAGTCATATTAGGTACTATACTAATATAAACCTTTTCACCATCACGGTCATACGACCATATATGATTGTCTACTACATAGCTTAGAGATTTATCATATCTAGTATAGTCTAGAATAGCTTCCCAAGTAGCCATGCTGCCAGTAATACTATCCTTTTTATGTTTAGTAGCCCAGTTAAATATCCATAATAAATGCCAAGTTCTGAAAAATGTTATACAAATCATCGGGTCCCATTCGTGTCTGGGACTGTCCCATTTATCCTTCCATCCTAATGCATGAAATCCTATATCTATCACCGGACTATAGTAGTCTCTTCTTATGGGAAGTCCAAATGTCCAAAAGTTCTTTCTAAATAGAAAGTGGGCCTTGGGGCGTTTAAAGTATTTTCTGGCTTTCCACCAGTGATACCATGGATTACGATACTCGTTCCAGCCAGGAGAAAGGAAAGGAATTTTACTATGAAAAAAGTACGACAGCTTGTAACGCAAACTGCCATACTTTTTACTAGTTAAGTACTCTTTAACATTCATATCCTTGTTTTACTAGCTCTTTCTCCATTTCGTCTAAAATATCATCAATGACATAGTCAGTTAGACAATCAGAGTCAGGAAAGCCTAAGTTCCGCAGATGATAATCTATGTTATCTCTCGCTTCATTAAGTATCATCCATCCAGCCTTCAACTTCTCCCTCTTCATCTTCCTTAAGTGTTTTCACCACTTGGTCGATTAACTTAGGGATATTCACATCGTAGTTCTTAACTACCTCTACATTATAACTTATTATCATGCTTCGTCTTCAATATTAGTTTCACCTTTGTCAAGTTCCTTTCCTTCCTTATCTAGGAATTTAAAACATTTAAGCTTAAATGCCTCAGATTTCATATTCTCAATCTTAATAACTATTCCCTCATGAGGCACTTTGTTATCGCAAGATGGCGAAGTTCGCTCCATATAGAATCTAGCGTCGTTAGCTAATTTCTCCATGAAATTTTCGTTCCAGTGCTCAGCTTCGTTAAGTTCTGGATATAAGCTATTGGCAGTACCATAATACCACTCTTCCACTGGGATAAGACCTACCTTAGCACACCATTGTTGAACTTCCCTAGCACTAAATTCGTGAACTACACCATCAACATTAGTTAATGTTACACGATATATTCGCACTTTAAAGTGCTTTTCATGAGTATACTGTTCTCCTTCTTTAGGAGGTATACAGCCATAGTCATAATTCTTTTGGATATAGCCACCATTAGGTAAGAAACCAACGATTTCATAATATGCAGTCATACCTTTAGACAAGCAAGGTTTAACTATTTTATCAGCTTCCGCCCAAACGTCACACCCGTAGAATCCAGGAGTAACATTCTTATTATAGAACTGATTCTTTATTACCGTTCTAGAAGCATACAAATAGTCATACTTATTGAACTCTTCTCCAGTAAGCCATTTAGCGATTTTCTGTTTCCAGTTCAGGTCTTGTTTACAAAGCACATAAGCTGATATACCAGAAGTTCCGTGAATTTTCTCAGTAATACTGATTAAATCATTTGGATGAATTACATTAGGATATTTCTTAATAAGAGTTGTGTCGTAGTGGAATCTAAATTGTTCATCAATGACCTTGCTGATTCCTTTGACCTTCTTCGTTTGGTTGTTACGTGGTGTGCCACCTTGTCCTTGCTGTCTCTTAGGGATGTACTTCTTGTTAATCCAAAATTCTTTGCCTTCATGTTCTACAATATCAAATTCAGTTCCTACTTCAATTTCTATCTCTTTATTAGTTACGGACATTATGTAGTTTTGGAACTGTATAATGGGCATAATAAAACCTTCCGACAGTTCATTTTTAAGTCTAATAGCTTTGACTCTACCATTGTCTTCAAACATACCAGTTTGTTCTGGGTCGTTGTTCAACTCCTTATGTCTATACAAGTTGCAATACCTTAGAAAATCAGGATTAATGCAACAAGCAGTTGGGAAATAAACATACAATCCTGGCTGGGAATCAATACCAGTAATAATGTTAAATCCATCGATGGTGCAACACTTAAGTCTAGTTACTTCTGGGTTACTGTGTTGTCTAAAATTCTTAATTTCTACAATCTTTGCCAAATAATTGACATTGGCTTTCTTACTTTTTAATAACTCCATTTCTTATATTTTTAAAATGGTTCTTCAGTAGTTTCTATAAATTCACACATAAAGTTAGCATATACTTGAGCCTGAATCTCATTAAATTCATTATTGTAATAGAACTGGAAAACATGAAACAGCTCATGATAAAATGTATTCCTAAGCTGTTCATCACTCATAGAGACGTTTCCTTCATATTCAGACTTTACTGTTCTCGCCAATTTAATAGTGTTAGTAGCATCACAAAAATAACCGTAATCGTTATTTGGAAGAGAATCTTCTATGATTACGGTTATTTCTTGATTAGCTATTTTAAACTTGTCTGGGAGCTTTCCTCCATTATTCAATTTCATCATAATACAGTTTGTACAGACTATTTAAATAATCCACAAACTCCTGTTTGTTTTCAAAAAGATTATCTACATCAGGAAGCTCTACCTTATTCTTTCTTCCATCGTTGTCATAATATTCTATACGTATCTGAGATACGCTATGGCACATGATATCACACATTCCAGCGAATATCAGAGTATCATTTTCAGATAGATACTCCGACAACCAAGGAAAATCTTTGTTTTCATCTACATGGTGCCCATATCCTGCAGAGTTCCATCCTTTCTCAGAAAATCTTCCGGAATACTTACTAACATATGATAAAACCAATAGGAGAAGTTCGTCTTCTTCAAACGATTCTTTATCAAATTCAATAGTATCTCTCATGTAATCACCATCGTTTGCGTCACATTCTACATAAACTACATACAGCTCTCTATTATTCGGAACGATAGAATATTTAGCTTTCTTTAGAATATCAAATTTTTCGTATTTCATCGCGTATCAAGTACAATAAAATTATCACACATTTTTATAACATTTACTTTAAGCCCTCCTTTCAAGGCGCGAGTATCGCACACTTCATATTTCTCTTCAAGAAGGGCTGCATTCTCTTTGGTTATTTTTACCCAATAAACCCCGTTTTTCTGCTTAGAGCCATTCCAGATTAGATGATTAACTAGCCAAATATAGCGTTTTTCTACATCACTCATTTTCAAAGAAGTTTTTCAATGTCTCATATAGCGGCCTAAGCTCATCTGCATAATACTCCAACTCTAGACCTTCTATGTACGAGGCTGTATGATACACAAAATTTTCCGTATCCTGTTCCAGATAATTCCACATATCTTCGATGTCAGACTGCATTAGTTCAACGCTGTCATCGTCTAATCGAATACTTAAATACATAATTAATAATTTATTATAGAATTATAGATTTTATCTGCTTCTTCCTTAAACTTAGCAACTATATCATTGGAATTAGAGAACTCCTCAAACCATATACGTCCATATGGTAATTCACTAACAGCCATAGAAGCAACTTCTGTTCCATCTATCCAGTTCTTGAAATACACACTACCTATCTCTATACCTTTATAAGTAATACGTCTAAGCTTAGATATTTCGGATATACCCTTAGATTCCTTATATAATACTTGTAAGTCACTCCTATCCTGTTCAGAAGCTTCACTGAGCTTTCCTATTTTACTTAGAATAGCTGATATTTTGTTTTCTGCCACAGCATCTTTGTAGTATCTTACCATATACGCATTTTCAAATCTAGGAGCCTCCTCTACATTCTGTATAGGTATTTCTGAGTTTTCTATAAAAACATCGTCTAGGTAAGATAGATAAACATTACAAAGCAGTTTAGAATCCTCGATTTCTGAAGGACAAAGAAAAACATAAGCTTTAGTCTCACCTTCTTCAATCTTGTGAGATATATTCATAAAGCCTATCTCATAGATACGGCATTCGTCGGGAACTTCTAACTCTAGGTTAGAAAAGTTCCCATCGTAGTAATATTGCCTATACTTAATCTTCTTCATAAAAATTGATTTTAAAAGTATTTCCAGCTATATAGTATTTGCCTTGATGATAGCAGTTGTCCCACTTATCATGTACTTCTGACTCTAGAGACTTTGGAAGATACAGCTCGTGTGATTGCCCGAATCTATTTGAGCTGTTGCCAACTATATTAGCGATAACTAAAATAATTATATCTTCAGCGCTCATTCTTTAATCGCCTCCATTCTTCCAAAAATCCTTTTGGGTAACGCCAGTCTGATTCGCAAGTGTATACTCTAGAGAACTTGATATGCTTGCGAAGTGTACCACACAATGTATCGTTAACTTCATCAAATAACTCATCTTCGTCCTCACAGTATAGATAGTCACTAGGCTGCAGTTCGAATACTCCTTCACTAAGACCAGATATAACAAGCGACACATCAAATTTGTACTTACTCATAATCGCGAATACATTTTAGTACAGGTTGCAATGGAGTACCTTCATCAGATAGATAGAAGTACTTAACAGTAGCCATCTTTCCTATCAGCTCCTTAAGTCTTTCCCTATATTGCTGTTTAAGTTCTCTAGAACCCATTGGTTTAGCTTTAAATTCTATACCATCTTCTGTTATTAGCGTAAAACACATATCTTCTTCCCGAAGACCTTCTGATAAACCAGTAATTTCAAACTCTGCATCTTTGTAGAATTTAAATTTTAGCATATCATTAGTACGCTTGCCGAAGCCATACTCTTTATCTGGATTTCTACATACTACTCCTTCCCAACCTTCTGAAACATATTGGTTGTGCAGTTTCATAATATTCTCGTACCCAGAGACCTTTTCCTGCGGGACTATTTGCAATTGTAACTCACCCTCTTCCCAATCTTTATCTGGATTAAATCCAAGATTAAGTTCTTTCTGAAGCTGCTTAAGAATTTCAAGCCTATCAGAGAACTTCATACTAGGAATCATTATATCGTAAACATAATATTCAAGCCAGTCGCAGTCAACTGCGTTTTTCTCAAGACGAGCTGCTCCACTGATTTGTTGGAGACTTTTACCATGTCTATACAACTCTCCATCAAGAATGTAAGTGGGATGATTCCTGAAGAACTCAAGCAATCTCTCATTGTTTCGGATATGGCTTGTTGAATAGTCATAATTCCCCCCACCTCTGGAAGCAGATAGAATCTCACCGTCCTTATAGTAGAAGGAACACCTAACTCCATCAATTTTTCTGCTAGCATACCAATACTTAACCTTATTGATTGAGGATTCCTTAACTTTATCTGCAGATTTTGCAAGCATGTGCTTTGCAAATCCATTCTGGTCGGTTTTAATGTCTCCATAAAATTCTTCCAATTGAGTTTCGCTATAAGTTTCGGGATCGTTCTCTAGCTCCTTGTAACCCTTATCTAAATATTTCTTAAGCTCAGACTTAAACTGCAACTCAAGTTGTTCTCTATGCGTTCTACCAGCTTTTCCTTTAGTAATGACTATTTCTGGTTGCTCTGTCATCTTTCCATGTAGCTGTCCTGTAACTCTATTAATTACAAATCCAGCTTTTTCTTCATCCCACTGCTCTGTAGTAGATAAATATACAACTCTAAACTTGCCAGTTGAGGCTTTGCTTAACAAATATTTAATCATGAATAGTTACATTGAGGTTATCGTAGATAATATCTTCAATATCACTAAGAGTTCCGTAGTAGGCATTTTTTATTGCTTGTAATAATCTTTCGTCAGAACAAGCCTCCTCCTCTTGCAGTTCGAGAAACTCTAGCAGATCATCTTCATGTAAATCTTCCCCTAATACAATATTTTTGTGTACTGTAATAGTGACTACTTTCTTTTTAAGTTCTTCTAGTGTCATTTCTGGTAGTCCTTAACTAAGTTCCACAAATCATCAATCGTATCAGTAGGAATTATATTTCCGTCTTCATCATAAGCTTCATTAGGAAGACTATTTTTGAATAGTCCAGGCTTCTCAAACAACCACCAATTAACCCAGTCCACTCCTTCATCAGAGAACAATTCCGGAAGTACTGTATTTAAGAATCCCCAACCGAGTTCGGATATAGGAAGTTCAAACAAATCAATTCCAAAATTAGACCATCTATCCAATTCCTTAGAATAGTTCTGGGCATTTTCAATAAGCTTTACAAATCCTTCTTTAGTCATAGTAGTAATTATTTTAATATTCTTTTTTGTAATATCTGTCTTCCAATCGCACTCCTCGGCTGCTATCTTAAATGATTCCTCTAGGTCTCCACTTTCCATATACTCTGCAATTAATATATCAGTGTCTACATCGTATTTATCAACAATTCTTTCAGTGACTATCTTAACTGCAACACCTTCGAGTTCGTCATAGATAACATCTTCCAACTTACTCATTAATTCATCCCATTCATCACTTAGTTTAGCTGTGGTAGACTTGCTGTCTTCTTCTCTCATAGCTTCTTCGAGTTCTAATATTTTAGACCTCAATTCCTCTTTAGTCATGGTGCTTTTAATACATTTTTAACAACAATTTCCTTTTTCATCTTACCAAATTGCTTCTCGATTTCTTCTGGAATATTCACTCGTATATCCATTAGAGAAGTTAGATACTTGACTTTGTCTCTTGTATCATCAATAAAGTGATAATTAGTTTTGATTTGATTACTAATGTCCTCAACTCTCCGCATGAGACAAAGTATTAGGGCTAAATTACATAACCCCAATACCATTAATATCCATATCATACTCCGGTATGTCCAAATCCCCCTTCTCCTCGTTCAGTGGAAGGTAATTCTTCAACAACTTCCCATTCTATAGTTTCATGCTTAGCAATAACTATTTGGGCAATTCTTTCTCCATCAGTAATTCTAACTGGGACATTGGAAGTGTTCACTAATACAACTCCAATCTCTCCTCTGTAGTCAGCGTCAATGGTTCCAGGTGAATTAAGGACAGTAAGTCCCAATTTTAGTGCAAGACCGCTTCGTGGTCTAACTTGCGCCTCGTAACCCTTAGGTAAAGCTATAAACAATCCAGTCGGAATCAAACATCTACCTCCTGGCTTTATTTCAATAGTAGAAGCAACGGGAATACTAGGAACTCTTCTATCAGTAAGATTTCCTTCCTTGTCTACCACAAATGGACCATTTGGATCTTCAATTTTACTAATAGCTACAACATCAGCATCGAAAAAGAATTTCTCAGGCTTATTGTCTACTAACTTAATTCTACTAAAGTCTCCTCTAATATCCATACCTGCTGATAAGGGAGTTTCATACTGAGGAAGTTGATGTCTTGATTTATTAATTATGAGTACTTTCATGTAATAAAATAAATTCAGTTAAATAAAATCTTGCATCTATAACACACTTAGGAACTAGTCCTTCTAGGCTTAAATTAGATCTTAGGGCATCTCTTACAACAGTAGCCGATATACCTTCTTCTACCTGTTCTCTTGCCATGAGAGTCATTGATATATAACCCTTCAGCATAAACTTTGGAAACCATGTTGTAATAATTTCGTATCCATCGCTATAGTAGATATTAAAATGGGACTCTTTTATAATACTAACTATGTTAGCATATAAATAGAATCCCCAATCCTGAGAGTTATCAGACTCATCAGTCAAATCATTAAGAGGGTGAATGATACATCTACTAAGTAAACCTTCGTCCTCTAAGGCAGTTTCTAGTAATTTTATCCTAACCTTTATAGGAATAGGATTACGCTTGTTTACTTTATCAGCACTACCAACTAACAAAAGAACCTTATCGTTCTCTGAACAAGCTTTTTTAATTAAAGCTAGGTGCCCATTGTGAATGGGCTGAAACCTAGCTAAAATAACTCCATATTTCATTTCTGATCTTTTGGTTTTATCTCTGTTGTTTTAATTATTTCCCTAAAGTCGAGCAATTTCCAGTTCTGCCTCTTATACTTCTTATGGTCTTGTGAAAAATCTTTTAAATCAGATTTGTTACAGAACAAAGCAAAGGCATAATCAACAATAATCTCAGAAATCTTTTCATAATTCTGTTCCTTGTTTGTAGTCAGGTTGAGAATTACATCATCAATCTCTAAGTCTGGACAATTATACTTAGCTGGAATATAATTTTTGTCGTTGTAATATACACAAACGATGTTAGTAAATTTTCTTATCATACACTTAATTCGTAGAGTCTTATTGGAGTAAATTCAAATATAAACCACTCTCCATCTGCATCCTGGAACATACTAGAGTCCCAATCTATCATGGTAATTCTCTGTATTATCTTAGTCGGCTCACTATCAATAATTAGAGGAAGCCCAACCTTAAACGCTCCAGTTATCCCTTCGTACACTTTACCAGCGCCTGACCTATGACTAACTTTAATCATTCCGTGCTTGGAGTGCAAGAGATTTTCTTCTTCTTCAGTAAAGTCCTTGAAGATATTCTCTCCAAGTCCTTTTATCAGAAGTTTCTTCCTTTCAATAATATCTTTAACCTTCAATTCTACCATACACTACAGGATTATTTAATGCTTTCATTATCTCTTCTATGGTACAAGTATTAGCTTCACTGTAGAATGCCATTACTGGAGCTGCATCATTATCAATTAATACAGCAAATGGAGTATGTCTAGCGCTAAAACCTCCCTTAAGCTTGAAGGCGTTTTTACGTTCCTTAAACAAGCCTTCATGGTAAGTTTGTAATTCTACTAAAGGATATTTAGAAAGAACCTTTTTTAATTCGTCAACCAGATGTTGACTGTTATCATCATATGCAACCTTAAGAATCATTTCCAAAAACGTGATGTTATGTCTTTAACTATGGGTTTCCCACAGCTATTATCTATATGAAGCATAACTTGATTAGTTGTCTTACTATTTAAAGGCCCGTTTTCTTCAATATATGGACCTAGCTTGATATAATCGAAATGCTTCATATTCACGTGCTCTGATAGTTCTTGTCTACCTGAGTACCATGCCACTTTTAAATTCGGATAATAATCTTTAACAAAACTAGCTAACACATTTACTAAGTGAGGGTCAGAATCCCCTCCCATAAATGCTATACACGAAATACCATCTGTAATTAGTTCGTCTAGATGAATAATGTAATCATCAGAGAACCCCTGCGGATATTCAATTAATGGTTTACCTATATCTTCGGCTAGGTATTGACTATGACATCCTTTACAATGACAAGGACAGTTAGATATATTTATAGCTAATGTAATCTCATCCGGAATTTCCTGAAAGACTACTCTGGCATCAACATATTTAAGCATACTCCTCAATCTTTTTAGTTTCTGTATCTAATATAAAAGGTCTTCTTACGTCTAAGCAAGCAAACTTGTCAGTAATAATGGGTTCTGATTCCAATTGAGTATGCCCAAATATTTGATAATATGTAGACTCTCTATCTCCTTCTCTGACATCGCTCCATACCATACTGCCTGTATTAGACCACCCTCCTCTCATACGAGATACTTCCCATAGGAAGCCAACTAGAAAGTCCTCAGGCTTAGTAATTAGGTCAGTAATAGTAAAATCCATACTCTTTAACCAATCATTAGTAACTCCAGCATGAGTATATAGAATACCTTCCGAGAAGTATTTGAGTTGGAATAGAGACTTGAAATTCTCAAACATTTCCTTAATTAGCTCTGCATTAGCGTAATCATACCTAGAAGCACTTCCGAAATCATAGCAATAAGCACAGTCGTGATTTCCAAGGAGTAGTATTACCTTATCGGGATTATCAACTTTGAATTGGATAATCTCTTTAAACTCCTCTATCGCATTCTCTCTAGTAATACCTTCATAACCATATGGGTCGAGGTAGTCCCCTAAAAAGACTACCTTATCCACACTATTAATCTTCTCTTTTGCTTTTCTCCAGAATGGTCTACCGTGAACATCTGGAATAATTAAAACTTTACTCATACAACTTTATCAATTCTATAATGTGCTTTTTCATCGTATTTCCACGCATTACATCTTTCTTTATTTCCTCTACAATAATACCCGAAGTCTGCACAAGTCAAGCAATCTTTACATAAGTTTTCTTTAGCATATTCAAGATATATTTGTTTCTTCGTCATTCCCATAAAATACTAAGGTATAAACGGTTCTATCAACTGAGCATCCAGGTCCTGCAAAAGTTTTAGCTTGTCTAGATACTATATGAGATAGATTAAAATGTTTAATAACTTGCATTTCATTAAGGAACTTCTCCAGCTCAGCAGCTGTTCCTACAAACTCTTCTATTTTATACATTTTTTGAATATGTTCTTCTTTCAGCTTCTATTCTTCTATCCTTACCAAAAGCAGTGATAGGTCTTAGATAGCCAATAATTCTGGTATATTGAGTAATATGTTCACTTCCACATTTAGGACATACCTTAATGGGAGCTTTCACAATATGTTTACAATCCTCGCACTTACTATTAGGAATATTGAACGTGAAGTAATTAGTTCCTTGCTGAATAGCAAAGTCTATAAGCTTCAAGTATTGCTCCTTAGACAGATGTTCCTCCAAGTTAATGTGAGCTGCACTACCTCCATCTGTATACTGATAAGTCTGCCTTCCATGAAGTATAAACTTATCCAACACTGATGTATCATCATGGGCATTATAGAAGTAACTATTGTATAGATTCCTATCTTCAGGAACCCAATAGCCATCTGCTTTATCCCATTTATAATTCTTACCACCAAGTCCCTCTGCTGGAACGACTTCAGAATTAAATAAGAAGGGGCGCTTTTTGTCATGGATAGAATGAAGTTTATTCTGCTCTTTTATTGTTCCAAGTATGAGCTGTAAAAACTCAAAATATTCTGGATTATTAGATACCTTCATTCCTAAGAACTCAGCAGCTTCATTCAGACCATTTAGCCCAATAGTACTATATAGGTCTTTGATGTTTATATAACCTCCATTTGAAGAAGCAAACATCTTCTTATCCTCCCACTCATAGAGCATGGTCTTATAGGTAATGTGATACTTGTATACTCTCTCTAGAATATCTATTAGATATTTTTTGAGTAGGGCAACATTATCTTTACAATGCAAGAGATTTTTGTCTCCATCTTCACTCCACCAAGTAGTTTCTTGTCTAGCCCAATCTTGGACAATTCTGTTAATATTCAGAGTAATAACATTACAAGAACCTGTCTTTACACCAGTCATACCAGAGGTAGGACTAAATGTATTTTCAGCTAATTCATTACGAAGACGACAACAAGATGCAAGACTATCTGCACTGTCTGAGATATAGGTAAAGAAACTATGACCTTGAGAATACATTTCTGCACATAAGTCTTTATAGTTCTTATCTATAATGTCTTTACCGTCATGCACCATAGCAAAGGTTTCTACTGGAAATGTCAGAACTTGTTTCAAGCGAAGTTTATTAAACCAAGACATGAACAATCTCTGTAAAGTATCAATTGCTACCCATTCTGGCTTAGTTCCGTCTGGATAGTAAAATTCTCCAAATAGAGATTCAAAATAGGTCTTATCGTAGTACGAAACATTAGTAAAGGGAGATTGATAACTTCTGTTTCCAGCAGGTTGATTAATTCCCCAAACAAACTGTTTAAAAGCTTTAAGGATGGAGTCTTCGATAGTTCTCTTAATAAGAGAATGTTCCGAAGTACATATACAATCGAGCTTCTCATACCACTTTTCTCCGTATTCAGCAATAATATAATAGTTAAGTGCAATAAAATAGCTACCTACAGCAACTGCTCCTTTACATTGAGAAGACAATAGAAATACTAAGTTAGTAACCTGTCCACTAAATGACTGCAAATCGTTAGGAGGGCCAGGAGTAACTCCATCAATATTACCTACTCCCTCTAACATTAGAGGATATAACGAGACTGCCATACAATACTGTTTAAGTACTGACGTAGAAGCCTCATCGTGAGTATAAATAATATGACTGTCTAGGTCTCTAGAATATTGAGAAGAGAGTTCGGGATAAAGAAGCTTTAATTTCTTCTTCATACGATAGCGCTGAATTTCTCTGTTCTCGCGCTTTCTATCCTCACTCTCTAATGTAGCAACGTTCTTAGATACAACGTTAGCATTTCCATCTGTTTCAGATGAAGTAGCTGCATTTTCGGAACTATTAATATAGTTATCTTGATAACTAATCTTAGCTATGATTTCTCTAAGTCTAGATTGTTCACTTCTATACTGAGAATATGCTGAGGCTACATCATCGTAACCATAGTCCCTCAAGGTTTCTATTACTACGTCCTGAATCTCTTCTATAGTAATGCCGTCCCATAAATGCATATCAGCCACCATAGCTGTAATGACTTCTTTATTTTCTTCAGGACAGCAAGCATTAAATGCTTTAGATATTGCTTCTACTATCTTATTACCGTCAAATTCCTGTAAACTTCCGTCTCTCTTTACTACTTGCATATCAAATACCCATTACGTCCTTAATTAACAATGTCTTCTCGAATTTATTTACTAAGTCTCTCTTATCCTGGGTAATCAAGTCAGTAAATGCGTTATACACGGTAAATCCATCTACAACATTGTCTGTTGTATAATACTTAGATTTTTCATCATAAAACAAATCTTTATAAACATCAATCGGAGCAGATTCAGCTAATTTTACAGAACCAAATCCCATGTTGATTTTAGAATTGATGCAGTTGTCAACCCAGTGACCTAGGCTAGCATATATATCATCTTTCTTATACTCCATCTCTGAAAGTTTCTTAAGCATTAAGTTGGTTTCATCTGTCATCGACATAGCATTTCTTAAGAAGCTATAGTTAATAGCAGATTCTGGCTCTAGCTCAGAAACATTTAACATTTCTGGATTAAATACACACAAGTTTAGACAAGCCATATTTAAAGCTCCTACATAGAACTTAACTAATGGTTTACGAGTATCAAGGGCATAAATCATACTAATTACTCTTTTATGATTATCCCAAGCATATTCGTCCGGCAAAACACCTTGAATCCAAACTCTATTGTATATTACATCATCAAAATTAATCTCCCCATCTTTAGTAAGCGATATTTGGTCAGCAGGCTTAGCATTAATGATAAAATTATCAGTCATTTTAGATACTCTGTCTATAAACGGAGTTACATAGGCTTCAGTAGTAAAATACTCTTTATCCTTAATTCTAGTTGCTTTCCCTTGCATCAATTGTTCAATCGTCAATTCCATATTTAAACATTATTATAGTAAATCTCCTTTAATAGGAGGTCTAATCTAAAGTGTTCATCCAATTCTTTAACCCTATGCCTTAGAGAATACATAGCTAATTCTGCAAAACTCTCTAATTCTGGTTCTTTGTATGCTTTGGAAGGTGAAACTCGAAAATATTTGCGCCATAAAGGTTCAAATTTTTCCATTAGAGTATCTATTTCTCTTCTCGGAATGTAGCAAAAATACCTTGCCGAATCGAGAAATACTCCATTGAAATTATCTACTCCTAAATGAGTACTAGTATCATAATACACGTTTCCTAAATACATCATAGCCTGTAATAAAGACCTATGTACGAAAACAGAGTTAATACCTATATCTCTTTTAGTTTCTTGAAGAATCCAGAACTTGACATTCCGGTTTTCGTCATAGAATCTAACTATTCCATCTGTAGGTTTTCCCGCGATGGATTCTTTTCTTCCGATTATTAGAGGATTAACTAAGCTAAAATAGTTATAGAAATGATTTTCTATTACATCTTCAAGCACACAACCTCTGTTTGTATAGAAATTAATTCTAATCTGAAGTCCTGTTATAGGAGTAAATTCCATTTAATTGTTAATTAGTTGTTGCACTTCCATAATTAAATTACGTTTAATATCTATTAAATATTGCTTATCTCAAAATAAAAAAGGAAGACCACCCTTAGGCAATCTTCCTTTTAAACGTATATCTTTCAAGAAATTAGGCTTCGATACCGAAAGCTAACCAAGTACCATTCTTGGTATTCTTAGAAGGAGTATATTGTGCAGTTGCTACTACTGCCTGTCCTTCAACAACATCCTTAGTTTTCACCAACTCAGCATTTCCTTTATACTCACCGCTCTTATACAATTCTTTGATTGCGTTCTTAGCGTCAGCTTTGTTAGTATTAACTTGGCAAACAACAGTCTTAGTTTCTTTGTCAATCCACTTGTAGAAAGTCCTAAACTTACGCTTTCCGTCACCTTTAACATCGTCAACCTTGTACGGACGCTCACGAGTGTCTGCAACAGACGATTCAATAGTAATCAGATAACCAGCACCGGGGCAGTTCTTGCCTTTCTTAGCGAGATATTCAAGCATAAACTCTTTTACATCACGCTCAGTAATACCCTTAGTCTGTTTAGCTTTCCAATTTTTGTAAGCCTGAGTTGCATCACCATTTACGTGGAATAATGTGCTTTCAACTTGTGCGATTGCTGCTTCTTTGCTTTCTGCTACTACTTCTACTTTCTTAAAATTCAAAATCGTTGTACTCATAATAAATAAAATTTTTAAACATAAATCATTAACATATAATCTGAAATTATTTTTCCGTATCTAATCAGTATTGTTTCCCTTACTGATGTAATCAATTATACTACATCATACATAGAAACCCTAATCTTCAAATGTTAATTTTATGTTAAAGGACGTTAAAATCCTCTTAACTAAAAATCTCTTAAAACGGTACATAATTGTCGAGCAAAATCTGGAGCTGTTTGGGCATATCTTTCGGCTTAATACCAAAGTCAAGAAAAGTGGTACACCCATACATTAAATCCTCACAGATAGCCCCTAAAGACTTCAGAAAGGTATTTTTTTCTCCTTCCCTAAAATCTTTTCCGACTTTCAATAAAACATCATAACACGTTACCTTTTGACCTTTTTTCTTTAACTCATTAGTTATATAACAAGTAAGAGCAATACAGGCTAGTTTATCACCCATATTGCTCCCTAGGTAGTTTAAGGTAAAGTATTTTGAGTAAATTGATGACAATTGTTCAAAGCTGATATTTTGAAGGTCGTTCATCAAGAGAATAGTCTCTATAACCTATCTGATAGGCTACATACTTCAAAAGAGTCTTGAACTCATGAAATCCTTGTCGCAATTCCAAATAAGTAACTGGCCTAACCTTACTATAAAAGTTCGGAATGGTAGAAACTACTAAGTAATTAGCTTGCAATTTTGGATTCTCCAAGTTATAGAACTTTTCAGCACACAACTTCAGAAGGTATAAATACATCGCAAACTCCCTACTATAGTGATACTTATTGATATTGGTATCAATTTCACTAACGATTTTTCCAATCGTCTTAATATCATTCACTACAATAGTGTTAGTTTCTGTATCTATTGTATAATTATCTAGTTTGGACTTCAGGTGTAAGATAAACTTTTTTCCATTAGGGCAGGTCGCCTCCACGTCCAATAAAATAGCTTGCTCATTTTCAGAAATAGGTGTTTTAGTTATCCCTTCAGGATGTAAAAGTTTCTGCACTTGCTTATTGCTATTTAATGCTGATACACAAGACTTTACGATTTCTAGTGATTTGTTGTCAAGATATATAATTTCCTTATCTTGTGTTAAATCAAATTCTTTTAGCTGTCTATTCTTCCAATAGTTAGTAGAAGCTTCAATCACAGATTTAGCTAGTTCCTTGGTAAGCTTTCCCTTATAATATTCGACCTTGTCTGATGCTTTCTTTACATCGTCAAATGTCACTTCTCCTTTTAGAAAAACGGGATAGAGTTCATTAGCCATTGCTCCTAACTTTGCAGTAGGTTTACCAATGTCTTCTGACAGTTCAAAACTATCTGGCTGTAGCACCAATTCGTGTACAGCACTTCCAAGTTCCAGAGCAGAAGAGAAAGTATTTTTAAACCCAGTAAAGAATTTATCTGGATTACCATCCTGCCGAGGATTAATTAATCCTAAACGGGAATTACTAACGTATCCACTGTACTGTTCAGAAAAATATACCTTATCACTTATCTTCTCCAATCTTAGTGTGTCTAGCAGCGGCCTAAGCTTGATATCTTTTAATTCCATCCTAAAGTTGCTAATTCTAATTCATATGCAAATCTAATTTCGTCAATATCTAAACTATAAATGCGGAATAAAGGATCTCCATTCTGGTTATGTGGCCTATCTATTAGCAATGCTGGAAGTCCAGAGTTTATTGCCATAGTCACATTACTAATACTGTCGTCGATTAATACATCGCATTTGCCTTTTATCAAGTCAGCCTTGTTTCCGTGCTGATAATACATTTGATAAATAGGTCTTATGGGTAAATTGTATTTAGCTAGACAATTTCGAGTATAAGTTTTACTGTTAATTCTTTTAGTCGCATAAATATGCGGCTCGAAATTCGGCTTTTCTAGCAAGGGTAAATTTTCCCAAAACTCCTTGTTGTAGCGAAGACTTACTACGTTTCGTGTAATTACGTGCTCGACTAAATCTGATTCTCTAGGGAATAGTGTTTTATATGCTCCCCAGAAATCGAAGATTGTGTCATCCAAGTCTAACGCTATCCTTAATGAATTACATAAATTCATTTATCTCAGATACGTCTCCTAAATATATTCCATGTTTTTCAGCAAGTTCTATACAGAAATCATCATAATCCAGAAGATCATCTAAATCGTCGTATTTATTTATATACATACTCTTTATTTTTTCTTCACAATCCTCGTAGCTTCTAGCTACCACTTTACCAATTCTACAGACTTCATCTGTATGCCATGGAAATAAATATGTGTTCATAACTCGATTACTTCAATAACATTTAATCGCTTCTTAATTAAAAGTTCAAGGTCTTCTCTATCCACGTAGACAAAGTGACTCTTTTTCAAATCAGATAATGTAGAGTCAAATTCTAGAGAAAATGCTTCCTCAGTTCTCCAATTCTTCTTAGCTGTCCTCAAATAGAGGGCATACTCGTCATCAAAGTCATTAACTACACAGTTCTTAATCGTAGGAATTGGACCTTTAACTATTAACTTTTTCATTTCTTAAGCAATTCATAAAAATATTCTATAGGTATTACAGCTACTTGACCCACGCTAGGTGCCCCGTTCTTTCCTGCCTTCTTCCAACATATACAGAACGGTTTAGATTTATCACTACAAGCGTCCCTAATGTCAAAATAGTTTGGCATATTTTGGGTAAACTTGGCTTGGATATTAACTGGAAGTTCATTGTTCATATCAACAATATCTATTTTGTCAGCATCAGCCAGTTTGTTCTGGCTTCTACTAGATACACATCCTTCATATCCAACATCTCTCAATTTATGAATTATTTCTAACTCATATTGAGAACCTTTTTGTTTACTTTTCTTCGCTTGCTTACTTCTTCTAACTGCAGGATCTGCCCATTCAAAGGTAATTCCATCTTTCGATTTAGCTCCAGAGCCAGGTTTATTAGCCCTAGCTTTAATAGAGTTTATCTCTAAGCCAGTTACTTCTGAGGCTTCTTCTATAGTTTCGAAGGTTTTCTTTTCTCCATTTTTAAATGTAGCTGTAACACTTATATTAGTCTACTTTTTCATTCCGTTTATTCTATTTATTTTTTCATTAACTTTACATCTCTAGGGTTTCTCTAGTCAATAACGAGTTGCTCATTTATAAAGTCCAATAAGTCTTGTGTATTTACACACGCTCCGGCTGGAAGCTCACACCTATATACTGTCTGTCTAGGAAATTTGGATATTAGTGCTTCTTCGTCTCCAGAAATAAAGTTTTCTCCAGTATCATTAATTACTACGTAAAATACCATTTCTTTTAAATTTGTCAATAGTTAACTTAATCAACTCCTGAGTAGCTTTTCTTCCATAGTCCCTATAGTAATCACTTATATCCTTAGCTCCTGTGTTTCTGGGAATCATTGATACGATTAATTCTGGATGTTGTTTCCTAATCTTATTAGTAAAACGAACTCCAGTTAGGTCATTATCATATAGCAACACAATGTATTTGAATCTCTGCTTTAATTCTTCTAAAACTTTGTCAGAAACAAACTGAGTCTCAGAGTTGGGAGCTATAGCTGGTATTCCTAAAGAATATAAACACATTACATCTTTCATAGACTTAGTTATTACTACCAGTTTTCCAGTCTTAGCTAATTGTTTATAGCCTTGAATAGTCTTAGTAGAAACATTACCTATGAATCTAAACTCCTTTCGTTTTGGCATATAAATACGCCATTGCTCGATGTTCTCTTTCTTCCCAAAATAATATCCATAGATAGGACTATGTTGGGCAGACTGTGCATATATATTTCCATTTAAGAATACAGTACTACAACTGTATACCTTAAACCTATGTAGAATATCTTTAGTAATACCAAAGCTTCCCCACCACTTCAACTCAGGTTCTGAGAACTCCTTAGCTTCTATTTGGATGAAGGTTTGTTTTTCTTCCTCAAATTTCGGCTGGATTTTTACTGCAATCTTCTTTACAGGAGAATCCTTAGTATATCCAAAGTCCTTAGCTATAATCTTTAAAGCAGTGTGATAGTTACAATTATACTTTTCCATAACTACCCCTTCGAATGTCAAACATTTTCCGGAAGCAAAGTCCTTAAAATATAAGTTTCCAGATTTTCCTCTAAAAAAGCTGCAGGTGACATGACTGTCACTACGCAAAGGAGACTTGAACAGTCCTTTCTTAACTGGAATACCCAGATAATAAGTCATGTAAGTCTCCTCATTGTTCTTAGATAGAAGAAATTCCTTAGTAATTTTGGGTTCAAAAGTATAATCAAACATAGTCACTAAGGAATTTATGAATTACTCTACTAACAAATCATTATAGCAAGTTGTCAAGATCGAAGTCATTTCCTAGTGCAGCATCTACACCGGCAACATCTGCAATCGGGTCTTCTGACTTCATTTCGGTAGGCTTAGCTTTCAGATACTTCTGACGTTCTCCCTCCTCATAGTCAGAGAAGAACAGCTTGTCACCAATATAGTTATCAGAGATGAACGACTCACCTTGTTTGTTAATACCTACGATACGAGGTATATCAGCAACTACTTTACCATCACGGTTTCTACCAATCAACTTCAACTTAGTCTCTGTACCTTTAACTTTTTCAGTTATAGTAATCAGAGCCTTAGCTACATCATCGAAGCTCTTAAATTTAGAGCTAGCTGCTTGCATCTTTTCGAATCCTGCAGGGTTAAGAACCTGCGCAGTCTGTTTAACTACAGCCATCAAAGTTTCGAAGTTGGAGGGCATCACTACCTTTCCACCATTCTTACTATCAAATTCTCGTCTCTCATCATCACCAGCTTTCGGGAAGAATTGAGTTACTGAGAAGTAACCATCTTCGTTCTCAAAATTGATAGACAAAACCTTATAGTGGGCTGTTGGGTCCTTCTTCCCATCAAATTCCTTGATTTCGCAACCCATGAATTTTACATCATGGATATTCCAAGGGGTTAAAGGACGACGTGTGTTTCTTACTGCTGAGTCTGCTGATATACCAAAATTAAATGCCATAATTAATTCAAATTAAAATCAAATTTTTCTAAGTTTTTGTCATCTTCGTCTATGTTTAAATTATCTAATGCTTCTATATCGAGTTCTTTTTCGATATCAATTATCTCTTCCGGCACAGGATTTGACTCCTGTACCTTGTCTCCTATCAGATAATAAATTCCTTTATCCTCTGTAGGTTCCAACTTAAAGACAGTACCGTAAGCAGAAAGCTTTTCGTTAGCAGCTCCTCTATAACTTACAGTATTACTTTTAGTCAGCTTGTTTCCAGCCTTAGTACCGAAAGCAGCATCGGTTCCAATAATAGGAACTGCCTTCTTATCCTTTTTCTTATACTTGATGTCTACACGACAATCTGCACAGACTTGTAACAAGTCTACTGCCCCTTGGGTCAAAATCAACTTGTTAGAATCAAGCGTAATAATAGGTTCAGGATTTTCATCTACCTTAGCAGATGAAGATTTACTACTTGCAGCTTTCTTAGTAGCTACGGTGTCAACATGGATTTCTTCTTTACCAATATAGGTGATTTCACCCGTTTGCTCATTCACATCATAGTGAAACAGTATGTCTAATTTCATTATTCCCCTTCGTTATAAGCGTCAATAACTTTAATAATCTCATCCAAATCATTATCAATTTCTAAGTCTTCAAACATTCCCAAAGAAGTCTTTGCTACACAGCTACCATCATTGTTAGTGATAAGCTTATACTCCATTCTACCGGAGTCTCCTTCGTTTACTTTAGTAAAGAAGATATATGTAAACAAACCTTCCAAGGTTACTTTTTCAGACAGCAACTTACCAACAGTCTTGATAACATACTTAGGATTAACGTTGTCTCCAACATTTTCTGAGTGAGTCAAGAAGATCATTTTGCAATCCTCTCTCATCTTTTCTGAATATCTCAGAATTTCCATAGCGTGTTGAGCTAATTCACTAAACTTAGTATAACCAACTTCAGTTGCTCTATCAACGAACTCATAAGAGAGAACATATTGGAAGTCATCAATGATTACCTGCTTGATGTGTGGCATCATCTTATCAATAAATTGAAGCATTTTCAGTATTTGGTCCCACTTTGAACTTACATAGTAGTTACCACTCACGTTCTTTCCTTCGACTTTGATGGGAATATACTTCTTCTTCCATGCACGGAAGGGAAGGGGTTTACCCGTAGTACTTATAATAAAAGTAGTTTCGGGATTAAGATTTCTTAAACTTGTACTTTTTCCAGTACCTGATTCACCTACGATAGCAATTGTTTCAGCAGCCATTATTATAATGCAAAATTAAGATTCGAATTTGAATTATCTAATTCTGTAATATCATCTAGCTCCTATTCTACAATAGAACTATTATCTTCTAATATATAGTTTGGACTTGTATATCTCTCATAATCATAAATTTCATCGGGCTTCGGCAGCTCGTAGAACATATTAATCCATCCAAAGAAGTTTACTCCAATCTCAACATCGCAATCCCCATATCGGTTCTTAAGTACCATAATACTCCTATAATAAGAGCCTAGATACTCAATATTGTAATGTTTATAAGTTTTCAATCCATCTCTGTGAGGATTATACAATGCAATCATGATATTACAATCTTGCACAGTATTACCTGAATCCTTAGCATCGTGAATAGTAAACGCACTTTTGCCTTGTTTAAACCTCTCAATATTTCCTTGCTCTCTATTAGCTTGCTGTATTACTACAGGACTAATAAAACACTTATCTCTAAGAAAAAGAAGATAGCTAGACAACAAATCAATATCAGGCTTTGTACCAACAAGACCAATATGGTCTACGACTACATTATAAATAAGATTAGGATTATTTGGAGTATAGACGAGGCGGGTTTCACTTTCAGAAAAGGTTCCCATTTCCTCCAACCTAGTTTTCAAGATGGCATATACCTTCTTCGGAGTTACCTTCTTGTCATAGATTTCTAACTTCTTACTAATCTTATCTATCCAAGGCATACATTGCTTAACTAAGTCATAATGCTCATCAGATAAAATATATTCTTTTTCTCTTGACAATATCTTCTTAAAAGATAGTTGGATTCCATAGGTCTCAAATATATATATGGATAACAGCTTAATATACAAAGCTACTTCTCCCATTTCAAGACTGAAATACAATACCTTAAAATCATCATCATCAAGATGTTCCATTAGTGGTCGATATACATAAGCATATAAGGCAAACGAAGTCTTACCTGCACCAGAGTTTGATAGAATTAAAGTATAGGTTTCCCTAGTAACTCCATCAATAATACTCTCTAGCTTAGGAAGTTTCATAGAAATACCATGATTTAGTCCCTGTCTACCTCTATCAATTTCATTGAGAAGTTTATCAGAAATCATAGTAATCTCATAGAATCATAATTAACTCCGCCTTCATTCTTTAATGCCTCTAGTTCTTCCCACTTATGGTCTATTACAAAATTAGCTATTGTGGTACACAATATATTGTGTTCATTAGCCCACTTAACTAACTCTATAATATAGTTATGAGTTTCTGGCTTCCATCTGATAGTTTTACCATAAAACCTATAGAAGTCTTCAATTGTATCAAATTTCTTAGATACGCTTTTCAGACCCACTTGTGTATTATTAACTATTCCAAATAATGGATAAGTATCCCACAATTCCTTACCTAAGTCGAATGAACACTTATAAAAGTCTTTCACAACTAACTTATTTAGAGGAACATCTAGTGGGTTAAATACAGACCCTTTCTCAGGAATCTTATAGGATTTATGAATAACTCCAGCATCGCGAAGTCCAGTTAATAGTTCTATTGTAAAACCACGAGCGCATACTCTAGAAGAGAAATACTCGTGGACAATTTCGGGTTCATCACCCTCTTGGGCGATAAGAAGAATTTCTAACAACAACAGCTCACTTGGGTTTATGCTATATTTTTCACAAAACAAAAGTTGCTGTTTCAGTTCAAGATTTTTCACGTGTACAAATTAATAGATTTTCTACTAATCTATACACCAAGTCTAGTTTACTTGTTAAAGCGTTAAAACTTGGTTACGTGATAAACTTTAGTCCTCAACTTTATTCGCTGGCAGTTTCAAGAAGTACTGCATAGTCCTTCTTTAATTCCTTCAATTCAGCGGTAAGCTTACTAACTTTAGTTTCCAATGCTTTGCACTTCTTAGTCAAAGCAGACTTCATCTCATTAAACTCTTTTTTAGTGTAATAAGTTTCCATGATTAAAAACGATAGGTAAAATTCTGCAATTTTTTCTTGTAAGGTTCCCAAGGCTCTCCATTAAGTAACTTTCGTAAGTTATCTACATCAATAGTAACATACTCGCTCTTTTGATGAGACTTCTTAAACCATTCTTGTTCAATGGTATCTTCTAGCACTAATGTGAATATTTCAGAGTATTTAGAACCTTCTTTTCTAATGACCCTACCAGCGGCTTGAGTGCTTTTTGTGCTACTAGAGTCAACTCCAAGCATTATCCCGACCGATAGACCGGGACAATCAAAACCTTCAATAGCCAATTTACAGCTATTAATCACGCCCTTGTCTAGTAGGGCGAACTCCTCAAGTGTAATTCTGTTTTGTTTTTTACTTTCTTTGCCAGTGTAAACATATCCTACTCCTATCTTCTCTGCCATTGCAGTGTTAGCAGAGAATGTAATAATTTTCTTGTCTGCTCTGTGAGCAATAATCTCCCTAGCCACTTCTAATTTAGCCGGATGATTATGGATAAACTTTTTTCTAGCTTGTAAAGCTCTCATAAAAGCTGTAGAATGAAAGGTAATCTGCTTCAAAGCATTAGACAGCTCAGCTTTATCCGAACTACTACAAATCTGGTTTCTGTAATTAAGCCTATTTCTGAGGCCGTCTTTACCAACCATACTCATTGCGAGTCCAAAATCAAAGTTAAAGAATTCAAAATGTCTTATAAATTCCCTATTTTGCTCTCGATAGCTTTCGATGTCTTCTGCTGTGATAATTACTTGATATTCAGTAAAATCAGATACCCAACCATTGGCTTTGGCTACTTCAATAGTTACGCTATCAACTACAGGGCAATATTTCTCGACTATAGTATGTCTACCGTCAAGTCTTTCCAGAGTAGCAGTTAGTCCAAGAATTAACTTGTATTTAACCTTACTAAATACAAATTGTAAAGTCTCAGCAGCAGTTCTATGGATTTCATCAATGATTAAAAAGTCACATTCGTATCCATTCTTTGCTGTAGTATTTACAACTTGCACCTCTGTATTTAACCCTAGACCTTCCTTATCTAATATATCTATCCACTGATTCTTTAAAAGTTCCGTGGGGACTACTACCAATGCTCTAATAGTAGGATATTTAGATAGAACAGCCTTTAAACAATTAATAGCACATCGTGTTTTACCAAAGCCTGTACAGGCTTCTATGGTGCCTCTTCCTTTATGTAATAACCAGGCTCTCTTACATTGCTCCTGTCGCTCATCACGAGTAACAGGAGTAAAGAGGTCTTTCATCAATCTATATTCCTAGTGATGTTCCATCCTTTAAGTTCTGCAACTTTCTTGATTTCTTCCATCTTATCCTTCCATTGTTTAGCCTGGTTCTCGCATTGATTTTGGAAGCGATAAAGAACTTTGTTTGATAGCAGTCTGAGCTGATCACTAGTTAAGTTAGCATATTTATCTCGTTTCAATCTACACATAGATCTAAACTCAGCATAACTTAATCCAGTATCACAGATTTTCAGAGCTATAGAAGGATTCAAACGAAGTTCCTTACTTACTACTAACAGTCTGTTAACAGCTTTACCTGTCACTGGGTCTTTACGATACAAGTCTTTCTGCATTTCTTGCTGTGTAAACCACAGTCCCATTTTTACAATGAAGTTAAGCGTCAAATGAGAGTTGTCAAACAATCCCAAGGAATCTAAACAAGCATCCATAACTAAACTTACTGGTACTTCTCTAAACTCTACAGGGATTCCATTAAGAATCTCTCCAATTGGATAGACCTTAATAGCCTCATTAGTTAACACTTCCTTATTGTTTTTGATAACAGCTCTCAAGTCTTCCAAACAACGTGTGTTTGTGTATTGCTTTTCAGCTCTAAGCCATCTAATAAGAAGCTCTGCACGACATCTTTGTATTTGGTCGGACACAATTCCGAGTAATGTTACACGACCCGGATTCTTGGTATTAGAGTTGTACAACATTTGTTCACAATGATTGTAGAATTGTCTCAGCTGGTTATAACCTGCGTCTACCAATTTAATTTCCTCCTGGACCCCATTTACCTTAGGTCCTTTCCATACATAGCTATTAACGTCGTTTGCTTTATCGCTCAAAGCCTCTCTCAGCTTATCTCCTAATACAGTCATAAATTATTCTTTAAAAATACTTCATAGTTTATCTCCTTTTTAATGTTAATCTAATAATATTTGTCCATCTTCAATGATAGGCTTTTCATGAATAAATTTCAAGAAAATTATATTACTATCCTTGTATGGAACAAAATCTTTACCATCGTACCATCTATCGATGCCTTCTTCTACGTATCTTAGTGAAACATAGCCGACATCTCCTAATTTCATAAAACACTGGTTCCAATTCGGGAATCGAACACACATTATATCCTTGTAATCTAGATTATCATATTCTAGCCTTTCAAAGACATAATTAGCGTATCCCATCCCGTCCTCATATTCAGCAACAAATTTGACATGGTAAGTTACTTCTTTGGTTTCCACACTTCAAATGTATTAATATCCTCGAACTTCCTACAACCATAAGAAGCGAAGTCTCCTTGCAGCTTATCCATGTTAGGCAAGCAAGGGTAATTCTTACACCTAGTGCAGCTACGTTCAGGATGTTTGTAGTGAAAACCATCTTTGTCCTTAAACATTACTTCAGTAATAGGCATAATAATATTAATACACATGAACCAGCAGCGCCATATTTAATGACATTCTGCTTCTTTTTTAAAGACTTATTAAGACCTTCAATAGATCTATTTTTATCTTCAATTATGTTTCCATAATACAGTAACTGAACTCTACGAAGAGAATCCGTTTTTTCCCAACTCTTATTTATTAGTTCTAGATTAGTTATTCGCTTATTCAATAACGGAACAGTTTCAGACAACTTCTGATGCTCGGCAAATATCAGATTAGTTGTTTTTAGTTGCTCGCTGGTTATTGTAACGGTCGATGTATTCTGAGAAAAAGCACAAATTGATGCTATCAGAACTAGACATAATAGTAGATACTTTCTCATCATACTCTTTGTCTATATACTTAATTTTCTCCACGATGGAATCGTTAACTATATAGATGCTATCTCTAATTATAGAATCCCTTACTATTTCCTGCACATTAGGCGGAGAAACTGCGGTTTCCTTCTTAGGTATTAGCAAATAAATAATTAGCAATCCCATCAAGGCTATTAAGATATAGCAAAACTTAGTCCTGTTCATTTAGCTCAACGCCTATTGCCTTGGCTTTAGTTACCAGTTCAGCGCATTTAACTACATCTATACCTTCTTTAGCTAGATTCAAAGCTTGCTTCTCTTTATCAGAGAGATTTTTGATTTCGTTCTTGAGGGCTTCTTTTCTTTCGAATCGAGCTTTCATTTGGTTATACCCCTTAATGATACGCTCTGGATTTTCTTTCAAGAAAGTAAGCTCCTGTTCCAAGAATGCTTTTACCAGCACTTTACCTGCTACACCTCTAGATGTAGTATAAATAGCTGGACACTTTGGATCATGAAGAGCCTTATCGTAAGCCTTCTTCTGTCCCTTAGCCAAATCGAAGGTATCACTAGGATTACATACTGCAATACCAACGGTTACTACTCTACAGATTCTAGCATAGTCCGGATCATTTGTGCATATGTATTCATCGGGAGCTACCCAACCTACTGCTAAGACACAATCATCCTCACTTACTTCAGCAGCCTGACTTAAAGCACAAGCTACAATTTTACGTTCTTCACCCTTAAAGTCTACAAATGAGTCTACCATGTACTCAATCACATCCTGTTTCATTTTCTACAATTTTAAAACCGTTATTAATTAAATATTCTTCGGGAGCAAATTGTAATTCAAAGAATCTATGCAAAGAGTACTTCTTCCTCTTACAACATAGTTGATTCTTTTTCAATACAATAGGTTTATTAGAAGAGTAGTATTTTTCTTCCATTAGAGCAGCTCCCCAGCTCCATATTTGATATACTGAACTACAGTAGATAAACTTATCGTGCGTATGCACAATTTGTTTATCCTTCTCGTAAGTCCTCCGTGAGGTCGTCATAAAACACCTTTATAGTCTTAAAAATGAATTGATTCTTTTGAGTATTATAACAGTCATTCCAGCTACATTTCTGATAGTGAGATAATAGTTCGGAAGCTTTTACGCTAGTATACACATTTCTGCAAAAGCTATCGTCATCATCACAATTTGCTGCGTTTATGGTGTACTTTCCAATAGAAATCGCATAATGATAATGACTTCTCGCTACTTCGCTAAACTTTTCTTCTAGTTTATAATCCTCGTAAATAATGACTTTGAACTTGAATTTATCTCTACTTAGTAGCCTAGCTAGACAGTATGCTATATAGCAACACCCTCCACAATTAACGTCATATTCCTCATCTAAGAATCTACAAAGCTTATTCAGCCTCTCCGCTAGAATCTCCTGAATCTCCTGAGACTTCGAGTTTAATTTCCTCCTTTGCCTTTTTAAACTCATCTAAGTACCTACCTAAAGTTATAACTTCATCTTTTCCGAACTTTTTTCTTACTGCATAATGGCGACATCGCTCTATAGCAGCTTCTAGGGGATAGCCATAGCCTTCCACTTTAAATTCTTTTCTCGGATTTTTCCCACCAATATCATACAACAATTCCAAGTCAAACCTCGGAGAAGATTCACTAATGGGAGTAAGTCTGTAAAAAGGACCTTCAATTACCATTTTTATTTTGTTATTTACAAACGTCTATTACAGTTAAGTTCTCGTTGCTGGGACGATAATTAATATCCCTATGAGAATTAGATACAATAACCTGGTCAAAATTATTACACATATTAATCAGACCTTTATCATTAACTGCGTGACATACGATTATGATAAACTTGCTATTTGGATATCTCTCTTTGAGAACCTTAAGCTCTCCTAGGAAAGTTCCTCCGGCATCACACAAGTCATCAATGAACACAAATGTAGAATAGTAGCAATTCTTAGACTCCTCTATTTCAAAGGACTCAATTCTTCCAGTCTCTAGATTTCTTTCCTTTTTGAAGACTAAATAACCATAGTGAGAATAGTTACTTCCATATCTGTCCTTCGCCCCATGGTCTGGGAACACGATATTACTTTGGGCTGGAATCCAAGAGTGGTGTCCAAATTCCCAAGGTAAACATCTGTCACCAAGAAGATGAAAAGTTCTACTAGAATGTGCCTCAAGAACATATATGTTTCTATAGCCTAAGCTATTTAACATATTACATACTACTTTCAAGGAGAATGGACGATTAAAACTCATTACTCTATCCATACGCATAGACATTAAATAAGTAATGTGTAAATCCCATTCTACTTCTTGTCTATCTAAAATATCTCCTACTTGCACTAAGAGGAATAAATCCTCAGTATTAGATATTCTACAAATGACATCAATAGATTCCTTTCTGTTTAATTCCTCAGTAAGGAAAAACTGAGGCTCTCCATCAGGAAATCTAGTAACATCGTACTTAATTTCACTGATTTCCTTGTTGATTAAGTTTAATTTCATCTACTACATATTTTAAGATTTCATAACTTTCTTCCAGACCTGCCCTATCATCTAGGAGGATATTGTAATAAGGTTTCTTAGATTTAGAGAATATAGAACTACTAATGTTTGGAGCAGATAAAGTATTAGAAGTAATATTTGCTATTCCTAATCGCATACAAATTGTCTGCTTTGCCATAATCATCTTCATCAGTGGTGAATAAAATCATTTCAAAACCTAGAAGTGAGCATTCTTTAAGTAGTTCTATAACGCAACTATAATCTCCGCCAGTATTATGGTAATCGAAAATAGTATTATCAAAATCGAAAGCGACTATTAGCTTTCCGTATTTATGATACTCTTCTAATAGTCGTTTCTTGCAAGCTTCTTTCCCAAAAGGATGATTAAAGTCCATGGTCAATTCTTTGTCTAATTTCTTCAAGAGAATATTCTTTCTTCAAGATACCATCTTCAAAGACAGTCTCTAAGCATCCCTCTTTTTCCTCCTCGATTGAGACCTGGTCGGTAGCAGTATACTTCCCATCCAGACATTTATAGACAGCAATCAAACCTTTCAAAGAGTTCTTAGTACCATCATCAGTTTTAGGATGTTTGAAGATTTCTTTCAACTCGCCATTTACTACGCAAGCAGTAGCCTTAATAGCAAACCCAAGACTATCTCTACTTGCATACTGATATGAACCTACTCCAAGAACGAGATTACAAGCCGCCATATGAGCGTTTTCTAATCTCAAGTAGATTTGCTTTTGACGTTCTAGAGTAATAGAATCTCCATAAAGCAGACCAACCTTAGTGCTAGGATAGCGGTAATCCTTTGAAGTAGTATTCCATCCGAAGATTTTACCAAGCATATAATATGCCCCATAATATTGACCTTCGGACACTTCAACATACTCTGCATCGTCGTTAAACGGAGCATAGCAGCAATAATACTTACCTTCTTTCATTCTGGTATTGAAGTGAGGATTAGTTCTCAACCCGCAGATTATATCTACTGGGTCTCCACTATCAGGACGGATTACTACTCTACCATCACGAGCCATAATGTCTTTCTTCAGCTTGGGTAAGAAATTTTCAATTACATTCCAGAAATCCCAAGTATCAGATACAATAGAAACAAACCCAGAAGGATACAAATCATTAATTAGACGTTTGAAAGTGCCCAGCTCATCTTCCTCCCCTCCAGCACACATTACAGAGTGTTCTGTTGCTGGAACTGTAGCAGCAATCAATTCCTCGTCTGAATTAGCTCCATAATATTCTTCCAGGGCAGCAATAGCTGGAATAGTCTCACTTCCCACAAAAGAAGTCATATGCGCCATACCAGATATGATTGCAGCTTCCATTCCCGCCATACCTCGCATTGAGAAATCATGACAACAAAAACCAAGATTTACATCTGTTGGAAAACCAGTCTTGCAAGCATGACGATGTAGCTCTTTCTTATAAAGCCTAGCTCTAGTAGCAGATGTGCATGGCATCCACAAGGTACAGCTGATAATAGTCTCTAAGTAGTTAGTTAACCAAAAGAACTCGGGTAGAGTATTTGTAATGGTCATCATGGGAACCCGAATAGGGCACACAGAACCTTCAGGAAGAGCCTTTATGCGAATTGGTAGATACCCAAGGTCATATAAAGCTTCAATATGTCTGTACCCAACGGATTCAATACCAACAAAGTTGTTTACTCTACGATAGAACATCTCCACAGCTTCCTTCTTTGGTAGATTAAAGAAGTTTTTCTCAAACTGTTTAATGAGATATTCTTTGATTAGGTTACCAAATACTACTGAACCTTCGGTTGCTTCTGGGAAGTATTTATTACTTCTAGGAGTCCAGTTACTATAAACTTGTTCAGTACCTTCGGGGGTACATTCTGTGATGGCCCAACTTGTAACCATCTGTAGCATTAATTATTTCCATTCTAAAAATTATTTTAATAACTAATTGTTAATAAACTTTTCATGCCTTTACCACTAGCTAAATTCTTAAAACACTGAGTGATAAATTCCTTCGTTTCTGGATGGATAGCCCTAGGAGAATTTATATACTTAATCCACCAGTTATATTCTCCTTGAAAACTATTACCGTTGTATACTTTACCAGCAGCCAGATAATCGCATACCAATTCTAGAGCATACTCTTTAGGCATCTTCACTGGAACACCGCCAATGTCTAGCTTAGTTACCCAGTATTCATAATGGTGTGGATTTCTTCCTCTGTGATGTAAATAAGACCTAGAATATCCTAGAATTTCTTTTTCCTTGTTTAAGGGAGATGTGTCATCATCGTAAAATTTTACAGAACGAGAGAACTCATACCATCCGAATTTAGATAAGTCGTGCAAGATGCCCTGTTTGTATAAACCTAACTGAAAACAGTAATAAGCTACCCAAAACTTATGTCTAAGTATTCGCCTAAGATGTCTCAGTGTTATACACATACATTTAAGAATTTCCATATCTTCTTCACTATTCTAGTTAGAAAATTATTTCCTCTTAGATTGAACTTATGTGTATATCCAGACAACTTGTCTGGATTCCACACAGCATGAACTATATAGAATAAATATCCTACTGTGTATAGCATAATGTTCAGTACTGGGATAAATCCTAGGATTAGTATTACTAAAACTAGCCACACTGGAACTTTAAGGTCATAGTCTTCTTCTATAAGTGCCACACTTCTGCTATACCCATTGTAATAAACGGTTACATGGGTATCTTTCAAGATAAGCACCGTGATGATTACCATCACAGTGCATATTACTAGATACATCATTTGTTATTAGCTACGTCTTTAAATAAGGTGGGAACCTGACCATAAGTAGGAAGTTTTCCATCCCACTTCTTAATCATATCCTGCTAAACACTAAAGTTAATACACACAAAATCTTAATAATTGTCTTCATTTTCCTTATTTAAGTAATGTTTCTTAATATATTTGAATATCCTATAAACTAAACTTGGGATTGCCACTAGTAATAGTAACAACCCCAAGATATTTGCAGCATACAATGATTCGGATAATAACCATAAGCTGATGTTGTAAATTACAACGATTAATAGAACGGCAACAAATGCCTTAATTAAGTTTTTCTCGACCATAGAATAATATATTCTCTATTGCCGCTTTTATTATACCATAGTAGTACATTATCCTCTGTAATATCTACATACGGGTCATAATAAATATACGCGGCAAACATTATGCACACAATCATGATTTATCGAGTTTTAATAGACCCAGGTCTGGTAGTTGCAGCCTGAAAGTCTTTTCCTTGTTTATCCCACCATGCTTGCTTTGCTTTTAACCAAGCTACTTTTTTCTTATACTTCATTGTTCGGAAATTATTACGATACGATTAAATTCATTATCTCCAAATTCAGTGGTAATTCCACATCCCTTAACAACCAATTTATCCTCTGGAGCACCATAGCTAATCAGAGCCTTCTTCATAGATTCTGCCCTAGCTACAGCAAGGTTATTATTAAACTCTTCTGGACCTTCTTCCGAAGCATATCCCTCAATCACATAAGTTTTTCCACTATTAGAAATATAGGAAGCTAGTTCTGAGACAGCCACATTGGAAGTTTTAGAAATCTCTGAAGAATTTTGAAGGAATTGAATTTTTGGAGTCAAAAGCTCTACTTTAGTAATTTCGATTGTGTCCGTCTTAACAATTTCTATTGGTTTACGAGCCATAAGTTCCTCATTCTTGGCTCTCAACTCATTAATAGAAGCGTTTAGGCTTTCAACCTCGGCATCACTATACAACTTCATAATTGGAAAGTCCCCCTTGCTAGACTTAAAGCGATAGGTAGCACCAATATAGACGTTAAACTCATGATTCAGAGGAGAAGTCTTGGGAAGTAACATATACTCAGGAGTAACATTTAATGCCCATCTATTAGAGATATTAAAGTTACATCTAACGGCTCCACGGGCGGATACATTATTATAGACATCTCCATAAGTATGATACCAACCAGCACCAACGATTAGTATAGGCTCAAACAGACGCCTATCTCCGTTATATCCACATATCAGGTTAGTAAGATTGGTAGTAACGTTAGCTGTCAAATTATGTGAATCAAAGAATGTTTTATTTCCTTGGTTCATTCCAGCCATCATGTCTAACTCCAAGCCAAAGATAGGAGTAACCTCCTTACCAATAGCAATGTTTACTAGTACATCATTTGGTTCTGCCCAACTTCTATGGTTATCCCAAATAGTAGTTCCAACATTACCAGAAATATACCAGTTATCCTTCATACTTCCAGTCTCAACAACTTGTGCGCTAGCAAATGCACACATCAAACACAAACAAATAATACTAAAAATTCTCTTCATAATTAAATTAGTTAAATTAATCCCACCAAGTTCTCATACGTTCAAACCTAAGTTTATTGTACAAGTACCAGGCTTTTTCTCTTCTCAAATGGTCTTGAAGAATAGGCTTACTCAAATCAAGATCAGCAGCTTTAGGCCAGAATCGTTTCCAGTTCTTAATGTTTATGTGCCTATCTACGAATCCTTCAGACCCAGGTCTGAAATCACAATGATAGGCAGAATCTATCTCTAGAACAATATCTAAAAGTCCTAGTGCGAGTTTTAGATTCTTTTCAACAACTTCGTTACCTTCAGCAATTCTAGATACTTTGAAGTATTCATACATTCTAATTAAAGCTTGTTTCTCTAGGGAGAGAACAAAACCATAATCAAACGGATAGAACTTCATAGCCTCTTTAATGAGTCTCTTGTTTTTGTTCTTTCTTAGTTTCATATTCTTGACTTGCTTCAACTGCTAATTTATCTGCTAAATTATTCATCTCAGAAAAGAAATCAGAATTTGAAGTATGTCCCTTAACCCAACAAAATTTTATGTCAGGGCAAAACTGGCTTGCCTTAGCAAAAACCTTGTCATATAAGTTCCACAACTCTACATTCTTTTTTCTTTTCCATCCTTTTGTAGCACATCCTATGACATACTGAGAATCTGAATAGATAGTAAGAGATTCTATCTTACGGCTTACTGCATTGAGAGCATATATTACAGCTAACAACTCACATTTGTTGTTAGTAGTATTTGGAATCATCTTGCTAAATTCATAGGATTTTTTCCCATCAATTACGAATACAACTCCTACTCCTCCTGTATTTCTAGATGAACTAAAAGCTCCGTCAGTAAAGACCTCTAAATTACTCATTCTGAGTATTAGTCCTGAGATTAGTTCCTAGTAGTATTGCTATCTTTAGCAGGTCGTCTTGGTTATCACAAAATATATTATCTAAAATATAGTTTGCGTAATCACTTATTCTAACTCTCTTTCCTACAGCTCTATACTTCCCATTAAGCCACTTAATTTGTGGAATAAAGTCTTCCAAATTATCTCCAAGATGCCTCAAGGCTTTTCTAATAGAGACTGGAAACCACATTTTTTCTTTTATCCAATCTAAGTAACAATAACCAAAAGCAAAAGCTCTACTCAAATCCTTCTGAATGAATTCATCTAGCTCGAAATTTCTCTCATGCCTTCCTAATTCCTCAAAATCATCTTTTAAATCTAAACAGAACACTTCATTGAACTCAATCATCGCTCCAAGATTCTATAACACCAATCAACTCTAGCATACCATATCTACACATAGCCTTAAATGGCCCAGTAGATATAGAAACAAATGTTGATTTACTGTTTCTATAATTTCTTATTACTTGCGTAAGTAAGTCTCTAGCTAGTGTTCTCAGGTCAGAAATAGATGGAACTCTATACTCTCCAGGACTTATATACATCCTCCAAGGAGACTTTCCTACACATTTTCCATCATCGTCATATGTTCTATGACTCTTGTCCCAACTCATATATTCTAGAACCTTGTCAAAGTCAAAGTTCTCCATGATGTAGTTATACTGAACATCAAGAGGTGGGGCATCACTGAAATTTCTTGTCTTCTTTACTTTCATTTTTATAACATTCAACGAGGCGTTGCAGATTGGGAAGTTTGTCAGGTCTAACACTGACAATTAAACCTCCTTTCCGCAGATTGTAACTCAATTTGATTCCGCAATGATTAAGAATTTCAATAAATTCTTTCAATGCGTTACCTTTCAATACATTTCTATAGACTAGCTTCTGACCATCTTAATAACCTTCACGGTAGTATTCATTCGCAACATCGGAAATAAGCCATCGTCTAATGGGTGAAACCTTTTCTAGGAGTTCACTAACTCTAGTTGCGATGAAATCCATACTTACTGAATACTATCGTTAGATACTATAGAATCGACAGCAGTTGTGTCTGCAACATTCTCAACGACTACAACAGAGTCTTCTGCAACTACAGTTGCCGGTTGAGTCTTGTGTGTGCAAGCTGACATAGCAGCAACTAACACAAAAAGCAATAGTAACTTCTTCATTTTCAATAATTTTAATTAGTTAAACATTTTATCTATCAAAAAAAAGAGTGGTTCCAGTATCTGTGCTTCTCAGATACTTTCCCCACTCCTATCACTCCGAAGAGCTTGTACCGTTATTAGGTCGGCCAACCTCCCTCTTCATCTTGTTGAGAATTTGGGATAATAGTCACCAAGTTTAAAGATTACTTGTAACTGAAGCAAATGCTGAAACCCTTAACAGGGCTTCGTAACTCCTCCAACAACTTGGTTGGTGAGCTATAGTAGGAAGCTAACACGCAGGCAAAGATGAAATCAAAGTCGAAGACCTGGTCACACTAGCGAAGACAAAGACTCTCAATAAGAGAGTAATTTCAAGATTTTTGTGAGACCAGCGAATGTGTAAGTCAGGAATCCTTAGATTTCCAAATAAAGATTCATATATTATTCCTAACGTATATATAAATTGTTAGCTTCCTACAGAAAATTCCTCTAATTACTTAGAGGAAGGATCGCCTTGTTTCCTAATCTCTTCGAAAATTCCTAGAAGATTCGTTGGCAAGGTAATCTTTAGTTGAGAGATTCTCTCCTGTTCAGACGTTCTCCAGTTATTAAACTGACTTCTAAACTCTTGCATTTTAGAATTATATCTCTCATAGTCAGCCTTAAATTCTGCTACTCTATCTTGATATTCCCTTTCTCTAGTCATATCAAGTTTATTTACAGTCTCTTTAAGTTCTGCCTTCATAGCGTTCAGTTCTTTTTCATAAGAACGATACGTATCTTGAAGAGACATAAACATCGCATCAACATCCTCTACCTTAATAGTCGGGTCTTGGTAATAGAGAATTAAGTCTCTACCAGTTCCTTCCTTGTAGATTGGGCAGTTTTCAGCGGCATGAACATCTTTTCTAGCTTTGCTAAAAGCTCCTTTTGGGTGAATATATTTCCCATAAGTAGAAGCAAACGCTTCAAGTCTTAGGTACTTGTTTCTCTTATTGGCATCCCATGAATCCATTACCTCTTTTTCATCCGCCTTAATAGGTGAATCTGGATATTGAGGTTGTTCTGGAATCTCAACATTGTTTTCTCTAGCCCATTTTTCGATAGAGCAAGCAGTAGTATAGGAAATCAATTCCTCCTTTTTCTTAATAGCCTCCCGCACCCAAGCACAGAAGCTATTCATTTCCGCTGACTTTTCTAAGTCGTCCTTAATAAAGTCTAGGGAAGTTTGACCTACTGTCATTAATTGCTTCTCCCCACCTCCTATAGAGGCTACAAACACTTGATAGAACCTCACACTATTCAGACGCTCAGTAGCAGCCTGAATCATTTCCTGCGCAACATTAGCATAATAGTTAGCAGATGTAGAAGTCAATCCTTCGTTTCCAAAAAATACACTTTCTTTCATTTTGTTAACTTATCAATTACATTTACTATAGATTCTTCTCCAGCTATGAAACCAGCTCTATGAGCGTTCATAATAAGTTTCTTCAAACTTTCTAGCTCCTCTTTTGACTTAAGAGTATTGCTAGTATAAATCTCTACTAGTTCTTTTATGTATCTTTCCATATTAAAACATTTTATAGTACCCGAAGTGGCATTACTCTGGAAGTATGCCGTACTTCCATATGTAGCCATAAGCATGGGTTATTTTATGATTGCAACAATCGGTGATATGTCTTTTGCAATTAACAGTTTTTGCTAGACCATTATCTACAAGCCATTGAGCTGCTTCTTCTCTTCCCCAGAAGTGCTATATATAATTGCCAGCCATATCAAATTGATCAATTTTCTTAGCAGACCCACCTCTGATTTTAATGTCATGAGCTTTCAATACTTTTCTTACAGTATCATCCCACTTTCTCCGCAACTTTTTTGCAAGTATATCCCATATTGTACAGTTCGATTATCTCTTGATAACTATGTTCCGTCACCACCCTTAGTAGCATTATAGCCTTTGGAGCCATAAGTTTCCAACTCTTTTATCCAATATACCTCTCTTTCTGAAAGTATGTTTTCGTCCTTTACATATTCTAATTCCTCTACTATAAAGTTTTCAACTCCATATTTATTCATAGCATCATATAATGGACGTTTTTCACATCTTTCTTTTCGAGAATCCTTGCAGTGTTCCTAAAATCTTTCCTATATAGTAAAAGAGGGTTTTACCAACGTATCTTTTATTGTTGATAATATTTGTAATGCAATTATCCCATATCATAAACTATTTATAACATTATTAATAATTGATTGAATTAGCTTTACCCAAAACACACCACGTGGAGGTTTCAATCTTGTGTTTCTACCCGAAGTGGGACTCGAACCCACACGCCCATTACTGGGCATCAGAGCTTAAATCTGACGTGTCTACCAATTCCACCATTCGGGCATAGTAATTAGCTATACTCACGTACCGCTAATCAACTTACTATAATAACAGTACAAGTGTTAAATTCAAAGTTAAAAACCGTTAACTTATTTAAACTGCAAACAAATGTTAATAAATTTATCGACATCAGTTCCGCAATCTACATAATTCGGAGTGTTAGCTTCGAAGTATTTGAGAACAGCCTCTGTTCCAAAAAGTCCTATCTCTTCGAAATCATACCCCTCACCGTGAATATCCGATGTAGGCATATTTGGTCTGAATACTAACCAGGCTGTACCAGGAAATTCACAACACGTACAAACAGTCAATCCACTTTCCCTTAGTTTATCTAAGATTTGTGGACTAACTGTTTTCAATACGACACAATTATCCGAGTTCTGCAAGTCGTTGTCTGATTTCATCTTCGGACATACTTTCCATTTTCTCAGACTGTTTCTTAGCCAGCAGTTCAGTCAGGCGTGCCTTCTCAGCTGCCTTATCTTTAGCTGCTTCTCTAGCAGCCTTGTCTTTCAGCTTATCAGTGATAACATCTTTCACAATGTTGAACTTTAACTCCAGTTCGCTATTGCTAGGAGTATCATTAGTTATGAAAGATTTTCTAGGACTCTTGGCTAATTCTTCGTCATAGGACACTGCCAGTCTGTCCAATGCAGGAAGACTTAAGTCCCACAAATCTTCCACACTCAAATTACCTTTACTAGTTGCAAAGCGCAACTTCATTTTAGACGCTTGTTTGTACATAATTAGAATTTAATTTTAAATGGTTTATTATCAACTTTAACTACAACCTCGTCGTGAGACGTACTAGAGAATCCTAGTCCACTCAACTGGTTATCGTTGTATTCTGCTTTAGCTCTAGAGCCAATAGCTTCGAATACTCTCTTATGATCTTTTTCGAGATCGGGTCTCAGATATTCATTGAAGAATCCTCGAACTGGGTCAGGATTTTTACATCCATCAATCATGAAGAATAGGTGCTTGTTTCCTATTTCATTACCTTCCCAATAATTTGGAGAATACATGATGCAAGAAACAGTTTGGAAACGCATAGTATCAATGCCCCACTCGTTCATAGACTTGTATGAAGTTGCACCTTCGGCAATTACCGGACTTAGGGTTATATTACCAATAGAATCTACCTTGATAATTGCTACCGCAATATATTCTCTGTCTGACACCATCTTATCATAGTTGAACTTATGAAGTTCTCCATTGATTTCGATTTCTACCTCGAATCCAAAGTCTATATGTTCTCTTTTGCAGAAGTTATGCACACGCACTTCATATCGACCTGCTCTGAGTTTAGATTGGTCAGTCCAGATAATATTCTCGACTGCATCTCTGGTTTTACCAGAACCAGCGTTCATATCTACATCTAGTGTACCACCAGTTAATCCTCTCTTATGCCCGTAATAGATTTCATTACCACCAGGTTCTGTTACATGGAGGTCAAGGTCATCATAGTTAAACCAGTGTAGAGAACATCTTAGGAATCCATTTACGTTACCACCTGCTGCTTTTACTTTCTCCTTGAATGAATCCGCCATAGAGCCATTATACACCCAAGCGAAGTTATTCTTCCATTTGAACAGCTGACCTGCATCAGGGTTCTCTGGAGCAGTTAGGGTAACAAAATTAGGAATATGCTTATTCTCAACAAGAATTTGCACATCCTTAGAGTGTGGCAATACATTAGTTACAAACTCCGAAATTGAAATTTCAGTAGCTTTGGTATACTCTTTAGGATTAACCGTTGAGGTCTCTTTTAAAGAGTCAAATATACCTCCTTTCATACGTGCACGAGTGTCTCTATTTACGAACAGAACGTCGTTTACAGAAATATCTTCTACACGAGCATGACGGCGAGGAAGGGCATCAGTTAACCCAAGTTCTTCAACCTTCTTCTGAGCAGCCTCAATTTGTTTCTTAGTAATAAGAGCAGTAGGTCTCTTATAGTTAGATGGAGCCATAATGTTCTCATAAGACTTAACAGCTCTTTCCAGGTCTACACCATTACTTAAGTCAATCAGTAGAGTTCCCATAGCCGTATTTCTAATTTTAGCTATTGGAGATTTGAAGTTAAACCAACAATAGTTAGTGCGAACCTCTGGTGAGAGATTATCGGCCTCAAGCATAGTTCTTCTGAACTCTTGCAGAGTCTTTAGGAACTCTTCTCCGCGATAGAGATTATTATCCTCTATCAACTCAATTACGGTTTCTACCGCACTTAGTTTAAGCTCGGAAAGAGAGCGTTCAAAGACACCAGCTCTAGCTCTAACATCTCCGCGATAACCTGCGGCAGAATCGAAATGATGTACTCTCTTGTTGAATTTAAACTTGTTAGGAATAGTCACGTACAAGTGAGTCCAAGTTCTAGTAGTTCCATCAGGAAGAAGTTGCACATTATGGTCACAACCGTGAAACTCATTAACATCCTGAATGAATATATCTCCTATTCCAGCTTCCTTAACGAGCTTAGCTAAATCAGATGCGGTCTTTTCATAGCCAGGAGTGTGAACATCATCCCAGAAGGTTTTCACCTTGTAGGTTTGAGGGTCTATAGCGACTACCTTACCATAGTGATGTATGAAAGACTTACAAGCATTACAATTGTGATCTTGCCGAATTGTTTCGTCCTCAAAGGAGAGAAGATAACTCATCCACAAAAGGTCTTTGTCTACATTAACTACAAATAAATTATCTGCAATCATAGCATTGAAAGCAGACTCTACATCTTTCTTGAAATCTTTAAAATTCATAATCTTTATTCGTTAAATATTTGATTGCATAATATAATAGTTAGACCAGTCATAACTGCGGTCTCAAAACCCGTTACTTCCCTAGTTACTAATAGTATTGTTCCCATCAGAACTATTACTAGTAATCTTACTAATTCCTTTTTTCCACCATTTCATGCTCTAGCTTCTTCAAAGTTTCTACACTCTCCTCATTGAACTTATCCACTCCCAGCTCACTAATCTTATATATAATAAGAATTTGGTGAAATCTTAGATAAGGATATTGGTCAATGATTTGACTTAATCTAGTTAATATCTTGAAATTAGCTTTCTTTCTAAATTTGATAGCTTCTTCAATTTGAGCTTCCATATTTATTAAGTATATCTAATTCCAATTCCTTAACTTTACTTTCATACAAGGAATCCTCAGCGTAGCCAATTCTGTCTAGGAATTTGTAATAATCCTCTTCTGGGTTATACTTACTAAGGATAAATTGCTTATAAGCGAACACGCAGCTTATCCAACTATCGAACTTGAAGTAAGACATTGTTCTGGAGTTATACAACCCGAACAGATTGTTATTATCCTTACAAAGTTTCGATTTAAAATTGCCAGATTCCAGAACAGCCTGAGCTGTTATAATTGCTGGATTTGGAAAATCGTAATGCTTCAAAGTATTGTACAATACTTCTTCGTTTACTTCATCCAATAAGTAGAATGGATGCTCTGGCAGCAATACCATTTCCTCCTGTTTCTGATTGGAATGTATCAGATGATGCAAAGAATAACCAGTTGCAAATCCGAATACAATACTAATCATAAGGATAATTAAAACTTTCTTTTTCATAAAACTTCTTCTTCTATTAATCTAATATCCCAGTAATTTTGAGTTACCGCCCTTGCTGACTTTAATTGCTCTGTAGAACAAACGACAAAGTGCTTAGCTCCCTTCTTATTTGTAGAAGGAAGAGCGGCCTCAGCCTCTTCAATACTATCGAACTGTCCTAAGATAAAAGGAATATTATTACATTCCTTAATTAAATAGTACTTACTCATCTTTAATTCCTAGATAATCCTTTAATAATTGAATGTTTCCTTCTCTCAAATGCCGAATAAAAGCCTCCCTTTCTCTCTCAAATAGCAGAATTTTACTCTCTAACAGGTCTATTCGTCTTTGTTGATTTTCCTCGTATTCTTCAATAGCGTCAGAAATTGCTTTAAGTATAGAAGATTCCTTCATAGCGCTACTCATTGTAGAACTCTTCGTCCCCATTATCGTCGCCTATAGGATTCTCTCATCCATACTTTACAGCAGTAGCCTTAAACAAAGGCAACATAGCATAATTCTCTTCAGGATAATTCTCTAAGCCCTCTTCTAGAACTTGATTCCACCTTAGTACCACGTAGAACATTAGGCTAGCTGAAATGCCTCTCTGGTCTAGAGCCTTCTCAAAACCAAACTCCACGTCAGACTTAAGTTGCTCTAGGATATTCTCTCTAGTCCATTCCTTAGGCTCTGGATAAGGCTCATCACCATCGTACTTGAAGCCTATTTTTTCTAACTGCTCTTCTGTTAAAAACTTTGCTAATCTAGAACCGAAACGGTCATCGAGAACTACGGCATAGTCTTTGTAATTGTCTAAAATCTCATTTAACGTTTTCATTTTTTACATATCTTTTAGGTAAATATTTTGAGGATATTCCCCGAATACTGATAGAGTTACAGCACAAATCCATACCCTGTCATTGTAATTCTTACTTTTGCATAAGTAAGTTGCTCCACATTCATCCTCCTCAATTTTAGACAACGTTATCTTAGCTGTAGCTGGGTCAACCATCTGCAATCTAACAAACTTATTATCTAGAGAATCAAGAAGTTCATCTGCACCACCAACCATTGCTAGTTCCTCTGGTGTTCCGTCATAATCTGGCCACCAATAGAACCAGACTCCCCCAACCTTTACAAACTCAAATGTTTTTCTCATCAATTATTAATTATATTAAACAAAAAATACCCCAACAACTTCCGCTGCTGGGGTACATAGTAACGCCAACGGGATTCGAACCCGTATGGCAGGCGTGAAAAGCCTGAATCCTAACCATTAGATGATGGCGCTATCCTACTGCACAATTAAGCTATAAGCTTCTTGCAACAGTTTAATAGTTGGAACCATATGGTTATCAACAACTATTATTTTATAAATGTTCAGAATTTCTTTGTAGGTTAAAGATGTACAAATTAGAAATATCTGCACATCTTCGTTTACAGAACCATTTGACAATCCCAAATCTACTTTAATCATACTGGGTAATGTTCCAATCTGAGAAATATCCCAAGTAGATTTAGTTCTCCTGAAAACTTCCCGCTGTTTGGAGGTAAGTTGCTTTTCTTTCAATCTAGACTCGATAATAGTACCATCGAACGTTAACGAACCTCCATCGGTATTACTATTATTTAATGCTAGCTGAATCTTCTGAACTGCAGAGTCTTTAGGTTTTGGCTTAAGTTGTACTCCTTCCTTCAAGCCCTTAATAATCTGCAATGAAGGAATAAAGTCTTTTATTTGAGTTGCATTCCATACAAGAAATTTTCCAGGACTATCCTTAACAGTAACTATATACTTAGTCCCTCCGTTCAATGGAATAATCACTTGTAAGTCTGCATCACTCATTTTACTTAAATGGTCTGATACTCTAACTTTGACGTTTCCAATGACAAAGTAGCGAGAAACAGTTGTTTCCGCTTCGATAATCTCAGTAGCAGTTGCTACTAAATACTTTTCTAATCTAGTCATAAAAATTAATCTGATTTAATGGTTAAGATCCCCCACTCGGATTCGAACCGAGGTCTCGAGATTACAAATCACGTGTTCTAACCAACTAAACTACAGGGGAATAAATGCCGAGACTGGGGGACCCCAACCTTCACAGTGCCGAGAGTACCAGACTTGAACTGGTGACCTTCGCATAGACAGTGCACTATTCTACCACTGAACTAACCCTCGGTGTAACTGGATTACTCCAGACTAATTAAACCCTTCTCTAACATAATATGGTGATTCGGACATAACCATACTAAATTATTCTCATTGTTAATCTCTTTAATAAGAGTGCCTTCGTCAAATTCTAATATTCCTTTAAGATGATGTACTTCAAGTATTGCATCAAATTCATGATTATGACAATATTGACATACTTTCTCACGTTCGGAACTTTCTAATACTCTACGAGCATTAGTCCTTATTTCTTGACATTTAGATGATAAGTACTTCTGCCCAGATGTATAATAACCTAATGTTTTGTTACCAATTCCATTAAGTTCTTCCCAGCAACTACGACAAATTTCTGAATCTTTATGCTTACCACATCTAGGACATATCTTGTTTTCATCGTGCTTTATCCTACCTCTATTATTGTAAGAAGCAGCACACGAATGACTACAAAACTGTTTCTTCCTCACATCTGCGACCCTCTGATTATCTAGTACTTCGATTACATTACCACATTCCTTACAGTGGTTAGGATTCTCATAATACAATTTAAGAGATTGTTCTCGATTCACAGATAAGTTTAATTAATTTTAATGACAGTGTGATATGCAAGCCATTACACCACAGCCTCGAAAATGCAGGTATTTATCTCGTTACACCTGCGAGTCCGGCAATCCTTTCTTATATACCGCGTGAGCTGGCGGTTTTGTAGGGCTAATCAGACTTGAACTGATAACCTCCACATTATCAGTGTGGTGCTCTAACCAGTTGAGCTATAGCCCTATTATGTGGACCTAACGGGAGTCGAACCCGTGTCCAAACAACCCTCGTTACAAGGATAACGTGCGTCTCATTTTTATTATATCAGCTAGGGAGTTCTAGCATTTAGGTAGTTTTATAAGTCTTACAAGAGTCCATACTAAGTATTTCTCTAGATGCTTATCTACAAGCTACCAAACTATAGGGCTGACCGAAGTCAACGTTCCACCACTCCATTTACGTTGGAGAACGGGATGATACTTTAGAGATTCGTCACATCTCACATCTTCCATCTGTTTTATGACATAGGAGATTCAGTCTTACTAACTCTTAGAGTGTTCTGATTAAGAGCATATTACTAGGATTAGAGCCTAGCTCTCCATTATATCAATATACTCAACCTCTTCTGTTTCTAGGTCTCTCCCGTAACCCGACTTAGTTAATAGTGTCTACCAACAAGCCAGCAGCTTAGGCTGCCATTCTTACTTCGCTATAAGTAGCATTTATTGTTTTTTCTTCGTTTAAAGAGATTGCGCTCTACACGTCCTTATAATTTGTAATCGCCTGTCAAATCCAAGTAGGCCCATACCCAGTTTATCTTTAATTAGAAAACTGGAAAAAGAAATTATAACATTATAGTTGTACCCTCAGGTAGTGTTCGTAACTTAGTATTAGTATAGTCTCTAGCACCCTTACTAAATATCTCAGGATAGTAAGAACAACTTCCTAATATAAATAGTGCAAGTCCACATCTTTGAATTATATCTCCGTTAGATACTGTTCCATCCTCAAACCATTCTATTACTTCTGCAAATTCCCCATCCTTTAGGTCTTTAAGTTGGATTATATCAGAGGCCCTATTTACTACTTTTGCCATAAATACATTGTTTGATTATGTCTTTAGTAATTATTCCACTATCACGAGTAAGAGAATCTAGTTTCTCTATATCAAACTCGTCTTTATGAAATTTGAATCCACGTTGGTTCACTTGGTCTGAAATCTAGATAAGTCTTACACTTGTCAGTTCCTAACACTTCATGCACCATAGCTAGAATACGCTCACCAGCAGCTTTGGTCTTTACAAAGCCAGAAACATCTGGATAGCCAGGACCACGAGAGTTCCAATATTCTCCTTCTTCTGGACGTTCGTCAACTGGTTCCCAATTCCATGCAGGAATACCTTTTCTAGGATGTTCAATTCTGATTGCGCTTTCCATAACCCATTTAGATTTCGGGTCTGAGGGATTTTCTGGATGGCAGCCATATTTGACTATTCCCATTGGATTTTCGCTTCAAATTTTAACTTGCAATGTCTACAAGTTCCAGATGTTAGACCTCCTCCAGAAACTCCACTACTTATAACGGAATCGCACCCACAATTAGGACAGCTCATATTCGCTATATAATACTGATAACATTAGTTATTCAATTTAAATTCTACTTCTCTTAAAACAACATACGACTTGCCATCTTCTCCTTCTTGAACACATCCGTTAGCCTGCAAGAAGCTAATAATGAACTCCATAGGGATATGATAACTATCTGTAACAAGCATACCGTTACTTATATGGTAACGTTCTTTTCTCTCTAATCTAGTGGGATTACCGTTTAGAGTAATCTCACCAGAATATTCATTCTCTTTATCAGGTTTAATTCCCTTTATGTAAATAGAACTGCCTGATTCAGCTAAGTAGACCTGTTGTATTACGCTCATAGTTCTGGAACATCTGAACGGTCATCATAATAGCCTTCATCCCCAACGAGCTGAGCCAAGCATCCGTGCATATACGGAACTAATTCCGGTCTTTCTCGATAAGTTCGGAATAAAAGCCAACTCATGCTCATAGAGTTTCCAGTATGTCCGTTATCAAAGAACTGAAGTTTGTCCTTAATAGCATCAACTAAGTCGTATAAGCTCTCATATTGCTTCAAGAAGTCTTGATACTGTTCATCACCGAAATCTTGGAAAAATTCCGAGAATGAAAGAGCCTGCTTTATACATAACATTTCATACTCAAACAAGTCATCCTCTTCAAAGGAATGGTCGGTTGCAGCTGAGAATAGACGATTAAATCGTTCGATTCTGTTTTGAAACTCTACGGGGAGAGTTTCTTTAGTAAGATTTTTGTAATTCATAATCTAAAAATTAAGTATCTAATTAATTACTAGTAGCGGGAGAGGGACTCGAACCCCCGACCTTCAGGTTATGAGCCTGACTAGCTACCTCTGCTAACACCCCGCGATATTACAAATGCTTTTTAAATATTTCACAATGATTGTATTCACCTCCCCAACGTATGGGATATTCTTCTTCCTTGGCTTTCTTATAGCCTTCGGCTTCCTTTTTATCCAGAAATATCTGACACTCAGTTTTATAGTTCTGAGGCGCATTAGCTGGATGATGGTTCACTACGTATACTTTCATAATTATTTAATTTTGTTGTGGACACGCAGGGACTCGAACCCTATCTTCCGGTGTGCAAAACCAGCGCTCTAGCCATTTGAGCTAACGGCCCATGTTTGAGATTTTCTTTTTAATTGGTGACATAACTCATAAATTTCCACTGTTAGGATTCCATAACCTAACATCACCAGATAAGTCTTTAATTAGTTATATTCTGGATACATAAGTTTGTAACTATATATCTTTTAACGGCAACCATCCGTTTAACAATTCTCAAGTTCAGCTTGCCTATTATAACTACGCAGGGACTGGCTTCGACTTATTAGCATAAATGCTAACAGACCCCGACTGGATTTTTACCTTGCCAGGTTAGTATTTACTTAATAATTACTTTCTCTAGCTTGCCTAATCTTATAGTCTCTAACTACTTCCTTCATATGGGTATTAAATTCTTTCATATCCTCCCATGATACAGGATTAGATAGTTTAGGCTTAGTAAATATGCTATAACTTTCTAGGCTTTTCTTCTTTCTGTTTACGAGCCTTCTCACACGCTTTCCGTCTCATTACGTATGGACAAGCACCCACTGGCAGGATTATACCAACAACAATAATCACATTGATGCATATCTAACAGCAAATTGTTTATTTCTCTTTGTTAATACTTTAATCGCTTCCCATATGTCTTTAATATCATTTGGAATTTCACCTTTCTTGTCCATCATATTCCTCTTTCTGCACTCTCTAGACACTTCCCTAAGAACTCGTCTTTTGATAGTGGAGTTAACCTTCCTTATTTTCATACAAATCTAATTTTTCAAATCTAACAAAATGTCCACCGCCTTGTTGAGGCGGAAGTATCAAGTTTGGGAAGCGACTACTCCATAGTGCTAATCCAAGAGGAGACGTGCTTGTGAAAAACTCTCCAAGTTCCGATATAGGTTTTTTCAGTTCTCTAAGTTTTTCCGAAATTTCCTTATACCTTTTACTCTTTTTATTAATCCCACTTCGCTGTGCCTCTAACTCAGCTATATTATCTAATATAGGTTTGACAATAGACTTTTAGTCTTCCTGAGTTATTAACAGCTTAACTTGACTTATACCATTTGCATAAGTAAGTTTAAACTTTCCAATAGGTTGTACTATCATATCTAATTAATTAAAAGTTGGTGGATGCTAGCCGTTTCTATTCCACCATTGCGTACTACAGTGCTAGCTACCGTCTAGACGACTCACATCGGTCTAGAGTTTGCTGGATTGCTTAGTTAAAAACTAAGGAGGGTTCAGCAAAAAGGCGTATGGTGCAGGATTCGAACCTGCGATGGGATTTCTCACGACGGGTTAACAGCCCGCTGCCGTCGGCCACTTGGCTAACCATACATATTATTTCCTCCCAGACATCTGTAAGTACCCCATTGGTACTTACCTTTTAATGATATTTTTACTCTTGTCCTCTATATGGAGGAAGTATTGTTCCCGACACTAACCAAGTGTAGTTCTTAGAACTCTGTTCAAAATACCATTTAGCAGCTTTCTTTACAACATTAATTACTTTCTTCATAACATTAAAGTTTAAAATTGTTAATAATTAATCTAATAACAGAGCCACAAAAGGAGTTTAGTTGCGGAGGTAGGATTCGAACCGTTTATGACGATTTCTAGGTTATGAGCCTAGCGAGATGACCAACTTCTCTACTCCACGATATTAGTAGCTAATTTACATCCGCTACTCAGGGATGCCTTTCACGATAAGGGACGCCTTCTAACCGTAGGTGACGACTGGGTGATAACGTAACCAGACACGTTAACTATTTGTAGTTAAAAGACTTGCACGTCGAGACTCGGTGGTCAGATTCGAACTGACGAATCAGCAGATTTGCAGTCTGAGCCACTCTGGTACACCGAGGTGACTACTTCTCCACCCCGTAAGACTAGCTATTCGGAGATAAGACCAGTTACAACTTGTAACTGCTGTGGAGCGTCGTTCCGATTAAAGGATTTGAACCTCCCACTAATGCTTTATTGGTATGGGCGCTCTACCATACTGAGCTAAATCGGAAAAGAGTGGATAATGAGAATCGAACTCACATCCTCGGCATGGCAAGCCGATGCACTAACCATTGTGCTATACCCACAAATGTGCAGGTAGAGAGACTCGAACTCTCCCCTCCAGATTGGAAGTCTGGCGTGCTCAATCCATTAACACCACACCTGCATAATGGAGAGTTTTACGATACTCTCCTAAACGAATTACTCAGATAACAGCTCCTGCATATCAATCTCGCCAGCTACCTTAGTAATAGCGATTTTGAACGGATTCCCCTTGATTTTGTCAAACAAGTGAGCATCACGAGTTTCTTTCACCTCGTCAGGGACGTTAAATTTCTTCTTGCCTTTCTCTATGGTTTTCCATGTAACCACCTCGCAGCGAGTTATCTCGTAAACGCTGTCGTTTCGGTCAACGTAAACCTTGAAAAAGTTCTTTTTGCAGTTGAACTTCTCAACCCTTTTGAAATTCTTGGGATGAGCGTGGAACTTCAAGTCGCATTTTCCATTAGCTAAGAAAATCAATTCTGCCATAATAATACTCCGCATAGTCGGAGATTCAAAGTTAAACTATGTTAATTCCAGTCTTTCGTCTGGCACTCCACCTCGTTTTAACCAATAGCTACTATTATTCACTATTTGAGCTAAGCTCTAAACTGGGATAAAGGTATTAGTCTATGTAAATAAACGGTTTTCCAAATTCTTCCATGAAGGACTCAAACCATCCCTCCGTCACTATCAAAATAGATAGATTCATCATGTCTTTTAGAGAACTCTAAAATGATATGAGGTTTCTGATATACTATTCCATCCTTGTAGAAGGCATATCTTTTCTCTAAAGATGAAATCATTTTTTCTTCCGTATAAGTTCCAAAACATGGGTCTCGATGTATTTTCCAAAACAAGAATCGTTCACATAATGTACCCAATCAGGATGCTTTCTAGTTTTAAAAACTAAAACTCTCTTTACTAAACTTCCATTAATATACTTGTCCATACTTTAATCCCAATATTCTGGGCAGTCATTAATAATCCCTTTTCGCAAAAGCCTTTATCATAGAAAATGCAGGATGAACACGAAAGATTGTCCCTAGATTCATATTCTTGAATACCTTCTTGAATATCTCTTTTTGCTTTATATCTGTCCTTTCTATTCTCTTTCTTGTATTCATATTGCATCATTCTGCTTCTATAAGGAGAAGTACAATTCTTAAGCATCTTTGCGTATTTAGAACTATCAAGGAAATCCGTAATTGACTCACAGACCTTCAACGCCTTATTATAGGAACATTATACCTTACATTGGCTTTAATCCCGGCAACAGGTACGTAAAATTTACCGCAAGCGTTGTAAACCTTTTTAGCTCTCGAAATCCACTTTCTTTTAGAAAGTTCTCTTCTCAATCCATAAGCAATAAGATTAGTGTAGAATCTAGAGTGGGATTCGAACCCACGAAACACGGTTTTGCAGACCGTTCCCTTAGACCGCTCGGGCATCTAGACATAAAGGGGAGACTAGCTCCCCAAGTTTTATAGTACCAAAGAGTTGTAAGTACCTCTACGATACAGAGACGGTTTACTATTTGGATCTTTAACCCAGTAGTAGTTAACCTCATTATTTTCCTTAGTAACTACGATTCCCAACTTTTTGTCAATCGCAATGATTTCCTCATCATAGAAGTCGTCTCCAACTGACAGATTTGCGAACTTAATATCCGAGGATACATAGAAATATGACAGACTGTGGAAATTGTGGCGACGATATTCATAATACTCGTTAAGAGCTTTTCTTTCCTCAACAGTGCAGTTATCCTCATCGTCTACAATAGGCTTCGGTATCGGATTGTTGAATCTCTCAACAGCTTTAGAGAACTCCTCAATAGAGAATTTACTCTTATCGGCAGAAATCTCATAAGCATATGCATAACCTCTGACGCAGGAATAGTCATACTCATTAGTTACTACATTGAAGAAGCTCTTAGCTCTTCTCAATCCTTCTATACCGTGAATATTGACCTCATTAACTATAGTTTTGAGAATATCAATAGTAGATATAGTCAAAGAATCAATGAAATCAAGCAAATCTTGACGAGCTTCCGGCACTTGAAGTGCGTCGTCCAGATATTCGTTCACAACCTTCAAATCCAAGTTGCCAAATTCCTTGACATAACGGATTCTAGACGGACGTCCTACCATATTCTCATTGATGGTCATAGCATTAGTAGTAAGCAGGAAAACCCTGCGATACTTAGAGTTGTAAACACCGTCCATGATTTGCAAGATAGTAGAATCCGATTCACTGAAATTCTTTTCAAATTCATCCAAGAACAGAATGCAATCTCCTTCAATACCAGAAAGGAACTCAATCATAGATTGATTATGGTCTCCCATATCCTTTACGATAATGATGGGCAGATTTAGCTTGTTAGCCAGTTCCTTAGCAGTAACAGTCTTTCCAGTGCCCTTTGTACCAGTAAGCATAATTCCGAGATTGCCTTCTGTAGCGTGATACGTCTTAATTACATGGTCAATAAACTCGTTCTGCAAACCATACATTTTGTACGGGAATACAAACTTATCCGCATATCTGTCTAGGTGATAACCTGTCATTGTCAGACAAATACTGTAGATTCCAACTGGGAGAGACTGCTCAATGCTATAGCCTGAGCTTACCTGGGTATATGTAGACCCAGAACACATCCAAACTTTGTTCATTTTTCTTTTTCTAAGTTACTTAAAACAGATACCTGTTTGAGACATCCTACTAATTGATTAGCTATAGAATCTATAGCTTCTTTGTTATCAGTTTCCTCTGAGAGTCTTTTTACAAACCACTCTTTAGAACGGGCAACTATTTGCTCATCAGTCTCATTTTCAGAGATTGTTTCAGCAAATTCATGGTAGATACTAGTCAGCTTACCTTCTAATTCTTCTACGGTCATTAGTAATCCTCCTCGTTATGTTCATTAGTTATGAGAGAACGAGCCTTTTCCATACCAGATTCGTAAGCCTCTGTAACAAACACTATGGCAGTTTCTAGGTCCATTTGACCCATGGAATTGCTATTGTCTACCATTTCCTGAATAATTTCCTGAATAATTTCACTTAACTCTTTCATATTATTTAATAAATAAAAGTTGTAGGGTAGGAGGGACTCGAACCCTCACGCCTTGCGGCACTAGATCCTAAGTCTAGCGCGTCTACCAATTCCGCCACTACCCCAACTGTTAGGTTGCTTTTATTTCTTTAGCAACCTTAACCATTTCGTTATATTTCTCTACTACCTTATTAAAGTCTTCCTCAGATATTTGAAAAACTTTGTGAGAGTTTCCATACCACTCTTCTTGACCAGGAAGCCACGTTATATTAATATATCTCTTCTTTTCTAATTCCATATGTACCTTAGATGAATCAATATAAACTGAATAGGCATCCTCTTCGATTCTACTACTTCGTGGATCGTCGGATGTAAGTCTGAAAAACATTGTTGACATACCATTAAAGTCTATCTTGAAACACTTTCCTATATAGCTTTTAAGTAGTGCTTTATGTCGCTGTCTACCTTCTCTTGGTGTCTCTTCAGTTCTTCTTCCTTAACATATTCATTATACTCTCTTAGAGTGCTTGCTTATCCAGATATTCTTCTATAGGACTCTAACTCCCATAGATTAATACATTGTCCTAGGCTATACCAATCTATACTATCTATCTTCCGATAAACAGATGTGGACCTAGAGGGCTTTGAACCCCCGACCTTCTGATTATGAGTCAGCTGCTCTGACCGGACTGAGCTATAGGTCCTAAATATTATTCGTATGCACTTATTGATTTGCATTCAAATATTACCGTCTTCCCTAGAACATCGCTTGGTTTTATATTAAACTTAGCAAATTCTAGCATCAACTTTTCCATTTCTTCTACGGAATGTGTTTCTCCTATGATACTTTTTCTATCTATAGAAGTTTGAAAATTGGCAAACAATTCTGTAACTAAACAACTATTAATCTCATTTCTTACTATTATTTGTTCTTCTGGTTTTAACTTTTCTGCTGCATCAGAGTGTAGCTTACCACACACCCCGAATGAATTTTCTCGAACTTTACATTTACCTTTGTCACGACAACCTTTCTATAATCTTCTGGCTTCATAATTTAGAACGTTAATTAACGCTTGAATCATATGAGTTTGTTCTCTCCATTTGTAATGAAATTCAAGACTGTTTGCCATCATTCACCCATTTCCAGTCTGCTCTGGCTTCTTTTTGCCTAAGCCTCTTGTTAATGATATTAATCTTTTCTATCTCTTCCATATTTGTTAATTTTGTTGGGCTACTAGGACTCGAACCTAGACTGACAGAATCAAAATCTGTAGTGCTAACCATTACACCATAGCCCAATTTTGGCTTAGCTATTCTCACGAACCACTAAGTCTATTTACCATGAAAAACACACAATGCAAGTGGGACGAGGCAGGATCGAACTGCCGCTAACGTCCTGGATTTTCAGTCCAGCGCTCTACCTACTGAGCTATCGTCCCATGTCCGTTTATAATATATAGGCATAGATGAAGTAAACGGATAAAACCTTCATCTATGGAAAAGAGTCCCAAAGCAAGTTATGCATTTCCGAGTATGTTACGCACGTACTAAGGCGACTTAAGGTTATTAGCATTGCGCACTACTAATAACGTTTTGCTGGATTTATCCCTCAGCCATCCACTCTATATACTACATAAGGGGTCTACTAAGTGCACTATCAGTTATTCCAATTCTAGTATTTTTTTGTTCCACCAGTTAGTTAAATCCTGTAAAGAAAACTTAAATTCTTTTTCAAAGTCTTCTAACGGAACAACTTCTTCTCCTACTTCTATAGCCCACTGCCAACACGCTTCTACTTCTGCTAGTTCAATAGGCTCCTCACATAGCCAAGTATCATCTAGAAGCATACTGAGAAATTCTTTATGAAGGCTTCTAAATATTTCAATTTTATCTTTCATGAACTTTATGATTTTCATCCTGATTCACGAACTCTGCCTTAAGTTTATCCTTATAAAGCGGAATAATAGTATCAGCAGAATCAGCAGAATCAGTATAACAAAAGTATTGTCCATTACTAAGTCTCTGGAAACGGATATACTTTATCCACCAATGGTCAATAGAATCCAATACCAAATGCCTCCATTCTCCCTTACCACCCGATGCAGTCTCTAAACTCTTTAGTAAGGGAATAATCTCGTCCTTATTAAACGAACATTGTTCTACTATAATTCTATTCTTTTCCAGGAATTTATTTAATACTTTCCAAGGTTGACTTATAGTATCATAAGTAACCATATAAAAATCTCTTGTATCGCAGTGTGCACATTCAAAATCGGATAGCTCTGCGATTGAATCTATGTATTTCCATTCGCTCATATCTAATAATTATTTAAGTTAATACGGAGGCAGCTGGATTCGAACCAGCGGGACCCTTTTGAGGCCCGGAGTCTTAGCAGGACTCTGGTTTAGACCGCTCACCCATACCTCCAAATTGCGAAGGGGCTTTTGTTATACTTTACTAATTCTTTGTAAAGCCCCTTCGCTGTGATTACTTCACTTCTTCAAACTCAGTAGCTTCTACTTGCTTCTTGCCGAACATTTCCTTTACTGTATCAGCGAAAGGAATAGAACGCAATAAGTCAAGAGCAGGATTCAAGTTCTCAGCAGTCTTAGCCATGAAATTACCAGCGGTATTCTCATTACCATAAACAGTAACCTGTCCAAGGTGAATGTGTTCAAACATCTGAGCAGATGCCTGAGCAATACCAGCCAATTGGTCAACAGTCTTGTACTGAACCACCATTTGTGGAGTCAAGCCAGATTCAATCATCTTCTCAACTGCCAAGGCTGGAGCCATTTCGATAGCTTGAACCTTATCAGCTTCTGCCATCAATGATGCTCTCTTACCTTCAGCTTCAGCAAGCAATTTCTTGCGAGTACCTTCTGCCTCTGCTTCTAACTGCAGTTTAGTAGCGTCAGCTTTCGCTTCTGCTTCTTTCAAAATCTTTGCAGCTTCTGCTTCTGCTTCCAATACCGCTTTGGCTTTAATTGCTTCTGCTTCAATAGTTACTCTCTCTTTTTGTTTCTGAGCAGGAACAATCATTTCAGCTTGAAGTTTTGCTTCCTCTGCCTTAGCAGCAGCTTCGTTAACCTCAATCTGGCGTTCTTGTTCTGTTTTGGCTACAGCCATTCTTGCTTCTACTTTAGAAGTACCAGCTACCTTTTCTGCTTCAGCTTGTGCCTGTGCAGCTTCTCCTTTTGCCTTTGATACTTCAATAGTTGCTTTCTGCTCAGCTACTCCAGCTTGCTTGTCAGCTTCTGCAGCCTTAATTCTCTTCTGAGACTCATACTCTGCAGTAGCAGCTTCTTGCTCATTAATTGCTTTCTGAGTGTCTGCTTCCTGCTTTTGCTTAGCTTGAGCAATACGAGTTTGCTTCAGAGCTTCAGCTTCAGCTTTCTTAGAATCTGCTTCTGCCTTAGCTTTAGCTACATTAGCTTCTGCTTCTGCGTCAGCAGCAGCTTTCTTAGAAGCAGCCTCTGAAGCGGATTTCGCTACATTAGCTATTCTCTGAGATTCAGCTTCAGCTTTAGCTGATTCTGCTTGAGTGTTTGCACGAGCAATACTAGCTTCTTGTTCCGCATTCTGTTCAGCGATACCAGCTTGTTTGTTCTTTTCTGCTTCTGCCAAGCGAATAGCTTTCTCCTGATTAATCTCAGCAACCTTTACTTCCTGTTCTTGCTTAGTCTGAGCAACTGTAGTTTCTCTTTCCTTTTCAGCATCGGCTACGGCAATCTCACGCTGTTTGTTGGTTTCTGCAATCTGAATATCTCCTTTCTTCTTCTCTTCTGCAATGTCAGCCTGTGCCTGAGCAAGAGCTTTAGTTGCAGCTTTCTGACCAAGATTCTTGATATAGTTTGCATCGTCCACGATATCAGCGTTGTTAATATTGATAATACTGAAACCTACCTTGTTCAACTCAGTTTCAATATTCTCTTTTGCCTTGCCGATAAATTTGATTCTATCAGCATTTATTTCCTCAATCGTCATTGTTGCCATCAAGCTTCTCACTTCACCAATGAGAATATCCTCGATTTGGTCTGAGATTTCAGAAGTTTTAGCTGTTAAGAATCTGCTTGCAGCGTTTTGCATTAGTACTTGATCGGTTCCTATACCAGTAGTTAATGTCACAGGAATCCTAACCTTAATCATTTGGCTGGATACTCCCTCTACCATTACCTGAATCTGAATAGGTTTCAAGGACATTTTAGCCCAGTCTTGAATGACAGGCATTACGAATGTACCTCCGCCGTGGATGATTTTAGACGGCAGTATAACTTCCTCCGTTTTACCAGTCTTCTCGTTAACTACCTTCTTCTTTCCTGCCTTACCAAATACTACCAGGATTTCATCACTAGCACACTTACGATACCGAGACAAAAGTCCGATAAAAGTTACAACTACTAAGAATACAATAACACCCGCTACAATAAGAGTTTCTGTTGTCATCTTTAAAAATTCTTTTTAGTTAAAATAATACTTTCCATTCTCAAATTTTGAAATTCTCACTTTGTCCCCGTTTTTATACGTCTTATGCTCTTCTTCAGCATAAGCTGACAATTCTTGAAGCATTCCATTTATCTCAACTAAGATAACAGAACTACCACCAGAAATATCATTAGGGATAGTGATTGTTCCAATTCTCCCAACTAAGGCTTCACCCTTTTCAGGAATAACTTGATGTTGGAGTTTTAAACAAAGTTTATATAAGTAGTAAAGTATAACCACAAAAAGAATACCGCATATTAATGCGATTAAATAATCGTACCATTCTATAGAATGAGAAACGGAATGCTTAATACAAAGCCATCCACTTGCTCCCATTACAAAATGTACTAGTCCTTTAAAAGAGACAATATCACTCACATCCATGTCCAATTCTCCATCTAAATCTACATCTAAGTCAGTGTCGCCACCAAACCAAGAGAGTATGAACTGAACAATAAAAATGCCATACGAAATGGCTGCTAAGAGATAATAAGTTTCGCTCATTGTAATTTACATAACCCTCCTTGAGTCGTATTATGAAGTACGTAATACGCTCTCCCAGGAACGGAGACTCTATAGACATTCATGTGACTATTAGGGTCGGTATATACCTTTTCAACCGAAAAATAATTTCGGTCTTCCCTAGAAGTAAACGAACAACAGACTGCCGTAACTATTGCTACAACAGCCATCATACAAATTAATCTAATTCTCTTCATAAGTTTTTAGTTATTGATATTTGCATAGGATTCGAACCCTTATCGTGTGTACATGAGGTAAGTAATAGTAGAATTACAATTAGTCTAGCCATTTAAATTCTCCTACATTGAAGTGTCTGGCAAAACAAGCTTCGAATACGAGTTTGCCAAACTGAGTTGATACATATTTGGCAATTTCCTCAGATTTGCACGCAAGCAACCCGACACCGGAATAGGCATAGCCGACGTCATCGCTAGAAAAGAAATAGCCGAGACCCGCATGGCCGCCATCATCCGCGGTGCCGCCCACCAGTGCGAATTTCTCGCCCTGATAGCTGAAATGTCCAATAACCTCTGCATCTTTCGGCACTGATTTCATTCTAAAGAACCGAACCCAAGGATACCAAACTGTTCCAGTGAGAAGATTGAACTTGTATCCTTCGTTTAAGGCATCGAGAATGACGTGCAATTTGCGCAAAGCATCAACAGAGAAATTTGCAGGAACATTACCATAGACATCTCTACTCATGATTTTACAAGCATCTTCGTAAGTCTGTACCCTTGCAGTAATGTCTTCAGACACAATTTCTACTTTTCCAGTCTCTGCACTGTAAACTGGTTTGTAACCATCAGGACATTCGATTTCAATTGTCTTTTTCATTCGTTGTAATTTTTAATAAAACACCAATAGGTAATTATGTAAATTATAGATATTACACAAAACCAAAATAATTTTCTATCTTTCATAATATAATTAATAAGAGTTCCGATTCTTCACTTATTCAGACTTTCCTAAGACTCTACACTATGTCTTGTTATGAGATAACATCTGCCCATTTGTTGATCGTTCTGGGAATTATACTATGGGTGTTATAGCGGATTCGAACCGCTGACCTCTACAGCCACAATGTAGCGTTCTGCCAACTGAACTAATAACACCATATAAGACCAACTACTAGCTATCCATACTTAGAACCACTTCCCCATTTTAACCTCTTCGGTGTTGAGTCTAGTTGGTCTTTAAAGGACACCAATCTGGAATTAATACCCTTTCGTAAGGTCTTAACATTCCCTCAATTAGTTTATTACCTGCTTCTTTACAAAGCGCTTTTTCATCATCGTCATCTGGGTCAGGAGCGATTCTACAATGAGGACTACACTGCTTCTTTTTGGAATATTACACTAGTACCAGATTTCTGGCAAGTATCCTTTTCCGTATTCATACGTTGTCATTTTTATTCTTATTTAAAGTTAAACTAAGCTCCATCCAGTAGGAATCCTGTCTGTCCATCCAAAATAACGATGAGTCAACTTTTACACCATCTTCGAACTCATATAGTCCGCTGGAATTTATAGTTACCCATTCGTCTTTACTAAAGTATCTATGCCTTACTTTCTTTCCTTCAGACATAGCTCTAATTGCTTCTTCTTTTGTCATAATCTAATTAATTAAAATGTGTGGGATTGGGAGGACTCCAGTCTCAAAAGAGAGCAGATTTACAGTCTGCGCGGCTACCGGTTACAATCCCAATTACGGACTCATTTTGTTAAGACAGAGATTCCGAAAGCCAACTGCTGCGTTTCATTCGCAAAGAGACTGATAGTAGTCTATCCAATAGTCTGCTTCCATATCTTCGAAAATCTCTTTAAGTTCTTCATCAGATAATCCTTCGTACTTGTCTTCCATTATAGCTTTCTTCTATTAAATAGATTAAAGTAACTTGCTGAATAAATATCACATAATGCCTTATACTTTTTAGGAACTGGATAGTTAAAGTCATCAAAAGCAGATTCTTTAATAAATCCGTCTTTGAGAGCCATACTAGCAGTAGTAAAAGCAATGTTACATTTGTTCTTTTGTGCCCATGACATAATATCAGCCATTTTGGAATTAAAGTACTCTTTGTCGTTTTCAAGTAGTAAATAGATTTCTACTCTACAAATAGCAGGATTATTAAATCCTTGTTTTCCCTGTCTTAATTCTATCTTAGACACGAAATTTAAGTCTAACAAATCAGCTATTCTTTCTTTTGCGATAATTCTTGAAATTCTTATCATCTTCGTAAAAATAAGTAAACCCTATAGTAGCTATTATAGCTATTTCTAGAGTAATAAATACTAAAAATCCTATTAACATATTCATTAAATTTGTGGGAGTGGAAGGATTCGAACCTTCTAAGCCATAGGCACTTGATTTACAGTCAAGCCCAACTCTCCAACGTTGGCGCACTCCCATACAATTAACAGATTCGTTCTAATTAACATAGCTGTTACCGTTCTTCCATTTGGCACCCCAAATCATCTAACAGCTAATAGCCGCAGTGCGTGGTAACGATATTAAGGACATTGCCTCTGTTAATCGGAGTAATCAGGGATTCATCTAAAAGGCATCCTACAGTCCTAATTGCTGTACTAATAGTGAATGTTGATTACTTCTTGTCTGGATAGCAGGACTCGAACCTGCGGTCTCTACATCCCAAATGTAGCATCTCGACTATACCCAGATGCAAACACGTGTTTCACAACAAATGTTTACTAGCGGAATAAAAGAAAAAGAGTGACTCCGCCGAGACTTGAACCCCGATATTAAAAGTATCGTGCTCTAACCAACTGAGTCATTAATTTAGCCTCACTATCGTAGGGCTCCCAACGTCTGACTGTTACAGAAGGTTATTTCTCGAGCTAATAACCTGTTTGTATTGACCTTACCTATGATTCTCTCTATAATATACTCTATCACCTGTCTCTTATACACATCTCCGAGCCCACGAGACATCTCAGGATC